TATCTTTTTCAAAAAAAAAAAAAACACTTTAACTTCTGGTCTGTTCTTATTCTTTTCCAATTCACCTTCTAAAAGTTCTGCCTTATTATTTATCTCCAATCATTCGCCATACCTGACTTAGTGTTTCAGCGGCGATTACACACCGATTCACACTCTTGCAGTATTCTTCAATTTCAAGTTTGCTGAACTGATTATCAATCGATGTTATCTTACGCCAACTGAATACCGCATGATTCTTTTCATCTACATACATTGATATACAAGCACGACCATTATTAAACCTCATATCCAGTATCTTGTTAGCAATTTTTCAAATTCTTCTTTTGTCATAATATCAACCTTTATTATAAGTCAGCCAAAGCCAAGAAGTAGGTTTTAAACCTTTCAAATAACATTCACCATTTGCACAGAACTGACAATTTAAACATCCATTATCTTTATGTTTTATCTCACAATATTCTTTCAGTGCGATTGCACAATTCAACGCATATTTATCATGTTCTTCTCGTTCATGTTTTTTACATTCACGTTCATCATCAGTCTGATAATCACAAAAGTAACATTTATACATCTTAATTTCTTGCATATTATTTCCCTTTCTTACATGGACATGATTCTGAATGAATAAAATAACCCTTACGAGTTAATGCCAGATATTCATGGTCTTCAAATTTCATTTTATAAAAGTAAACATCAATTACAGAATAATTATTATTTGATTCTTTATTTGATTGTGTATTTAATTGTGAATAAAAATAACATACAATAATTATAGTCAAACCAATCATTACCAAAAATTGCTTATTATCATCCATATTTATTTGCCTTTCTCAATCACTGTTTTACAGTTACAGTTCTTCATATGTTTATCGAGTTTATTCTCTATAGACAAATTTGAACAATATACCATTATTGCTATAAATAAAGCTATTATAGCAAGAAATTCAACAAACCTTATATAGCCTTTCAATTCATAATAACGAGATATATTTTGTTTCTGATAATTGTATAAATCATTCAAACTTTTTTCTATGTCAATTCCCATTATTCAAGTTCTCCATATTTCATCTTATACTGCTTGAGTTCCATCAGCCATTCCATTAGCTGTAGATGGTCTTTACAGCAGGTATCAATAAAACCAGCAGAGATTCTATCTTTATTACTTATTTCACATTGATTTGCAATCTCTCTGCAATGTTCAATAGCTTCATCAAGTTTCATCGCATCCCTTAACGAATGATGCCTACAGAACTTTTCAACTTCACCTAGCAGATAAGTTATATAGACATTCAATTTAGTATCCGTTATCTGCTCAAGAGTATGAGTAAAACGTAATTTCTTATTATTTCTAGTCTTAATCCATATAGAATAATATGAACCGACTAGTTCTGGTGGCTGTGCTGGATATACGCCAAAATTTTCAAGTTCCATTCTGGCATATATGTTATATTCCTTGAAATCATTCAATGCCAGTATAATCCAATCATCAGCATTACCATTTCTAATATTCTTATCATATTCAATACCACGATGACCGTGATTGATATGATACTTAATGTTTTCAGATGGTAAATTATTCAATACATCTGTCATTAAATCTATATTTTCATGACAACAATCCTTGTATAACTGCCATATATCAGAACCACATATATTATATCTTTCAAGAATATCTATACATTCAATATTGATAAATAGTAGTCTTTCCAATATCGTCAATGCACCGGGATTACCTTGACATAATTTTGTTATTTTTTCATTTAATTCTTTCATTATTTTTCATTTCTTATACATTCAAAACAAAGAACGCTTGCTTTATGAACAGACCATCCAGCAATTTCAGCAATATTCCTCATCTCGGAAAGTGTTCGGAAACCATATTCGTAATCCAATGGTGATAAACGTCTGCCACATTTATCACATGTTACGACATACATTTTATTGATACTCATATACAGCCTCCACAACAGCCATGTTCGACATTCTCATTTGCAATCTTTTCTATTTCGTCTTTATATGGTTGTAAATCTTCTGGTAATTCTTCTTCATTAATATACCAGTCGCCTTCACCTGCTATGTAATCCATATCCCCAATATAAAAACAGGAACCACCGCTATGAAGAATATTACCAAGATTACGCTCAATACCATTAATACGTAATATTAGATTACCAGCACACAAACAGGGATATTTACCATCAAACGAAACAAATTTAATTACTGGTTTCAATTTAAATCCCCCTATTAAAACAATTCAGATTTCAGTTCCTTTATCTGTTTATACACTTCCACTTGTAGCGACTTGAAATTAATACTAGGATTCTTCTGGTCTTTGAGTATCTGCCACATACATTCTGTTATAAAATCGTGATATACAGTTCCTAACAACTGAGGTATCATCTTATTATTCCAACACGCTTTATCAATCATTAACTTCGCATATACTTTATTCACAATATCCAAAGTCAGATATTTTTCTGCAATTTCCTGTTCTAATGAATATTTCTCTTTTTCATCTTTTACATGTTTCTTCTGCTTGAAGTCTGAAGTGACAATCTTAGCCCATACTCTTCTTCCATATCTGTTTGTGAAATCAAGATTCTTTATGACAATTCCTTCTCCGATAAAACTATTATCTGGAAATAGGAAATGATTCTGTTTTACAAGCTCAATAATATCTTCTACTTTCGGATATTTCAATTTAGACATAACAGGAATATAATCGATTCCATATTCTTTACAAGCCTTTTCTATTTCAATATAATCAGTATAAAATTCAGACTGCGAAACTATATCAAAAACATAGAATTTATTATAGGCATCTTTCCTATAAGTCTTAATCGTATGAGGAATAAGCCATTCACCATAAACAATACAGTTAGGAAATCTATTTAATAAGTTTAAATATTTTTCTTGATTGTCATAGATATATTTCATAAAACCTGCGTGGTCATAATCAAAGGTCAGTTCTCTGTTTCTTGAACCACAATAAATAACACCATCTTCAAACCAAATACAACAGTTAGAACCGTCTATTTTCGGCTGTACAAAAACAGTTCCATTAAGAATACCTTCGGTTTCATCATAGTTAGACAGTTTTTCTATATGTTGATATTTAACAAAATTAGCCATTTTTGACATCCTCTTTTCTATATGTTGATATTTAACAAAATTAGCCATTTTTGACATCATCCCACGGCTGAAGCCGATGGGATTCCCTTATTCGGCGTTAGATGCCCCTAACGGAACTCAGGATATTGATTGCGGCATTTACATCACGATGATGGTGGCTACCGCAAATCGGACAATCCCAAGCTCTTACCCCCAAGCCACTTAGTCCACTCGGACCAGTCTTTTCATGACAGACCGAGCAAGTAACAGTGGAGAACTTTTCCGAAACTATTAGCACGTCCATACAGTGCCTAATGGCTTTATACGACAGCATGGACTTTATCTGAAAGGTGGCTACGTCAAAAATGGACTTAGCCATCCTAGTCTTACATAATCCTTTTGCTATGATATTTCCAACAACAACTAGTTTTGATGTACGGCAAATATCAGTAGTTACTTTATTGTTCCAGTCATTTCTGATATTCTTGATTTTCCTGTGTATCTTAGTGACCTGACGTTTCTTTCTAGCTCTTTGTGCTGTAGCCAGTTTATCCGCAAATTTCCTAGTCAGATTCTCACGTTCGTACACAACTCCATCAGAACATGTAATCTGTTCCTTACAACCCAAGTCTATTCCAATCTCTCTGTCGCATACACGTTCCTTTTCTATAACAGCATCCGTAGTTATATTCAGAAACCAATGACCAGAAGCATCCTGATTGAAAGAACCACATAGAACATTTCCATCAACTTTCTGTGAATACCATAACTTGAAGCTACGCTTCATATATGTGGCTGTTCCAGTTTCATAATCAAACAGAAAATTTCTTTTATCAAATGGAATCCAACCGAGAGATTTCCTAGATGTCCTCCATTTAAGTTTGAGTTTCTTGAACTGTTTGGATTTCTGGATATAATTCTTAATCACCAGCTGTACTGTAGCTGAATTAATATTCTGAAATTTACATATTTTATGAATATCATATTCTGAAAATAAATCTCCGAATAAGTTATAGAAACTAAGACGAAATGACTGTACCTCGTTCCAGATGTGATTAACAATACCAGCTTTCTTACAAAGCCAGTTAATATGTGTAGAATCCTTTATTCTGAAATGGTACGTCTGCATATCAGTTCCTTTTCTGGTCTTCTATATATTTCTTTAAACTTTCATATTCCTTATCAATTAAAATCTGTATGATTACAGACTTGTTCATAGATTTAATTTCACTTAATTCCTGTAATTTCTTTAAATGTTGTTCACTTAAAGAAATAGTAGTTGTTTTTCGTTTAATCATATTTTATTCACTCCATAAATATATTGTAACACAAAATAATTAAAATGTCAATATTACATTTACTATATTTTTATTAAAATAGTCACACTGTATTAAACCAACACCAGCACAATTACAACATAAGAAAACTTTTTTACCTGTATTATGAATTTCAACAACTTTCCAACCACATTCATCAAGTCTGTGTATAATTTCTTTCATATTATCAAAATCAATATGTTCTCCGACATTTTCCAATATATTACCACACTTATCACATGTACAACGAAAATAATGAATTTCTTTTATACTCATTTTAATTATCCTTCTATTGTTTTTTATTTTTGTTTAAAAGTTCGTTCGGAATTTTTATATCACTATCAATAGGTTCATATAGTTGCACTTCTACAGCGTTTTTAAAAGCTTTTATAAACATTTCACAAGTTTCAATCTCATAATTACCTGCAAGCAATATATTGTGTTTATCAATCCTGTCTTTTGTATCGTGTAAAAGCCGTTGAAAACAATCTTCAAATCTATTATTAATGAAATCTAATCCAAATTCAGATGGAATTTCTATAAGCAGTTTCATTCTTCTTCATTCTCCTGTTTCTGGAACATCAATACCTTTCATCGCCCACAAAAGACGTTCAACCCATTCTGGCAATGTCAGTTTCAAATATAATTTTCCTGTTAATTGGGAATATTTCTTTGTTACTTCTGACCAGATTTCAGCTTTTCTCGGATTAGGTTTTAAATCAAACCATTCACGAATATCAGAAATTCCGTCACGCAATTCAAGAATCAGTTTGTTTATCTTGTGTTCTTTTTCATAATAAGAAAGTTTGTCATTTTCCATAACATTATTTAAATTATTAGTAAAATCTAATAATAGTTTCTGACACCATGTTGGAATCTCATGTAAAATATAATTCATTCTTTATTCTCCTGTATTCAGCATAACATTTTCTGGAACAGAACCGTCTGACAAGATGAGCCTTAGTCTGCCACTTGTCTTTCTGTTCTATCTCTTTTCCACAAATGATACAACGTACGTTATAGAATGTATCAGTTATCTCTGAAGAAATTTCGTTCATCAGCTTTTCTGTCCTGCAATTCAAGAATCCATTCATCTATGAAATCCGATGCTTCATCACGTGTTTCACCATCAAATGATACATTACAATATTCTTCGATTTCTCGAATAAGTTCCATTTGCTTTTCAGTCGGTTTCTTCTTGAATTTCAAATCCTTAGCACTTTTCATTTTTATTCTCCTTTTCAATATACCATTCTGGTTTCCAGTCTGGATTATCAATTAATTTCCAACATACACCTTTTTCAAAGCAATACGTCTTAAACTTACGCCATTGTTCTTTAGTTAATCCACTATTCAATATTGTTTCATCATATTCAAAAGGGTCGATTATACTAAATGATTTTTTAACACCAGTTTCAATCTCTGTTACTCTCCATCTAAGCGGTCTGGTATTAACTCTACGCATCGAAACAATGTGTTCTGGTTTGTAATCAAAGCACTTAACACAGATTTCCATTATTTCTTCTTTGGTTAAATCAGTTATTGGTTTAAATTTTCTTACCATTTTCACAGTCCTTTCCTAAAAACCAGTTCTGTTTTGCAATACTTTCAAATCTTTTTATCAACTTTTCTTCTACACTTCCATGATAATACAAAAATTTCAAAACATCATATAAACAGCATCGTACAACATTAAGTTCTTCTTTTGACATTCTAACTTCATATTCAATGTAAGCATCTTCGGCATTGTTAATCTGATGAGGTTTTGCGAACATCAAATTATATAAAATATGTTCAATTATATCTTTGTCATTCATTTCAAACTATCTACAACTTTCTTTTCAATATCTTTCACAATATCATCAAGAGCAGTATCAGAACTGCCATCAGCCAAAGATTCAATAACCTTTTCGATTACATCTTTCTTCATCTCAAGCTGTTCGTGTATAACCTGTTCTACAGTTCCAAGCGTAGTAAAGCTATATGCGTGAACATCATCATTCTGACCAGACCTGTAACATCTTCCGATTCTCTGCATAGATGTAGTAGGTTTTATGGGTTTCTCCCATTCGATTACAATCTTTGCGAACTGTATATTATGACCATAATTGATTTTATCAGTCGTAATAAGGCACTTCATATCTGGGTCATCCTTGAATCTTCTGATTACGTCAAATGCATCAGTTCCATCACCACCCATACAGGTGATACACTTGTAACCATGTTCAACAAGCCATTTCTCAATAGCACGAATAGAACATTTATAGAAACTGAATATGACTACCTTTGAACTTGTCTGTGATACAATGTTTTCAAGATATTCAAACTTCGGATTATCATCATAACCCTCTCTTGAAGTATCACACAGAAATTGTCGTACGGCGTGGTACCTTTTCGTACCCTCTTCATATGAAAGTTTAACTTTTTCATATTCTGCCATAAATTTCTTGTCTGGTTCTATCATAACGTCATGTGTATATAAACCTGCTGGCAAATCAAGTTTCTTACGTATGACATATGGTGCTATAAGTGACTTAACATAGTTATGATTCTTAAATCCTACAGGTATCTGTTTTTCAACAACACGTATTCCAAATCTCGTTTTAAGTCTTAATCTCTGAGTAGCAAACTCAACAAAATTACTTTCAAAGAATTTTTCACCGCCAAGAATCATTCCATCATCAATAAGCTTGAATACAGGGTAAATATCAAACAGTCTGTTTTCAATAGGTGTTCCAGACATAGGAAATACAGCATTTGGTTTCCAGACATTCTGTGCCAAATCAAAAAAATTCTTAGACATCTGTGCTTCTTTAAAATGTTTCATTCTATGAAATTCATCAACGATAATAATATCAAATTCCAAATCCTTCAGACGTTCATAATCAACCCTGCATTTTTCATAGTTTGTCACTAGAAATTTCAGACCATTATGTGTCTTGAACGTCTGATACAATGTACTTCTTTTTGAAGCAGATTCTGTACTTACAAACATCATCTGACCATCATGATAAAACTTGCAGTAGTCATTATAAAAATTCTTTGCAAGTGAAGCTGGTAATAAAATAATTGTCTTACCATATCCAAGACGTTCCATCAGATATTTTGCAATCACGATTGAAACAAGAGTCTTACCTGTTCCAATATCGTTAGCAATAACAACACGTTTACCTACAATTCCATATATTATTGAATCTATCTGATTTCCGTAAAAGCCGTTAAATTCTTTAAAATTCTTTTTTATGATATCATTTTGCTGATTCATAAATTCTACAATATCATCAAGACCTGCACTTGCAGTATCATATTCACGATTTTTAAGACTTTCAAGAAGTTTTCTTCTATTCAGAAACTTTGTATGAAACTTCTTTAAATTATCTCCTATCTCAAGATTGAAATTATTGGCACGTATTATCTTTGTAATAATAGGATATGCTATATATGGAATCCTGTATATACCATTCTTGAGTTTAAAACACAATGTATATTTTGTACTATCCTGTACTGACAGAAGAGATTCATTTGATTCTTCTGTAATCATTATCTGGTTTGTTTTGTTATCAAAATCTAGTTTCATAATACTTTCACGTCATAAAAATTGGATTTAACAATGTTTTCAGCTTTCATTCTTTTGAATATAAGAACTGTACCTTTTTTCAAAGTCAATGTATGATTCTCTTTTGAAATTTCAATATTACCCTTTTTAAATATGACATTTGAATCCGTTATAATTCCATCATATGTTTCTGTTTCTGGTACTGCAAGAATCTTACCCATTAGATAAAGAGGTTTGTCCTTTGCAACAATGTCATGTAACATTTTAACTTCTACATCTCCACGTGTAGAAGTTGTTTCATCTGTTTTTCCAAACACATCCATCATTATTTTTCTTACATTAGAAAGATATTCAACTGGTACAGCCCAGCATTTAGCCTGTGGAACATATAAACGACCAGGAATTGTCTCTTTTAAAGTCGTTACAAATTTATCACTATATGGTGTAAAAATAAACGCTGTATCATTTTCTATGACAACATCAAATTCGTTATCCATAGTACATACAAAGTCCTTTCTTTTTTAAAAGTATTATATTGTATATATTAACATACTTAAATATACTTGTCAACTGAATATTTTATTTATTTTGAGCAAGTTAAAGTTGTACATAATACGAGCCTGAATAATGGAAATCAACTGATAATCAATAGAATTACTTTTTGCGGTGGCAAAAAGTAATCAAAAAACACGTCTTCATAAAGCTTCGTTTACAGCCTTGTGAAATTTCATTTCACTTCGGCTTGTCCAGTAAACTCGCTTTATTCGACTTAAAAATCAGAAAACGGCGTAGCCTCATTGAACTTTCAGTTCAATTTCGGCTTGTCTGTACGCCTTTGTTTTCTGATTTTTAATTGCACATATATCTTTTATTTTGATTTTTGGAATATGAAAATCTTTATTCCAATTTATAAACTAATTTGAAATAAGAGTATTAAATAAACTTAAAGATTTAAGCATATGCTTAAATCTTTAAGTACAATTAATAACCTTTTATTGAAAATTTATTCTAAAAGAGACAGAGTTATTCTATATAGGCTTAAAATTCGGAAAATTCAGTTATAAAGATACAAATCAGTAGAGTCTTATAGCTAATGTATTGCTTGTTACTGCATAGTTGTACTGATGGTTATATCTTCTCATATTTCTTTCTATAAGATGATTGCCCATAGTTACGCCGATACCGTCAGGAACATACTGTTTCCTGTTATTGACGATATTCTTGCAATTCTTTAGCTGACCCAGATTTGTAACCATAGCTAACATTTTCACGAAGGAAGAAGCCCTAGAAGCACGGTTGCCGTCTTTGTAACCAGTGACTTGTCGTTTTGCATGGTAGACACGGGAAGTCTCCAATGCAGCATCGTCACTTAGCAACTTGTTCCATCTTCCGTTGTAGACACAGTAAGTCTTGGTTTCAAGCCTGTCGATTATTGAGGACATAGATTGTATGTCCTGTTTTCCATCGAAGTCCATAAACTGTACTCCAGTGCAGGATAATAATCGAAATCCTGTTTGTATGCTCCATCCCAGAAATCTGGAGAGCGTAAATACGTTCATGTCGAGTTCAAGGTCTTTTGCCTCCTGTATTCCGATTTTCCTGTAAACAGGTATTCGTTTGAAATATAATTTGATGTCATGTTTGGTAATTCCTAATATATTGTATAGAAGACCGCCGTCAAATTCTGCGTTCTTACAGTAGTTTAGAATCTGCACAAGAAAAGATATTATTGCGAACTTTCTCAGATTCTTTAAAGAACCATATTTTTCTATCTGTTCGTTTGAAAAGTCTACAGATAGATTTGTACCATAACAGGTTTTCATTATCATTGCATCTGGCACTTCTGAGATTCTGACCCAGTTATTGTCTATATCTGTCTTGTGTATTATCTTTCTGAATGTGAACTTTGTCCTGTCCTGTGAAAATGCGGAGAAAAGCTTTTCAAAATCAGCTCTTACTTCATGTTCGGACTTTTTCTGATATGATGTATATCGTTTCCATTTGTTGAAAAGGACAGATTTTCTGATGATACAACCGCTGTATAAATGTAGTAATGTGAGGAAATCAGCTATCGCACCGCAGTTTTTCCCTGCTTTCTGTATCATTATTATGTGATTCAGTTGTACAGTTGAATTATTTGACATGTGAACGTACTCTTTCTAAAAAAAAATAATACCACGGCGACTTAAAAATGTCAATAACCGTAGTATTAATTTATTCACATGTCACATTTAGTATAGCAGACGTACTTATATATGTCAATAAAAATTGTTGCATTTTGTAGCGTTTTGTGATATGGTTAAAATAGAAATGGAAGTATAAACATGAATGGAAAAAAAGTACAACTTGCAATAGAGTTATATAACAAACCATCGAATTATATATCACCGTCACAGGCGGCTGAATATCTTGGTGTTCATATTAATACGATATATAACTATATAAAAACAGATATACTTACGGCATATAGATTCAAAGATGGTGGCAATACGATTTTTATTGATAAAAATGAAATAATACGAAAACTTGTTCCTATACCATCAGAAGAAATCAGAAAAACTTTAACTGGTGTGTACCCAGTAAAGAAAGTTTTATATGGCTGATAATCCAGAACAATTTAAGAACTGGTTGGATTCTGTAGTCATAAACAATTATGGATATGTTGAAGTTACAGATTCAATAGATGGTTCAAATATACCTAAATCTTTTTATGATATGTGTGTTCATTATGGTATTCCTGTGAATCATATGATTACTATTATCATATCTGATTTTATGATGCGTATGGAAAAAGGAAACATACATTATCAGAATGATATTCTGAACAGGATTATGAACAGTAATTTGGACAATAAGGATAAAATACTGGAGGTTATTTATGGGTAAGGTTACTTTGAGACTTATTCCTAATTTTGATATAAGTCCAGAAAATCTTGATATAGACACATATCAGGTAAGACGTACAAAACGTACACAGAAAGATTTGGACAGGTTGAAAGAACTTATTGTAGCACAGGGACAGGTTGAACCAATTCAGGTTCTTAAACGTGATAATAAATATTTTCTTATGGCTGGTGCTGGTCGTGTTACAGTACTAAGGTCGCTCGGAAAGACTGCTAGTGCGTTAGTATATGAAGGTCTTGAAAAAGAAGATATATACAAGATAGCAATTGGTACAAATGATGGTCGTACTGAAATGTCGGCTTGGGATAGAATCGTATCGGTTGGTGAATATGTTTCTCAAAATAACATGGATGGTTATAGTATTGATTCTTTTAAGAATGTTGTGAAAATATTCGGTCGTAATACATCAAGTCTTATCCGTGATTATGAATTATGGGAGTTTTATAGCAAGATTCCAGAGTTTGTAAGCTATTTTGAAAAGGTTAATGTTCCTTATTATGTTATGACTATTGTTGATGAAGTATTGAATCCATATAAGGAAAATATAACAGATTATGGAAAGATAGTTGATATTGTCAAATCAAATGCTACAAAACCTGGTATGACGATGAAACTGTTTATGAATCTGTTTGTTAAGGATTTCACAAGGATTGCCGTAGACCTGAAAAACAAGGTGATGGAAGTTAATCGTGGAGATGGACTTACTGCTGAAGAAATATATGATATTGAAAACAATATACACAATGCGATTGTAGACAGGATTGAAAAGAAAGTAGTTACAAAGAAAAAGCCTGAAATAATAAAGGATGATATTACATTAAAATGCGAACGTATAATGACGATTTTGATGAATCATTGTATGGGTGCTATAGAAAATATGAACAAACTTTTGAAACTTCCATATCGTGAACGTATTCCGTCATCTATGATGCTGAAGCTTTCAAGACTGATAACAAAACTCAATCAGACAGGAGTAAAACTGCTTTGAATGTTGAAAGCATATTAACCAAACTGAACATACCGTATAAAACAATCAAAGGCGGTCGTGAACTACAGTTCAGATGTATATGTCCTAATCATAATGACAGACATGCATCGGCGTGTATCAGTACCGAAAGTGGATTGTGGCATTGTTTCAGTTGTGGTGAGTCTGGAAATCTGCGTTCATTTGTAAAAATCGCTGGTGGTGATGGTATAGATGTCCGTAACTTTGTTACACAAACAGATGATTTGAAAATGCGTATGAGCAAGATATATAGAGAATCTGCAAAGAACATTCTTAAATATGAAAATGATTTAAAATTTGAAGAACAGTTTAGAGTAGAATGTGTCGATAATTTTGTAGATGCATTTACTAATAAACTTTCATATAATTATTTATGTAAAAAACGCAAGCTTACTCTTGAAACCATACAGAAATTCAATCTTATGTATTCTGTAAGTGGGCAGTATTCAAATCGTGTAATTATACCATATTGTGAAAATGGTGATATAATCGGGTTTAACAGCAGATATATCGGCAAATGTGAGTCTTCTTACAGATACAGATATAATATTAATACGACACGGTTTGAATCGTATCTGTATAATTTTGAAAATGTAGAAAGTTATGATTATTGTATTCTTGTAGAAGGACCGTTTGATTTAATGTATATGGTACAATGCGGTTTCAAGAATGTAATATCTACATTAAATACAAGAGTATCGTTGGGTCATATTAAAAAACTAATAAAATTTAAAAAAATCATATTCTGTTTTGATAACGATATTGAAACTCATGCAGGTCAAAATGCTGTTATGAAGCACGCTTCCGAAATCCTGTCATTGTGTCCTAGTGCTAATCTTTATATGGTTAAACTGCCCGAAGGAAAAGACCCAAACGAATGTACGTCTGAAGAACTTCATGAATCTTTCAGACACATACACAGGATTAAAATTGACAATGATGTTTAAGACGCATGATAAAAGCCTGTAGATTTGCACCAGGACAGGAAGTAAATTCCTTGTCACGATGGCAGAATATGTTTTCTGGTGCTTTTATTGTTTTATAATCATGTACAAGCTTTCTTACAAGCCATACTATTGATACTTTCATTTCATCTGGAACCTGTTCGGAATTGAAATTACCGAAACACATAATTGCAATAGAACCTTTATCATACATATTACAGTGTTTGCCCATCGCATCTGGTGGTCTTCCTTCGTAAATATCACCATTTGGTACGATTATATAATGGAACGGAATATCTATGAGACCTTCTTTATGCAAAGCCTTGTCCTGTATATAACGGATAGAATTGTCATCGTTGAAAATCTGTGTAGCTTTAAAATTGGAATTTGATGAAGAAAATCCGTAATGATGGAATATTATATATTTTGGTATCTGTGGGAAGTATATATTTGTAGGTTCTGACGCACCCCACATTTCCCTTGTTATAATATTAGGCTGTTTAAAATTCATTTCGTTGCGATAAAAATAGATAATCCCAGAACAAGAATATTTTTAATTCTGTTCGCCGCTTTCGATTTTCTCAACGAGCGAGATACATTCTTCAATGATTTGTCCTGCTGTTCCAGTAAGTCCGATTGACCTTTCAGTTGAATCCTGTACTGCTGACAGTCCTTTTTCGATTCTTCCAGCAGTTCCGATACCCGTATCAAGTTCTCTTCTGACAGTTCCAATGTCCGTTCTGACATTATCAACTGTTGTCTTAGCTCCTGCAATTCGTTTCTCTGTTTCTCTAATTCTTCTCTGGAGTTCCTTAGTTCGTCTTGCAAGTTCCCTGTTATTCTCCTCAATAGTATCAAGCGTTCTTTCAACTTCTGAATATTGCTGTTCTGTTGTGACAAATCCTGCGATAAAGCCGAGTGCGACAAACAGAACAATAATAGGAATAATACTATGATTCTTTTCATTCATGGTCCACCAGTAATGACATTATGAAATACGAATAAGCTGTTATAAAGTTATAGAGATGCTGATTGTCCATCGTTATTACTTCCTTTACAGTTATAGTGCTTGTCAAGAACACGGATTCCAGCGGAAGAACCAGCGGCTAGAATAGAGAACGTAGTATAATCGAATTTTTCTGGAGATACTTTCAGAATAATTATAGATACTATAAGGAATGTCATATAACCTGCGAAAGCCATAACCTTACTTAAAGACAGATAACCGTCTTTGCCATAAAAACTACCAATTATTCCATTAAAAAACTGTTTCATATAAACATTCCTTAAATAATGTATAATTCTACACTTCCTGTTTTTGGGAAGATTTTCATAAGCTTCATGAAAGCATTTCTGCTTTCTGTTATGTCTGTTATTCCGTCTCCGTTGATGTCCGAAAAGTCTGTACCAACGAGAATACATCCTGATGTATCAGTGAATCTGTTACCAATGTGCATTAGAATCGCATCCCGATTCGGAACACCATTTACTAGAATATGTTCGTAGTTGAATTTCTGTGTCGGATTTCTTCTTGTACATAAATATCGACCTGTGGGGATGCAGCTTATATTACGCTGGTTTGAAAGGTTTGGTTTTTCCAAAGTGCTGAATACGCCTAGCGTTGTTTTGTTATCCATGATGTACAACCAGCCTAGCGTTTCTTTTTCTCCGTATTCAAAACGTCTTAGAATCATTACAATATCATTCATATGTTATCTCCGTTCATTCTATCTGCTCGACTGTTTGTGAATTTCATATTGATGTTGTAATCATTACCACAATCACCACATCTATACCAGTGCTGTTCGTTCAATTTTATCTCGAACAGATAACCACCACAAGGACAATAATGGTAAATCTTACCGTCAAACATTTTGCTCGTACATAGGCTTGATGACGGTAATTCCTGTTCGTCCAAAAAGACCAAGTTGTTGTGGTTTTGTCGGATTTCCGAGTATATTCCACCAGTAATGTCGTTCTGATATTCTTTCAGATTTCCTTTTTGAACTTTCTTTTTCTTTGCCATTCATTATCGCACATAAGCTGTTATAAGGCAACCTACAACAGAACCAAGAGTGCTTACAATCGTTCCAACGAACGCAAATACTGCTAATATAATCTTTTCTCTTGATTCAAGCCTAATCATATCTGTTTTCAAATTGCTGACACTTTCTGTAAGTTCTTTCATAGTTTTGTTCGACTCCTTTATAGATTCCTGTAGGTGTTCTATTTCAACTACTAGCTTACCGTGGTCAGGGCAATTTGTACATTCAACAGGCATAACAATCACCTACTTTCTAAAATAAAACAGAACTATTGCTGTTGTTCAGTTTCGACAATAGTTCCGTTTGCGTATCTTGAATCGTGAGCTATAAGATATGTATATACAGCTTTTTCAATCTGTTTATACGGGTTTGTGATTGTTGTATCAAGTTCAAGTTCGTTCTTTGGAATTGAAAAACCATAATCATCAATTTGTCGTCCATCATCTTGATAGCCGTTAAAATTATATGCAGTCAAGTCTGCATAGCTTCTTATAGTGCCGTTTACCAAATCCTGTAATATATTATATTCAAAAATCTTATGAATACCGTTTGGAAATTCGGCATATTTCTGATTCATATTTCTTGAAATCGATTTCTGTATGTGCATAATATTTTCTCCGTTTATCAGATATATTCTATATTAACAATAGCACAGCGATGACAAAAAGTCAAAGCTGTGCTGTAGATTAAGGTTCGCTTGGTTCAGTGTTTGTATTCTCATCTCCACCAGTGTTATCACCTGTGTTGTCATCATTACCGTTTGTATTATCGCCACCAGTATTGTCATCTCCACCTGTGTTATCTCCAGTGTTATCTCCAGTATTATCATCTGGGTCTGGTGTAGGTTCTGGAGTTGGTTCAGGTTCAGTATTTGTGGGTAATACTTCTGACAGGTCGAATAATATTGGACTTTCGTATGGTATTACTATAGGTTTAGAAGGTTCAGCGAATGTTACTGTAGAGCCTGTTACGATATTCAGCTTCTTGTATTTGCTGTCACTTATGATAAGATTTATGTCATATGTACCAGTGCCGTTTATCAGACTTTCAGACGACCTTAGATTCACCTGTAATGGAAATTCAGGATTTACGTATGTCTTGATTACAGTACCCATCAGAATTTCAAGCTTTTTTATATTGAACGTAGGGTTACTGTAGTCAATCTTGAAAAGACCGCCGTTGAACGAATCAGTATCATCGCCACGATGTAGAGTTACGTTAGCCATTTTATTTTCTCCTTTGGATTAATGAAAAACACTGTACACAAGGTTTAGTCATGTACAGTGTTTTGTATATGAATCGTCTGATGACGAAGAATTACTTGACCATCAAAGGATTCAACTTATTAGGTTCACGAACCATAACGATTGCTGTTTCAGAATCTTTAACGACCTTGATACAGTCTTTCATGTCGTCAAATGCCTGTGAAAGCATACACTGGCTCATTGTTTCCCAATGCTTTTCGATTTCTGACTTGATGTAACAGGCTTTGTTCAACGCAAATTCCTGTATGTCTTCAAGTTTTGCAATATGTTCTTCTGTCATGACTTAATTCACCATTATGCACCAGCGGTAGCTGTAGTTTAACAAGGATGTTATTATCCATAACAGTTAACTCCGTCACTAGATTGCTTCATATACAAATATAGTATAAACAATCAGATGTCAAATGTCAAATGTCAAATAATTTTGTACAAAAATAATACGGATTTTTAAATCCGTATTATCTTATGGAAAAATAAAGAAAGGAATGATTGAAAATTATATTAGAAATAAATAATTAAAAAAATTATTTACCGGAATTTTCCTCAATCTGTTTGGGTTTTTCTGGTTCATGTTGTTCTTGCTGTTGAGGAATGAGAAGTCTTGCAAGGTTCTGTAACAAGTCCATCGCCGTATCACGCTGTAACTGTATTGTGATAATAGGGTCAACGTATATTTCTGTAGGCTGACCGTTTACTGCCGCCTTGAAAGTCTTTTTATAATCAATAGAGTTCAAATCAAGAACGATTTCGGATGCTATAGGGTATAACTGGAAGTTGTTTATATAAACTGGTTTTTCGCCGTCTTTGTTATAAATTATAGGCATCGGTTTGGGTTCGTTCATATGATTGCTCCGATTGAAATTGATTTCAATTTATATAACACGAAATAATATATCAAGTCAAGAAACTTTTTGTTTAATTCTGTAGCACGTTGCATAAATTCTACATTTCCAATATCTTTCAAGCTGTACCTTGCTTAGAACGTGACCCATAAGACCGTCTCCGAAATTCCAATTATCACCCTTGATATGACCTATCCAATGCTGGTATAGAAGATGTTTAAGACCACCTGTGTACCAGTGCATAAGAAGAATAACAGTATCGTTATCTTCGATTTCATTCGGGTGTATCTTTTCTACATCATATCCAAGTTCTTCCAAAGCACATCTTACATTAAGAGGGTTTCCATATATGGGATTCTGAATGAAACCAAGACATTCACAGCGTAACAATGCACAGTTTATTCTGTCATAAATAGAATACAGTTCTAATATTTCAACATGATGACATATCTCAGTCATAATAGCTATGTTCTCACAGTCGTAATCTGTGTTCATAACGTATATATCACGACCATCATGTGATTTTACAGATTTTAAATCTATGTAATGTTTATTGAATCTTGATAATATTATGAATAACGGTTTTAATATAAATAACCGTATCAGTTTCCATAGTAGATATAAAAACATAATTCAAACTCCTTTAAAGTGAAGTTGAAATTATATATTCTACTATGGAATATAAATTAAGTCAATTATGATGTCTGACATGTATTTTGATATAATTCTAATGCTTCTGAATCACTTAATGCTCTGGAATACATACGAATATCATCAATATACCCATTCCAATATTGACCTGTAGAATAACGACCAACTTCTATAGAACGAATATCTGTTGTTATAACACCTGTTGTTGTAGTATTAACCTGATTTAATATGGAACCGTCTTTATATACTGTCATTTTTCCTGTTGTATAATTTAAAGTAACTATAAAATGATACATAGTATTTATTTGTAGTGTTGTTGTTATAGATGCTTTTGTTTCACCACTAATTTTTCGACTTGCAATTGTCAATGTTGAACCTTCAAGAACAAGTTCCATTATTATAAATCCTGTAGAATCTATAAGTATACTAAATGCACTTCTTTTACCAGAATTTACATTATTTGTCATCAATTTCATAGAAACTGAATATTGCGACTGACTTTTGATAATATTTAATATTCCAGATTTTGTTGAACGTATATAATCATTTGTACCATCAAAACTAAATACATCACAACCAAATGTTGCATTATTAACAACACCAACACCACCAAATCCAGTACCTTCATTATTATTTTCAGACCTATCTGTTACACCATCTGTTTGTGCAATGTCTTCTGTGGTAAGCCCATCTGCAAGATATATAACAGTTGCCTGATTTGGAGAATCAAAATCCCAAATTTGTGGTGCCGGTGGTTCTCCACCATCTTTACAATATAAATTATAATTTACACCGTTTATTGTTAATACCCCAAGTTTAACACCAGAAGTTAATGTTGGTGTAAATGAAACTGCGGTAGCACCTGTAGATATACCATTCAACTTAACTTTATCCTGTGCACTCATATATCCATTTTGTGAAGTTGTAACTGTTGGTAAATTACAATTAGAAGCACTACCATTTACTAAATATATTGGTGTTGTTTCGCTACCACCACTGATTTTATCCATTTTTGTCGATAAAAGTCCAGCAATATAATTTTTAATTTTAGATAAAAATTGAACAAGTCCGTAATAATCTAAAAATCTTGTTGGATAACCACCTTTAAACAATGCTTGATACATTGAATTTCTTGTTACAAGAACGTATCTTGGATTTGTTTTTATTCCATCTGACCATCCTTCAAATGAGTTACCACTTAAAGTTATAGCTGTTATCTGAACGATTGTATCTCTTGGATATTCACCACCACCTGTAACAATACCATATTCTTCATTTGAAGATGTTACAATAAGACTAAGTAAACCTTCTTCATAATTATTTTTAAGTTTTGGTCTACCTGCGGAATAATCCATCTCCCATATATTAACAAAATCAAAACCATTAAATGCAGAAGGTAAAGAAAAATCAAGAGCAGTTAATTCGATACCACCACCAGCATTTTCACAGCTACCTTCCAAATAATAACAATTTTGTACTGTATTTGTTGTTATATAAGATGATATTGCACCTGTTGTTTCACTTGGACCAGTAATTTGTCCATAATTATATGATGATAATGGTGAATTTGTAACATTATCACGACTTGCTAAAATACCTGCACAAAATGATTTTGAATTATATTCACTAGTATCCGTCAATGTAATATTACCAACATTATAACAATTTTTAATTATATGTGAACCTGCACCAATACCACCAACATGAATACGTCCACTATAACGATCTCTTTGACATGGAACACTAATATTCATTTTATTATAACATTCTTGAACATCATAATAACCATTACATGCAACAATTCCTGCTATATATGGCACAAAATCATTTCCAAGTTTGTAATTATTTATTTCAATCGAACCAAGTGTTGTACAATTTTTAATAATACCTGTTGATTGATTTTCATTATAACAAAATCCAGCAACAATTCCAGCAATTGCAATGGGTCTACTTATATCTGTACCAATTGTTACTTTTATTTCTCCATCAAATATACAATGTTCTATTCGTGGATTTATTGGTGCACTACTGGCACCAAATGAACAAAATCCACCAACTGATAATAAACTTGGATACCTACTTTGTTTATTAACAATAATTTTACCATGAAATTTACAATTCAAAACAACAGCATTTTCTGCTGAACAAAATCCCATAATATCTTTATAACATTGTGAATTAATATTTAAAACACTATTATCAATTGTTAAATTTTTTATAACATGTTTCTTATCATATGCACCATAATAAAGTGAATACATAAATAATCCATCAAAACTAGTATTATCCTCACTTGAAGATGGTGTTTGTGTTTGTTTTCTATATAATCCAGAAATTGTATGATTATCACCATCAAATTCACCATAAAACTGTTGAATTGGTGTAAATGATTCTTCTGCATCAGTAGTTTCCCATTGTTCCCATAAAGTATCATCTTGATACTGTATATCATCTGTAAGTTTTACATACATATATGGTTGAGATGAACCTAATGATTGTCTAAGACTATTTATTCTCGTTGAAAATAAATCTAATTCAGCTTTATCATGAATTAAAAATGGAGAATCTTCTGAACCATTACCTTCAAAATCATTTAATTTTGGATAGACATTTACATGCAAATAAAAATCATCATTAAACGTGAATGTTCTTGACAACGTATCAGAATTATTATCACACCATAATGTTTTTAAATATGTTTGATTGCTCAATGTCAATGTTATTGTCATTGTATGATTTTGATTATCTTTTTCAATCAATCTACCACCAGTCTGTGTGATTGTTTCATTATTACTAAATTCATTATTTGTTACAACATATGCCATAATAAATCGTTTAGGTCTGTTTTTAAAATTAGGATATTTTGAACCCATTGAAAACACATTTGTAAAATCTAATGCTGTATATAAACTTTGATTTGTTGAATTATCGTCTTCAATAACTGTTAATCCTGTTACAGGTTCACATAATAATGAACTTTTTATTATATAAGAATCTGTAATTGAAATATCTGTATCATCAAAACCACAATAACGACCATAAAATACACATCTATTAAATGACAAAGTTAATGAATTTGAGCTGGACAATGTTCTAAAATTTGCACAAGTATTAATAACGCAATCTTCAAATAAAATTGAGCTATAATCTGTGTACCAATCATTACTATTCCATTGAGATTCAATAAATGAAATTTGGTTATTATTTGTATAATTATATGCCCACATAGAACCCATAGAAGACAAGTTTGGTACATTAGTGTTATACAAATTATAACCAATATACCCATATGTTCCACTGAAGGAAAAACAAGACATCAGATTTATATAGCATTTCTTTATATTAATAATACCTTCACGACCTGCTATAAAAAGAAAACCGTTAAATTCACAATTTTCTATAACTTGATTTGAATTATTTGTTACACCAATTTTTGATAAAATATAATCAAACTTTATATTTTTTATGTGACACGTTGCCTTTGATATTAAACCATCTGCATATAAACCAATTATCTTATGATTATTTCCTTCAATATAACCACAAAATCCAGTACAATAGTCATTTATTATATTTGATGGTTGTGTTGTATTCCATGATAAAAAATCTGTAACATCGTTACATATAATATCATTTGTTATACTCGAATATATATTTGATAAATTAATATTATAATTTGTAAAATAATTTTTCCAATAAAATCCCAAAAGATATGAAACCAAATTTTGATAATTTGAAATTAAATATGGGTCATTAACTGTTCCAGAACCAGATGTTAAATTAATTTCTATTGTATATGCAGAAATTATATTTGTTTGTATATTTTGATACAATGTATTATCATCACCAATATTTCCAGTAGTTAAATTAGTGATTTTCAGAATATTAAATACGTTTGATACCCTTGCACTCGTTAATCCAAACTGTAAATTTGAACCTCTTGGAACCAATCCACAACGCCCATATGTCTTATAAAGGGCATCAGAACTTGAATAATAAGTATCTGGAATAGCTTGATTTGTATCAATTTCTGATGCATTACCATTGTATTTAGCAAATACCAACACATATTGTTCAGCAAAGTTTTTTGGAACGGCAACATTTAAAGCACTATCAATTGAAAAATCATTTATAAAATCTAAATTAGAATAATTTGATGCAGTTTTTGCGGCGGTTGTTGATAAATATGTCCATTGTCCAGACGGAAATATACTTGTATAATTAGAAGCAGGACCATCATAAATAAAATAATTATGGTATTCTGAATTTGCATCTGGAATTGTACAATCACTATAACTACTTGTATTAGGATAATGATAAAGTATATATATAATATTTTTTTGTATATTATAATTGATTGTTCCTTTAAATTGTTGTCTGCTTGGTGTTGGACGTGTGGGAGCATTTATAAACAATGAATTTATTAAAGTATAATTTAGTGTTACTACAGATGACGTAGAATTATAAGGACTACGTAAGAATATATATGAATCAGGAGATTGTCCTTTCAAATTACTTTGACTATATAAACGATTAAAAATACAAGAATCAATTTGTATATTTATAGTAAATGTTTTTGTCGTATCTGTTAATGGATATGTATTGATTTGTATTGGTCGTCTGGAACTAGGCATTTGAAAAATACAATTTTTTATTGTACATCCATATGTTCCACTTGAAATAGAACTACCGATTGTATATACAATACTAAATTCATAATCAGTATTTGGAGAATAAAAAACACAATTTTCAATTTTAGCATTTTTACCACATCGTATAAGTCCATTATTATAATAATCTGAAAGAGTAGAATATATGTATAGATGATGATTGTTACCATTAAAATTACCAGAAAAAAATAAATCTGTGGTACCATTATAATAACCAATTGAATAACTGCCAATACGTTCAGGAAATATACTGGAATCATTTCTATTTGCCATATCGGAAAAATCTGGTGTTCCAATATCAGCACTAAGTTCGACATATTCGCCTTCCATATCATTACCTGCTAAGACATACGAAGACCATTCTTTCCAACCATTTACATCGGATATTACATAAGGATTTGCCTGTGTACCACTACCAGTTATATATGTAAAAGACATTTTTTATACTCCAATTTTTTTAACTCTGCTCAAATAACGCATTGATTTCAGGAATTGTTATAACCGCATAAGGAGCCGCACTCGGAACATCATCTCCAATATCATCTGGAGTTATTTTACTACAAGTTGCTGAAACTTTTGGTGATGTATATGGTGACTTATTTCCCCAAGCATCATATGCACGAACACTGTAATAATATGGATGATTATAACCAGGTACAGTATCGTCTGTTATTCGTCCAGTACCATCGGCACTTGAAGCACATGTTCCTACTTTAACACCGTGGTCAAGTTCATCTGTATTATCACTTCTCCACAATTCAAATCCTGCTAAATCAATTGGTGGATTTTGTAATACTATTTCTGCAATAACAGATTTAAGATATGTTGTCAATAGAAAATTTGGTGCCTGTGGTGGTGTAGCATCACCATTTGCTTGAATAACACTACTTGTAAGAGTTTCCGAAACACCATTATTATTAACTGTAAAAACTTTAACTTTATAATAATGCCCAGCAGATAATCCTGTTATATTAAATGTATCACCGTCTATATTTCCATAATCAATCCATTCAAGTTGGTCGTCTGGTGGAACTGGTAATGTTGTTCCACAATCTGCATACCTGATTGTTGTAAATAATTTATTACTATTTTCTGCATATTCGAGTGTTCCAGATATACCACAGATAGATGTAGAATCTGAAGATTTTGACTGCGTTGTTCTAAGAACCATTGTTTTTGGAATTTGTGGTTTTTGTTTACTTTCAATTTTTTCTGGAATTGGTTTTGGTGTAAATTGTGTATAACTATCCATTTCAAATATAGCTGGGTCATATTCTACAAATTCCATGTTTGTCAATTCGCCACCATGACTTATACTTGTTATTTGAAACAATTTACCATGACTCTGTGTTTCACCATACCAATCAAATTGTTTTGAACGAACTTCTATTAAATCACCAGCATTTAATGATTGTGCATGTTCATTTGAACAACTGAGTTTTCCTGTTACATGTTGAAGTGTTTTCTTTCTTAAATAATATATGGCTAGTTTATGTGCAGTTGCCATATCTGAAACAAATTTCAATTCTATTTCTTCAGTATTCCATTTTTGTATTTTCAACGCATGGTTTGAATCCTGAAGATACAAATCATAATTTTTTTCGGTTGTATAATCTGGAGATTCATGATTTGCATCAGGTTTTTTATTATACTTTTTAAATTCCTGTGACCAATCATAATTCAATCTTACACGATTTGTTTGCGAATCTATATCTGGTTCTTTCCATTCTTCAAGATTACAATCAAATCCATATATACCTTCTTCATCAAATATTGGAAGATTTGAAGTTGGTTTTTCTTTATCTATTTTTAATGTTATTTTTCCATTTTCTTCTACTATAAATCCACGACAACAATATAATATTTTTTTCAGCGATTCTGAAAATTGTCCACCTGTATCAAATGAACCATCTATTCGTAGTCCAATTGTATCACAATCTGTTATTGCTTGTTGAAAATCCGTTTGGGATTCTGGATAATTCCATCCAATTGCACAAGGTCCCTGTGATACCAATTGTGGATTACAAAAAAGCATCTTGATGATTCTAGCAGGATTTGTTATTGCCGTATTTCCATATATATATCCACCTTGTCCATCACTTGTTACTGAAACAATACCATCAATATCAACATAAACTTGTCCAATTTGACCGTCTTTATTATATGGATATGCTGGTATTTCATAACCATTTTTATCTGTACTATATAATTGAATGTATGCAAAACCACCCCATTGTGATATATGAATTACATTATCACCACTTATTATTTCTCTCATACTATCAATAGTTTCCGGTCTTGATTGGTCTGTAATACGTTCTTCATGACCGGGTGAATCATATCCAACACCTTTAAAAATTCTAACTTTTATAGGTAAACTATCTGTAGATGGTTGATATTCAATTGTGTTATCTTCATAATCATAAATAACTTCTTCATCAATATAAACTTTTGTTACCCTCATAATTGGTCCAGAACCAATTATATATTCGGAATAAAAACTATTGACCCAAGATAATGGTATTCTATTTACATGACCAAAATGTATTGGAATACAATTCCAACTTTCGTTTATACCATTCTGTGAATAATAATCATATGCAATTTGTGCATCTGGAAATGTATTTTCAAGATATTCATAACCCAATTCTCGTAATGTAAGTCTAACTGTTGAACCCATACTATCAACGGATTGGATTTTACCTGTAAATGTTTTAGATACACCTGCATTATCATAGTACAATGTCATTAAATTATTTAATAATGAAGTTGTTTTTGTCATAAATTTATTAAAAAATTTATCATTATTATCAAGATTTAATGACATTGTACGTATTCTATTACTAGTATCAAGTTCAACATTAAAGAAATCTTCTATTTCAAAGAAATCTGTTATTCTTGGTTCCCAATATATATTATTATAATCAAGTGGTTCTGTTGAAAAATAATATTCACCATTTAAAGTTGATGATTGATTTAATATATCTAAATACGTGAACTTGATTCTTAACATTTGTTGATTCCTTTATAATTAACTTATTCCAGATATAATATAACCTTTTGCTGTAGCAATTGAAACATCTGCACCTTGTGCTGTAGACGGCATTGTTATCGTGACTTCATTATTCGTCATTTTTGCATCTAAAGATTGGAAAAATAGTTCAGCGTTTTCTGGAGTAATATGTGTAATACTAAGGTCAAGTGAGGCATTACAGGAGCCTCCCCATAATACCTTTACTACTTCGTAGTTTGCACCTGCTGAATTTGTAGTGCCTTCAAAGGTACTATCAAAAGAAGACACATAGCTTAAATCCCATGTAGATAAGTCGATGACAGGAGTTTTTAAATTATAAAAAGCATAATCCATATTCTGTAGATTAGATACATTCCATCCTGATATATCCAGTTCAAGAATTTTAAAAGGGTAACTATAATTATCAGCAAACATATCATACATATCTTTTAATTTTCTGGTGTCCCAATTACTCATATTAAGCTTTTTTAAGACCTTACTATATCCCCTTGCAAATAGATATCTGAACGATTTTACATTACTAACGTCCCAACCAGACAAGTCTAATTCCATATTGTCTGTTGTGGTGAAACAGTCTTCAAATAGTCTATATAAAGACTGAAATCTACTGACATCCAAGTGTTCTATTACATATATAGTATCCTGTGACCAGCCATCCGCAGTTTCTACAGAATCAAGACAACCCATGAAATCCTCCCCCGAAATTGTATAATCATTGTTGTTATCTTTGATATTAAGACGCGGACACATAAAATCAGGATATATGTTTACATTAGGATACTGATGTCCACTAGGTCTTATTATTTCTTCTACACCATTCAGTATATCGCTTTTTAATTGTTCAACATCAATTGAATTTCCACCCAATGCGTTTATAGCGGCAATCAATTCAGATTTTTTATTTAAAATATCATCAAGTATTGATTGTGTTTTTGTATTTATATGACCATTAACTGCTGTCTGCAAAGCAGAAATTTCAGAATCAGTATGATTATTAACTGCTGTCTGCAAAGCAGAAATTTCAGAATCAGTATGATTATTAACTGCTGTCTGCAAAGCAGAAATTTCAGAATCAGTATGATTATTAACAGAAGATACCATTTCTGATTGATTTATAGAATTTAATTTCTCTTTATCTTCATTACTATAATCATTACTACTTAATCCTTTTCCATCTTCATTATGAACATAATTTTCATCAATTTTACGATTATTAAGTTTAAAAACATCAATTATATCATTTGTAGAAAGTGCCATTTTAATTACCTCCCCATAATTCATTTATAACATCAGTTACTTCAGGATTTTCAGGAATAATTTCCTGTTGAGATTCCAACGATTCATCATCTTGCCAAATTTCGTCCACAATAGATTCAATATCGGAATGAGACATATTTGAATGTTCTTGTGAAATAACATTAACAACAATTTTACCAATTCCATAAAAATCTTTTGATGGTAAATATTCACCATTTTCTGTTATTGTTATTTCTTCAAGTGGTGGATTTACATTTACTGTAACGGTTCCTAATCCATCTGCACTTCCGTCAGCAGTATATTCGCCATTTTCAGTGACTTCAATGTCCTGTAATGTAGGTGGATTCAACAGTATTCTAGGAGTAATCGTTATGATATTGTCATTCTGTACGTCCATAATATCAGCTCCTATCTTTAAATAATACGTTTATATCACTCTTGAATGTCTTAATTTTATCATTATCATCGTAAAGAGTGACATAAACAGGATACATTTTACATTCTTCAACATTAGTAGTTTCTTCCGCTGTCAACGATACTTCCAACGGGAATGTTGGATTTATATATGTCTTAACTATGTTTGCAACAGAAACTTCAAGCTTGTTTACATTGTAAATAGCTTTCTGTGCAGGTTCTAAATCTATTTTAATAAAGGTGCTATCGAAAGAATCTGTATCATCACCTCTATAGACAATAATACTCTTAGCCATTATACAATTTCCTCCAATGTAAAATTCATACTTTTAACTTTTGCAAAATCATAGCTTTGTGAAAATTCTGATGTGTTCATAACAAGATAGCAATCTGTACTTTTTGTAGTATAATCAAACCATACTACAAATGGTTTATATGTTAGTTTAAATTTATTTAAAATTTCGGTATTTAATTTATCAAAATCTCCATTAAACGAGCGTCTTGTTCTACCAAGTTTTTCACGACTTATAAAACCAGATTTGAATGTGTTTATATTCATAGTTGGAATATATTTTACATTAAATCCGTTCTTTGGATTCATCATTTCAATACTTTTTCCTATAAACACATTACCTATTTTATAATATGATGTTTCAAATACGGCTTTATTTGCAGGAATGGATATTTTTATATATCTTGCTGTTACTGGTGAATTGAGTACATGTATATTATGTATATATTCTTCTTCTTCTATTTCATCAATTTTAAGTCCAGAAGCAGATGCAAAATTTGTCCACGTACTATTATTTGTACTATATTGAATTGTATATTCAGAAAAATTAATTCTATTTAAAAACACAGTATCTATCTGTTTTGAAGATTTTAAATCGACAACAAGTGTTGTCGCTGTAACACCACCAGTTTTAAAACTGCGTACAGGTTCAATATAGAACAGATTTGCTGTTGTAAATTGTGTTGGTGATGTACCACTATATGTAAATGTTACAGATGTTGTATCACCAATCTTAGGATAAAAGTCATATAATATTTTCATTATATAATCTCCTATATACAATAATATATTATTTATCATTGATTTACAATATATTATCTACCACCTATAAGTTTTTGACGCATTTCATTGACAAGTTTTTGTGCGTTCGGGTCATTTGTCTTAATAGCCTGTAACATATTGTTAATCATTGTACCACTATTTCTAGTTGCACCCAAGTCAAAGAAGATTACATCACCTTTTTGACTTTTTGCTTCTTCAGCGACTCTCATTCTTGAAGTTTCTTCTATTTTTCCAAGCATAGCTTCAATACTCTTAGTAGTTTCTTCTGCTTTTTTCTTAACATTTTCAGCATTTTGTTTCATAAGATTCCATAAATCCAATTCTGCCTGATACCATTCTTCAGAACCTTCTTCTTCGTTTTCAATACGTTGCATTATATTTTTCTTTTGCCATTCGTAATACATTTTTGTTGGGTCATCACCAGATTCTATACCTGCAATTCCTGTCATTGCGGCGATATTGTCTGATGAAAAATCACCTTTAAGACCAATCAGATTTTTCATTGCATTGTCTCCAAGTGTTGCGTTAAATTCCTTTAATGCTGTATTTGCAATTTCATAATCATCAAAACCGGAAATAGACCCAAGAATGTCTTCTCTTGCATTTGAAGTCATTAATAACTTCATAGCATCATTATATTTCTGTTTCGTATCTGCAATAATTGCACCCTTTTCACCAATGAGTTTTAACATACTATCCATAGCTTCTACCGCTTCAATTGGGTCATTGTTTTCAATCGCTTGAAAATATGCAGTTTGATATTGATTCATACTATTAAATACCGATTCAAAGTTATCCATTTCACCAGAACCAAACGCAGTGCTGGCAAATCCTGAATTATATAATTTTTCATAGACACCGGCAATTTGTTCAAAACCATTTCCAACATTTTGAATTAATGGTGTAATAACTTCTGATTGTAATTTATCATAAGATTCATAACCAGCATCTAAAAAATCCTGACTGTTATTATTAACAGTTGCAATGGATTCTATATTTTTAATAATATTGTCCATTATATTATCATTGGTATGATTCATTATTTTTTCAAGATTTGTTTTTATATCATCTGTTGTATTTTGATATTCCGTCATTGCAAGTTTATGTTCAAGATTGCTACTTACCAAGTCGGAATATTGCATTATTCCTTCATTTACAAGTGTAAATAAATCATCCAATGTTACATCTGCTCTTAATGCGTAATCATCAACTTTAAATTCAGTGCTTGCATAATCCATATATTCTTCTAATGTTTTTCCATAAACATCTTCTATGAATTTACTAGCTTCTTCTTGTGTAAATTGATAAAGTTGATAATTACCCATAGCACCACCAGCATTATACAAGTATTTATCACCTTTTTGTGTAAGACTACCAATTTCTGCACCATAACCTGCTTCTGTTATTGATTTTAAGTAAGCATCACTTGCGTCAGAAGCCATTTGTCTTTTCTGGTCAGCACTATAGACATCATGCCAGTGTCTTGAGTGGAATCGTTTTTTAGTACTATATCGTCTATTAGATTCATTAATTACATTTTGATATGCTGTTGTTGCATCTTTTAATGATGTATCTGCACCAATATCTTCTAAGAACATTTTACCACGTTCGGTATCTAATGCTTCTGAAATATCAGCACCAAGTTTTTCAGTATTAACTGTACCACGTGAAGTATCATATAATGTTGCATATGTTCCTTCTTTTGTGAAATAATCCTGCCAGTTAAGTCTGTTCCCTGTTGCTTCATTATATTCAGACATCATATTGACCATCTGTGTATAAGCACCTTTTGCAATCGGTGATGTTCCACTGTATGTATGTTCTACATCTTTATATATATCTTTAAACATTGGAACTTGTTGGGTATGTCGTCCACCAAAAAATCTACTACCAGTTTTTTTGGTATAATATCCTACAAGTTCACGACCTACTAATTCTGATTCCGCAACAGTTTCAGTCAATTCTGTAGGATTCATCATGGCACGAAGATTTCCACTTTCAAGACCAAGACGTTCACCCATTGTTTTTGTTCTATAAAGATTTGCAATATCATGTACTTGTTTTTCGTTATATGTACCGTCTGAATGTTGTATGCGTTTTAATGTATCAATCCAATCACTTGTTATAGATATTTTAAGATTTTTTGTTGCTTCTTCAAGATTTTCTGTAGCCTGTAACATTCTGGTTTGCCAATCATACCATTCTTTTGTTTCTGGTACATAACCTTTACCATCATTAACAGAATACCATTCATTATTCAGTTTTTGAATTTCATTTCTATATGAAATCAATGGGTCATTTTTACCATATTTTGCAGTTTCATAATCAAGTTTTGCATTTTCAGTATCTAATTTTTCCTTTATTATAGCATCTGTGTTTTCAGCTACGGCATTTTTAGCATTACCTAATTCATCTGTAAGATTCATTATCTTTTCATTCAATTCTGTTAATGTATATGATTTACCATCGAATAAAGTTTGTGTAAAACCAGTATCATGACCATAATATTTTGAAGCTTGTGATTTATATTGGTCAAGTTCAGATTTAATCATATCAACCTTATCTTGTTCATGAACACCCATTTCAGTTAAATACTGCATATAATTGGTGTTTTGTAATTTATTAAGTCTTCTTTGTGAAGCATTATGTTCATCAGAAGCTTCACCAACAAGATTCCAGTATCTTTGAAGGGATTTTACAAATGAAGTTGCATCTGTGTTCATAATGGTTCGTTTAGTACCTTTCCATTTATGACCACGTTTACTTGTCCACATTGCAACGTCACCAAACTGATAATTCTTCAAAGCATCAAGCATTTCTGAATCTGCAAGATAATAATTACTAGCAAGTGTATTTCTATTTGCTACAAGTGAACTTCTGAGTGAATTAAATTCATCTCCACGTGCACGACCTTCGGCGGTTCTGTCTTTGGCTCCACCAAACCAGCCTTTTTTGCCAAGAACACTTGCAACTGCACCAACTACAGGTATTGCAGTACCAAGACTAGCTCCAAGAATCTTAGTTCCTGTTAATTTTGCGGCAACTTTAGCACCAGCAGTTTTACCAAACAATGTAGAAGTTAATCCAGTAGCAACTTTTGTAAATGAATTTGCACCTTTAAGGCTTTCAAATGTATCTGCTCCAATAGTACTTGCTGATGCAAGAGAATCTACAATGCCTTTACCAGACATCATATTACCTAAGAATGAACCTACAGAAGCACCACCGAATTTTGATTCTACATTTTCAACTGTACCGAACAATGTTCCAAATATGCCTTTTAATGGTGTTTGTTTTTCAGCACTATTACCACCATATTCAGTTAATGCTTTTTTACCACTAAACATATTAACAATGTTACCAACGCCTGGTAATGCTTTTGATGCAAGCTGAACATATTTATTTCCAGAAATACCGCTTGCAATACCACTTATAGGATTTGAACTACCAAGCATACTTGGCATATCGAATCCACCAAATGCGTCTGTAATTGTTTCTACTCCAGATATTCCTGATGTAATATTGTTTATAACTGGAGCATATACAGATACAGTTGATTGAACACCGTCTTTAACAGCTTCAAATATACCTTTCACATAACTTAATTCTTCTTTATTAACATTAACTATATCATTATTTTCAATTTGACCTGTTCTTGATATACTTTCAAAATTTGAACTTGGTTCTGTATAACCACCAAATTTTTTATAATAACCCATAACTTTCTTAACATAATCTTGGGTTTCTTTAAATGGTGGAATTTGACCATTACGTAATGATTCTCTGTCTGGTCCAGCATTATATGCGGCTAATGCCAAATCAACTCTTCCAAATCGTCTAAGCTGTTTACCAAGATATTTTGTACCACCTTTTATATTATCTTCTGGGTCAAAACTGTTTTTAACACCAAGTATTTTTGCTGTTTCAGGCATTAATTGCATTAATCCAACAGCACCTTTATTTGAAACAGAATTTGGATTAAATGAAGATTCCTGTTGTATTACCGCACGTATTAGATTTTCAGGTACACCTTCTTTTATCGAAGCTTCACGAATATATTCATCATATCTATGATTTTTTGAAACCTTACTTGATGTTCTTGTTATATTTGGGTTTTCAAAAGCATCCAACATAGAACCCATCTTTTCCTGATGTTGTACACTTCCATGAATCAATGTTTGTTCTTCTTTGTTTTCAATACGTTCTGCAACTTCTCTAATCTTATCAAGACTTGTGATAACAGTTAAAAAATTCTTATCATTTTCAACTTGGAACTTTTTAATATCATTAGATGTATTTACATTGAGTTCAGCAATAGAATTTTCAACACCAGCCATCGGATTTTCTTTTTCAGCGTTCATTGAAGAACCATATACAAATGACGTAAGCTGATTTGCTATTTCATTTGTATAAATTCCTACATAATTCTTTTTTATAGTATCACCAATATCTTTGAATGATTGTTTGAAAGAACCACCTTCCATAACCATTTTATCAAGACCATTCTTAATTGTCTGCTGTGTTAATTTCACAATTTCCTGAACGGCGTTGATTACCGCAGTTTTCATATCTGTGAATGAATTGATTGCTATATCACGTACCTTACGTACCATAGAACCAACATCATCACGTTCAAGACCTTCGTTTATTATATCTGTATAACGGCTACCTGCGGCATCACGGACTTTCTTATAAGGACTGTTCATCAATGAAGTCCAGTTCTGCTTGATTGCACCAAGACCCATCTTTCCGATATTCTTATTCTGGGCTTCTATATACATTCTCTGACTTACAAGATTATCATAGTATGCACGTTCTGCATTATAACGATTTGCAAGTTCTGTTAAAATCTGTTTTCCTGTGTCTGATAAATTCTTGTAATTTATATTACCTTCAGAAACATCAGTCATCATCTTATTCAAATCATCTTTGTATTCTCTCTGCATTTCATTCAGATATTCTGAAAATTCGTTTGTAGTAGAGAAATAAACAGAATACTGCAACATAAGACTGTCTGAAATGTCTGAGAACAATTCGTCTTCCATAGCCTTGCGTTTTGTCATTATGTAATTTACAATATCTGTCGGTGTGTATGTAGATGATTTCTTGGCAAGTGTTTCACGCATTATATCTACAGATTTAACAACCGTATCATAAATCATTCCATCTATGGACATTGCTTTATTAACAGCGTTGATACCAGCTATCGGAATCGTGAACATTGATTTATATACATTTGGTTCTGGTGTCTTTGCCATACTTTTCATTACATTAAAGATACTGCCAAAACTTTCAATACGTTTTATATTAAGTTCATCAATACCTTTTGCACCAAAATTACCGTAAGATGTTGTAAATGCCTTATCCATACTATCGGTTTTTATTCTTGTAGCAAATGCACTGCCACGCTGATATGCAATATCACTTATATTCTTTGCTATAGAATTTAACTGTTTGTCATAATTCAATGGTTCTGGGTCTGCGGCAACTCTATCAAGATGTATTTTATCAATACCATCTTTGATACCTGTAAGCTTAACAAGACCTGCTTTTATATCATTTTCAAATCGTTCATAATCAAATTCACCTTTTTCATTTTTATAAGATTCTAGTTGTTTATTGAAATCTTTTAATGCTTGTTCTGCTGTTTTTGAAGCAGTTTGTGCACCTTCAAGTCCTTTACTATCGCCTGTAAATAAACTTTTAACAAAATCAATTCCACCACCGATACCATTAAATGCACCACTTATTGCATTTATACCTGTTCCGATTTTTGTCTGACCAAACAATTTTGAGCGTTCTTCAGCAAGTTTTTCACGCTTCTGTCTGGCAATCATATCAACACTAACATCATCTGTTAAACCGTTTAAATATTCTGCAAATTGTTTTAAATAAAAAGTTTCTTTTTCAAATTTAACAGATTCTTTATAATCATTTCCTGAATATGTTCTTTCTGATACTTGATATTGTCCATTTGAATAATAAATGTCATTTTTGTTCTGTTTAATTATGTTAGAAAGAGATTCATCAGTTATTGTTTTAATATTTCCAGTGTTCCAAAAACTATTTGCATATTTTAAATAATTTTCTAAATCATTTTTTATAACATCGTCTACAGAACCACGATAACTAATATCACTACCTTCTATTAATCTGGTTTTTGCGGCATTTGAACCAGGAAGACCCATTTCTACAATCATTTGGTCAAATTCAACTTTTAATGAATCAATTATCGTATCAAAAATTTTACTATATGTATCAAAAGAAGAAATTAAATCATACAATGCTGTAGCCAATGCGGTTACACTTCCGACAATCAATACAAGTTTTGCACTTGCAATACCAACAAACCCTGCAACCGAACTGAATCCTTTTGCAAGTAAACCAACACTTATAACACTTGCAGTAATACCAGATGTAATGGCACCAATACCATTACCAATCAAAGATATTACATTTCCTGGTCCAAACAACCAAAGATAGAATAAACCTTTATCATTAAGACCTGTTTTCTTCAATGCTCCTACAACATCACCAATAACGTCCAATACAGTAATTGAAAAATTCAGAACCGTTTTTATAACTTCTGTAATCTTCTTTTTTATGGTATCAATCATAGGTTCAACAATTTTCTTTAATTCTTCAACACTTTCCAGAAGTTTCTGAACATAATCTACAACTGTTTTAACGTCCAATAAGTTATCAACATACTTAACAGATTTTGCAAAAAATTCCAAAGCAGATGTAAACATTTCTGGCAATGAATCAAATTTAACATCAAATATCTGTGAAAATATATCTTTTATTTTCATAGCCATATCTTTGATGGAATTATATACATTGGAGAATACGTCTGAAAGTCTTTGTGCAAATGATTTACCAGAATCACTGGTTACAAAATCCAATACAAGATTACGTATCTTTCTGAAATCTTTTGCAACTAAATCATAAAATCCAGAATTACCTATATTTGCTTTAAATAAATCGATAGCACCTTTTATTTTTTCAATTATGACTGATATAGTATCAGAAACTTTATTTATAGTCGATACGTCCAAGAATGTGTCAAAATAATTTTCAAGAGAATCCAACAATGCCATTGGGTCAGTCTTTACAGCGGCAAGACCCATTGTACCACGAACATTCATTATATTTGCAGTCGGCAAGTCGAATCTTCTCTGTAATGAACGCAGGTCACCAGCAAATGCGTTTCTCAATGAGAATATGGCATCTGATGATTTCTGGTCTGGACGCATTGTTGTCATTGCTGTGATTACCTTGAACATCTTGGTCATCAATGCATCTGATTTTTCTCTGTCATTTGATTTCAATATTGTCTGAAGTGTAGGGATTGCAGACATTTCACTCAATGTTTTCACAGCCTGTGTATAATCAATAGGCATACCTCTTGTTATGCTATATACAGAATTTATCATCTGATTTGATTTTGTTGGTGATTGATAAACACCTGTAATTGCGATTGTCTGTTTTCTGTATATATCTGTTGCACCAACTATAGATTTACCCATCGCAGCAAATCCTACAACAAACCCTGTAACTGCGGCAGTCACAGTTGCAACAGCACCAGTTATAGCGATTGTTATATTCTTGATTACAGTGCTGACAATACCATAAATCTTGCTGAAAGCAGATTCAAGCATCTTGACACCGCTTGAAAACATACCTTTGACACTGCTTACAAAACCAGATAATGATTTCTTCAGATTAGCAAAGTTGAATACCTTGTTGAACATAGTATCTAAATCTATGAATTTAGATAATTCCTTTAATTTACCAAAACCACCCTGTCTGACTTGTTCATAATCAATATCAGCATTTGTATTAAAGATATGACCGATATTGTGATTGAATTTTTCCATTGCTGGAATTACTTTCTGTTTATATTTATCTTCAAGTTTAGCAATTTCTTTAGCACGTTCTGCAATTGTACCAGTAATATAATTGTCCAACTCTGCATTTAACTTATCAATTTCTCCTCTTAGGTATTCTTGATTTGCTTTTGTTTTTGTTGTACCAAGCAATGATTCTTGAAATTTTAAAGCATTTTTTATTCTTTCAACTTCTGTTTTTTCTATATCTGTTAATGAAAATTTACCACTTCTGCTGAGTTCAGGTATTTTATACTTGCCGAATATAGATTTATAAGTAGAATCTCCAGCAAGCATCTTATCTGCCTGTTTAATACCTGATTTGATTTCTTTTTTAGAATCTCTTGTCATTTTTTCGATTTCTTTTTCCTGACGTTTTGCTTCTTTTGCAGTATCGCTTTCAGACATTTTGATTCTACGTGCAGATTCTTTATATGCGTTGATTGCTTCTACAATACCTTTAACTGCCTGTTTAAATTCTTCATCGCTTGCATTTAAAAGAGTGTCAGCAGTATTAAACATATCACTGATATGTCTAAGTTCCGCAACATCTCCAAATTGCCCCATTTTGACTATATTATTATTAGCATCATGCACATTCTTGTCATTAAAATCACCAAGAGAGCGTTTTAATTTATCAAGTGTTTCATTTCTAGTTAATGTTACTTTTTCAGATTTTTCATCTTTTCTTCTTTGATTTTCCTGTTCTCTGAATAATTCACGTTCGGCTTTGATAAGTTCTTTTGTTCGGAATACCATCTGTGCTTTTATTTCAGCCTGTTCTTCCAACAATTTCAAAGTCTGCATTGGATTTGTACCTTCAATATTTGCTTTTGCTATCTTATCTCCAATTGAATTAAATTGTTCTTGTAATATTAATAAATTTAAATCAGCACGTCCATTATTCTCATCTATAAAATCTCTATAACTTCTTTGTTCATTACCTATTTTATAATTCTGAGAAAAATATCCATAATCGTTATCAAATAGTTTTGTATCTAATCTACCAGAACGATATTTATATGTAATATTCTGCCATTCCATCGGTGTAACTTCTGGATTTGATGAATTATTAAATTGGAACTTATAAAAATCACTCATATGTTTCAATATATGAGTTGCTGTTTCATTCAGTTCCATTATTTGTTTTAAAGTAGCAAGACTATTATCTTTATTAACATCACCGAGGTTTATTTTCCATTCCTGTGCATTTTTATCAAATTTTATAATAGCACCAGTGTTTGTTAGCGGTTTATCATGTTCTGCATTAATAGGTCTACTGTTTTCATCTTGACCTGCAATTATAAATTTATTTGAATTAACACCTTGATTTGTATTTCTTGCTGTATTTCCAAAATATTCAACTGGGAAATTCTGACCAGTATATTTTGTTGGTGGTTTCTGTTCTTTCGGAGGTTCATTTCCACCTTTGCCAGAATCACCTGTACCACTTTCTATAGTTTTCTTTGTGTTATTAACAGCATTATTTATAATTTCTTCGGTCTTTTTAACTGTATCTGCACTATTAACAGTTTCCTTAACAGTGTCTTTAACAGTTTCACTTATCTGTTTAGCATTTGCAACAGCACTTTTTAAATCTTCTATAAATTCATTAGCTTTGTTTATATCTTCTTGTAAAGGATTATCGACAGATAGTTTATTAAATAATTCTTGACGTTGATTTTTAAAACTATTTTTTAAATCAGATTCTTTAATCTGATTCATCAAATCTCGTACACTATTAAACCAGTTATCAACATCAAATCCACTTGGAACAACTTGTGTCTGTTCGTCTACTACAGAAGATTTAAATATTGTTAATGCGTTCTGAACATAATCTTTCTGATATGAATCCATTACAGACTGTTTTTTCTTTTCATCACCTGTAGATACAGCATCATTCATATTTTTTATGAATCTTTGAAAATTAATTTTATCTAATCCTTTTAATTGTTTTTCTATATTTTCTGACGTAACATATTGATTTATTTCTTTAACAACTTCTTCAAATGTAACTTTTTTATTATTTCCAGATGAATGTTCAGCCATAATCATTTCTTGTTTATAGCCACCAGTAGAACCATTAACTATAAATGGATTCTTACCAGAATTTACACGAGCCAATACATCACCATAAGATGTTATAGCTGATTCAAATGCTAGTTTAAATGCGTTTGCACTATTGTCAATAGCTGATTCAAACTGGGTTTTAAATGTATCTGCAAGTGATTTTATACAGGTTTCAAAATTATTAATTCCTGCACATTGTTCTTTAACTTTATCAGAAAATTCTGCACGTATTTTTTCATCAGAATTAGCACTTGGTATTCTTCCCAATGCACCTTTTAATGATGATTCTAAATTTTTAAAATCTTCTTTTGATTCTGGGTCTAATGAATCATATACTTCTAATAATGTATCTATATCAAATTTTGAAAGATTATCATAACCAATTTTACGTAAAGTTTCTGATATATTTTTAAGATTTTTAATTTTATCAGTTGTATTATCATAAGGTAAATTACCTATTTTTTTACCCAATTCTTCAACTTCTTTAAATTTATTTAATTTTTCTTCCGAATCTCCAGTAAAAAAATTATAAAGTTTGTTTTTATAGCGTTCATTTTTTGTATCTGTACCAAATGTCCAAGCGTTCATAATATATTCTATATCAAAAGGTGAATAATTAAAATCAGTAACGTCTATATTGTTTTCTTTAAACATCTTTTTAACATACTGTAATTGTAATAATGCACTGGAGAAGTCATTATTTTGATTTATATTATCAATTATTCTTATAATTTCACTAGAAGTTATACCTTTTTTTAATTTATGCTGACCCAAATTTTTAATAAGCATATCTTGAGACGCTACTATATTTTCACCATTCATCAATCCAAACAATGACGCAAATGATTTAAGTGTTTCATCATTAATTGAACGTGTATATTTTCTATCAATCAATGTATCATTAACTCGCTTACCGCCAGTAATATTTGACAATCCAGATACATAGTTTTTAAAACTTCTTGCAAATACTTCATGAGCATCATTAATATAACCATGATGTTTAACATTAGATTCTGCATATTTTGATGTTGAACGTGTATCAATATTTTCAAAAACATGTAATAATGCTTCTGCTTTTGTTATTGATGTATTATATATTTCATCAATTTCCTTAGACTGTTTATTAAATTGTTCTTGAGTAATTTTGCCAGATAATTGTTTATCAAGTAATGAATTTTTTTCAATCTCATATTCCGAATCTTTATTTTTTTTAAGATAATTTATTTTACCTTTTAATTTATAAATCATTTCTTCAACAGTCATTTCATCTTTATATTCTACACCAATATCATTTAAAATTTTTTGTAATATCAGATGTCCATATTCATGAAATAATGTTGAATTTAAATCATCAGGACGGTATTTATCTCGTTTAGTTGAAGCAATTACAGAATTTCCTAATCGTACAAATCCAGCAACATCACTGTCTTCATCTTTCTTTTTATACCCACGTTTATCAATAACACCATTTTCAAATCCTATAACTTTTACAGCTTGGTCTAAATATCCTTTTTCTCCTTCTTTACCAACAACAAGCTTTAAATGTTTGTTATTTAAAGAAGTCAATGTACCTAATAATTTGGGGTCTTTATTTAATGCTTTTGCTAATAATGCCAACTGGTCGTATATTGCATCTTTTTCAGCACGGTCTTTATTTGCTTCGTCTTGACCAAATGCACTGCTGTCAAGTTCTACACCAAAGGTCTTCCAAATGTCAAAAGCACCCTTATGCTGATTTACACCTCTGTCAAGAGTATCAAGAGTTTCATCAATGGCTTTATTCAGACTTACAAATTGATTATCTATTTTTTCTGTATTTGCAGTAACTTCTGCTTGAACATGTATTGTTTCATTAGTAAGTCCTGCATTATCTATAGAATTTATCAACTTTTCATAGGTATTCTTTTCTTCATTTGTTAAAAGTCCGTCATTATCAGCCATTTTAAATTCTCCAATATCTAAAATCAAATTAGGCTTCATATATGGTCATATAATGCTTATCCGCATTTATAACCACGATATGAAGCCTAATGTTTCTTTGCCTTTCTCCGTGCGGTTTCAAGTTCACGTTCAGTCTTCTTACGCTGTGCAAGAATCCTTACACGGTCTACGGTCATAATTTTCTCGAATAAGCATTGTCTATCCCACTCATCTTCAATTTTATACAAATTAAAAATAAAGTCAATAGCACTAAAACTTATGCCGAGAACTTCACCCATACCAGCAACGATTACCTGGTTTGAACATTCCTGAAACAGTTGCCAAGCATATATATTACTAGCCCATAAATCTGGTTTACCGTATGGACATATTTTATCTTTTGATGGGTCTTCGCATGGTGGAACGTCATTTTTAACATCCCACCAATAATGCTGACAAGATTCACAATCTGTAGCATTTTCTCGAAAAACCCATTCGGCAAATGCTTTTAGTTTTTTACCTGTTCCTTTTGAGCAACAATCCCTTTAAAGTTTTCAGGGTCACGAACCTGTTCAAGAATCCAAGTATCAATACCATTACCAGAAGATACAAGTTCTTTTAGATTTTCTTCGTCAAAATCTATTTCTGTATCAATACCATTTTTCTTTACAACTTCGGGGTCGATTGGCATCTGTGTCTGTAACCATCCAAGAGTAACGCCTTTCCAGCCTGTTACACAGGTACGGCAGATTTCATCACGCAAAGCTTCATAATCTACAGATTCTTCTTTCTGATGTGTCTTAGGATTAAACTTAGTCTTTGTGAACTGTTTGTTCAAATCGTTAAGTTTCTTTCTATCGACATATTTTAATGTGAAAGAAATATTTCTGGAATCGTCATAGACGACTTCGGTTTCGTTTACGCTTTTAGCTTTGATGTCACTAAGATTTAGCTTCATATCAAATTCTCCTAAAATAAAATCTGGTTGCAGTATTAATATACCACAACCAGATTTTATTTGCAACCCAAATTTTATTAGGTTTTAGCAAACTTATTATGAACCAGCAACTTCAGTTGGCTGACCTTCAAGTGCAGTTTCAGTTGTATTTACAAATTCTACAATTACATCTGTACCATCTTGGTCGTCTGAAGTATCATCATCAAAATATTTTGCTTGGAATGTCAGATTTAAATTGATTCCTGAAGGAGAATCGATTGTTGGTGAATCACCACCAAGTTTTACACTTGGAAATGTAAATCTAATCTTTTCTTCATTAGGATTTTCAAATACAAACATCAATGAACATTCAAGACCTTTCTGATAAATTCTATAAAGGTCTACATCTTCAAAGAACATAGTCCAAGAACCAGTACACTGTCTTGTTCCATATTCAGCAGATGCTCTTTCATCTGAACCAATTACATACCCATCGGTTTCAACATTGTTTGTAATTGTAATATTACCATTTGTAATATTACCAAGAAGTTCCCAATGTTCATCTGCGGCAATTTGTGTTGTTCCATCTTGAGCAATACGTGCAGGACGTTTAATATATACCTTTGCTTGATAACCTGTATAACCATCTTTAAAAGAATATGAAGCAGTTTTACCAGCAAATTCATCTGATGTATTTACTTCTTCACCTGTACCTATAAAATTCCAAGTAATATCATGAAATCCTTCCTGAATTATATTCAGTGTCATACTGTTTACACGGCATCCACGATATACAAATCTTTGTCCAAGTGATGTAAATTCTTTTTGAATACATAATCCTTCAAGTGTATCGGCTCTACCTTTTAATGTAAGAATCTTTTTAGAAGATTCGTCACCAAGAGCAGGTTCATAATTTGCTGTATCACTAGAATCTGTATGGTCTACACCAGTAGTTCTTGATATATCACCATCGCCATTTTTACCCAATAAATGATGAAAAAGAACTTCCTGACCTTCTGGTAAAAAGTCTGTTACAATATCACCTTCAACGGCTTTATTACCTTCACCAAGACCTACAACGGTTCTCTTGTCGTTGATTGTTTCAGACTGGAACTGATTCTTGGTACCGCCAAGAGAACAAGAACGAATATTTAAACCATAAACATTGCCCAAAGGATGGGTTGTATCGAATTTATGTTTCCAAACGACTTCCTGGGCAAACTTAACACTGGTCTTTGCACCACTGGCTCTCATATTATATCTCCTTGTTTAAAAATATTAGAAATCCAAATTGTCATGTGCCACATAAACTATCTCGAAGTTCATCATGACACCACCATACGGATAAATCATATTATCAACTGGGTATTCCGAGAGTGGAACTATGTAACTGCACATATTACCGAGTTCCACGTCTTTAAGTATAGCAGTAAAAACATCTTTTTGCAAAGAGTTCATCAATGTAGACAGATTTTCGCCCTGTTTCTGAACGCATACAAAACCTACAATTTGAATTTGAAGCTTGTTTTCAAATCCTCCCCCAACTAGTTGTTGCCATTTATGTGACTTTTCATTAATAATAATCCAGTTGTACCCGTTCTTTTTTATATCATCTTGTGTTATATTCTCAAATTGTCTGTCTATATATCCTACATCGTTATTATAATGGTAATTAACGCCTGTAACCTTATCTGTAAAAGCTACATTCTTTTTCTTAATTGTACCCATCAATTTTTCGATATATGCAAGAATTGTTTCTTTCTTTGATTGGACAATTCCATTTGTACTTTTGGTTCTAGCCATTTTATATACTCCTGATTAGATTTTTTTATAAAGTTCATCAAGTTCTTTTTGATATGATTTAATTCTATTTGCTTGCATCCTATTAATAATAGGATTTTTAGATGGTTTTTGACTCATTAAATCATCTATCATACGTGATAATTCAGTTATTCGATTTGATATTTTTATAAATTCATCATCAATTTCTTCTTCAATTTCGGTTTGAACTTCTTCTTTTACTTCTTCAACTGCTGTTTCAACAGCTTCTTTTTTAGCTTCTGTTTTTATAATTTTAACTTCTGGAAGTTTCTTTTCAAGGTTTTTAGCTTTCTCAGAAACTTCTTCCTTTTTAACTTGAACACCCTGTTTTAAACGTCTTTTTTCTTCTCTTAGTTCGGCATTACGTTTTTCCAATGCTTTAACACGGTCTTCTCTTTGTGGTGACTGGTCTATATCAGCACGTAATCTTTCAAGTGTATTTATCGTTCTATTTTTTTCTTCAATATTCTTACGTTTGATTTCTGCATTTTGTTCATCATGTTCTTCGTGAAATTTTTTATATTTCTGATATTTCTTATTCTTTGGAATAGTTTCCAATGCTTTTTTTCGTTCGGCTGTAAGCTTTTTACGATTCATCTCCATATATTTTTCTTTTGCTTCAACTCTTAATCGTTCAGTCTTTTCTTCCAATTCTGCTATATAGTCCATCTGTTCTTTATAATTACCAAGCCATTGCTGGTATTTACGTTTTTCATGTAGTTTTTCATTTATCTTTTTTGTTTTTTCTGTATCAATTCTGTTTGCTTCATTCAAATCATCAAGTTTCTTCTGTAAGTCTTCCATTGATTTATCAATCATAAGTAATTCTTTACTTATTCTTGTTGATTTTCTTTTACAGCTTGTAATTATATTTGTATTATTTTTTATTGTACTTTCCAAATTTATTGATTTAAGTTCTTTATTACATCTTATGATTATTTTATTTTCTTTATCTATATCTTTTCTAAGATTATCTAAAATAGAATTTGCTTCATTTCTATATTTTTCAATAGTTTCTCTTACAAATGTACGTAATCCTATACCAAAATAACCTTCTGTTGAAGCTTCAATTTCAACATCATCAGGATAAACTGCACCAACAAATTTACCTGTTTCATCATAAGTCTTACTGTTTTTAACAAGTTCTGCACCAGGAATAGAAATCTTTTTTGAAGCACTGTGTCTACCTGCATGTGCCACATAAGCATTACGACCACGTTCTGCCATCTCAATAATACCATGCGAACTAAGCATGTAGTTCATTATCTTACGTGGACCTTTTGGATATTCAACTTCATAATCCATACAGAATTTCTGATTTTCAAACAAACCCCATCCATCACCCTCTTTATCATAATATTCGATATGTTTCGTTTTCTTATCATAATATAATTTATGTGAGTTTGCATACGTCATAAAAATACGTGGTATTGTAAATCCACCACAAGATTTTTTTATAAAGTTAAAAATCTCTTTGTATATTTCAAAGTTTCGTTCATTAATCTGACTACTATCACCAACTATTTTAGTTGTTTGTACACTATGTTCTATCAGAACATCACCACGATATATTGTTGTTTCTATATAATCTTCTTTATCAAGTTCGATTGTTTTCTTAGCAAGCCAACCTGCCTTTTCTTCATTTAATGGTTTCTTTCTTTTCTGTGCTTCTAATTTTTCAAGTTCTAATGTATTAACTCTGTTTCTAATATCTATATTGTTATTTTCTGCTTTCTCTCGTTTATCATTAGTTGCTTTCTGTTCTTTTTCCAACTTATCTTTCTGTTGTTGATATGTATTTAATTTTGCAGAAAGTCCACGCACCTGTTTTTCATATATACTTGTATCACTACCAAGCAATTTTCTTAGTTCTGGTGGTATTTTTTCGATTTCTTTTTTATATTCTCCGATTTCTTTTTCCAACTGAACAATTTTATTTGGATAATATTGAACTTTTTTATATACACCAGAGCCACTGAATCCTTTTTCTTTTAACGAAGCCTTTGCGTTATCCAATTCTTTTTTAGATTCTGTATATTTTGTATATAATGGATTTTTATCTTTATCTGTATAACCATATTGTGCTTGTATATCAGTTACTTCATCATGTGCGTGATTAAGCTTATATACAAATTCTCTATATTCTTTTTCCTGTTTTTCTGTTAAAGTAACAAGACCAGCATTAACATCAATCTTATATGCCTCTTGCAACTGACTATTAATATTTTTTAACTGCTCTTTCTGTGTTAATTTACTCTCTTTGATACTTTTTATTATATTTTCATTTGTTTTTAATTCTTTATTAATTTCTTTAATTTTCTTTTTGGCATCATCGTCCAATTTAATAAGTTCTTCTGCCGATTTTTTAACATCTGATGCATCTTTTGCAACAGGGTTTTTTACGACAGAAGAAACTTTCTTAGTCTTGGAATTTATTTTTTTAACAACTTTAGCCACATCAAGCCATCCTATTTACAATATTCTGTAAGTTCGTAATAATTGCATTATATTCAACTGCTCTTGCAAGCTGACGTTCATCTTTTCTATTAGTTTCAGAAACACCCATACCACGTCTGTCAAAATAGAAGTTATTGCCGTTATTCGCTTTTAATGCCTGTTTATATTGTCCGTCACGTTCAAAGAACGAGAAAAAGTCAAACAATACAGGTTTAAATATTTCAGGTATTTCTTCTATTGTTCGATATGCTTCGTATTCATACGGAATTTCAACACCATCATAATCTGGAGCAGGTAACAGTTCAAAATTACAGTAATCTAGCATATTGGCTTCATAAGGAATAATCTTACGCCACAAATGCTTGGTATATAGATTTGTATAAGCCTCCATTACACTAGGCTGTGTAACACTACTATCAACCATATTCAGCGTATCTGTACCCAATCCTGTATTTGCAGGATTATGCTGTTTAACGTCCTTATTATAGAATATCTGACGTAACTTGATTATATCTTCTTCTTCAGCTTTATATCGTTCTTGTCCAGCTACGCTTATAACAAAACCTTGAGAAATCTTTGGATAGGCTTCGCTAATAACACGTACACACTGGTCAAAATACACATCATTCGGACTTTCTGTTATATCAACACCATAAATTTCGTTAAATTCTGTTATAAGCGTATCTTTATTCATTTGATTTCCTCTTTCTAATAATCAATATTGACATATTACAATGTGTTTTAAAAAAATTCATTTTTGAACTCAGTTGTAATAATCGTTCACATTTACCACAATAAACAACATTAAATGTTTTTAACACGCTAAATAAATGTTGCATATGATTATAATTTTTATCAACAAATATAATTGTACCATTATCAGCAATTGAATTTATAATATGTTCAATATATTTTAACGGATTTTTATAATTACTTATTATATTATAACATTGAATTGCTTCAATATTATGCTGATTATACTTATTTATATCCATATCAAATATATTATCATTAACGCAATATTCACCAGCATTATAAACTTTTTGTATATCAACAAAATAGCCTATAACCGAACGATATTCTTCTGATAATATATTTGAATTTGAATCATATATTTTATTATTATTTTCTACATTATTGATTTCAACAGTATCAATTGAATTATTTTTACGAGTCATATTAAACTCCAATTAATTTTGTTAATTTATATGATATATCATTCAAAACACTTTCTTCATTAAAATGATGAAAACATTTACCAGTCCATTTACATTGACTACCCGTTCCACAACAATGTTCGTTACATCCACAATATGTTTTCATATCAATATATAAAACAGAATTATCTTTATACAATGGATGATAATTTAATCGTTCTTCTGGTCTTGTAGAACCAAATATACACAATGTAGGTGTTTTTGTGAAATGTGTTATCCAAAACGCACTACTATCATATGTAATACATGCTTTCATACGTTTAATATTTCCAAATAATTCTTTTACAGTCAATTTTCCACAAGAATTAATAATGTTATCAGATTCCCAACCATAATTACAATCAGCATCAAATATCATACATTTATATCCATTTGATACAATTCGACTTGCTATTTTTTTAACAAATCCAGTATCAAACATTCTAACTTTATTCATCGCACGAATCTGTAATCCGACAACAATATCTTCATCGTCAAACAGAATATTTGAATTATCATCGTCAAATGACCAATCCAATTTTACTGTTTGTGGAAGTTCAAGAAAATCTTGATATATTTGAACCCTATTTATATAACTATACACACTTCCAATTTCGTGGTCACGCTCAAGAACATTATTTAATTTCAATATGAAATCATATTTTTCAGGACATTCATTTACAAAATTTATATCTTTAAATATATCATTTATTACATTATAATATCTGTTTGTTTGATAATAAACATTTTTAATATTATAAAATTTTTTTAATTGCCGTAACACAGGAATTGCTAATATAACATCACCAAGTCCTGCATCACGATGAAACACGACTTTGTTTGCATTTTTTAATATTTTACCATCTAAAAATGGTTTAAATAATTTATCATAATTAATACTATATTTATTTGAAACTGGAAAAATTGAATTTGATTCGACACGTCCAAATTCGTATAAATTACTCATTGACGGCAATAATATACTCTTTCCAAAATTAATATATTTATCATGTTTAAATTGCATAATTAGAATTATCCTTTTGTTATCCATGCAATAGAAATATTCTTATGGTCGTGCCAGTATTTATGATTGAATAATCTATATCCATAATCACATAATCTTACATGCACACCTACCATGTTATTTACAGTATTTCTTAAATCAGCAGAAGTATCTACAATAAAACATTTACCGCCAAGTTTCAATTTTAAAAGAACTTTCTGAATCATTTCAGGTTTCTGTTCTGAAATCATATTGTAGCAATGTACTGCTTCAAGACTACCATCAGCAACCTTATCAAGTTCGCTGTAATCAAGGGTCTTGAAACTGCCTACACTATATTTACCTATGGAAACACCATTTTTGACTGGTACAAATTTTCTTGCAAGAACACAGTATTCGTCTGGAAGTACAGTTGGTGTATTCATTTCCAATTTACTTCCATCTTTCTTTTCAGCAGTAAATTTACCTGTACTTTCGTCATATGAATGTTTTACAGCAGGGTTTTCTACTTTCTTTGGTTTTATAGGTTCATCTTCATCTAAATCTATACTAATTATTTCATCAGCAACTTCAATAACTGGCTGTGCTGATTCAGTCTTTTCGACTGGTACAACATTTTCTACCTGATTATTAACTGTCTGTTTTCTTCTTCTTGGAGCCATTTTAATTCTCAACTTTCATAATTTTATCAATATCAGTTGCGATTTCTTCAAGAACCTTACCGTAACTGAAATTATTCATACAGATTGCGTGCTTGAGGCAGTAATTGCCAGTACCACCACAATCATATTTACAACCGCAATATTTACGCATATCAACACCCAAAGCCTTTCCAAACTTCTTTAAAGGGTGATATTCCATACGTACACATTTCGGTGTAGAACCAGCGATAACAATAGTTGGAACTTTCGCATAATGTGAAAACCATAAAGAACCTGTATCTATCGTTATACACATCTTACAGTATTTCATATTGGTAATCGCCTGTTGTACCGTAGTTTTTCCGTGTGCATATATGGCATCAATATCTTTCATTACAGGAACATCATCTACAAAGAGAAGTTTATAACCCAAGAAATTCAGATATTTTGCAAGATACCACACAAATGATTCAGACAGTTTACGAACAACAGTTGTTGAATACAACGCAAGAAATACAACTTTATCCTTAACAGGGTCGAACAGCATTTTTGATTTGTCTTCTTTGAAAGAGAAATCTAATTCCTTTACTTCAGGCAGTCCAAGAAATCTCTGATATAGTGTGAATCTTGGAACATCTGTAAGACCAAGCAACAAACTATGGTCTTGTTCAAGTAATCCGTTCTCTCCGTCTATATAATAGTCATATTCTCCATCATATACCTTAACGACTTCCAAATCAGGAAACATATCGGGTTCTATCACGTGTTTTGTCGTTCCAAATTCAAGTATAACACGGCGTATATTATAATGCTTCTTCATCTGTCGCAAGACAGGAATACACATAAGAATGTCACCTACTGCGTGAAATCGGTTAAAAACAACGGTATCGGCATTATACAGACAGTTATGGTCGAATACTTCAAAACCAGCTTTAAGATAACTTTCTTCATGCTTGCCATAAAGAACATGATTATGCTTCACAGTCTTATGTTCAAACAATGCAATTATCTTGTCTGGTATCGGTTTTACACCACCTCTGTTTATATAATAACCCATTCTCTATGTTCCCCTTATATCAAAAAGCCCTACGGCTTACTTAATTGTAAACCATAGGGCTTTGTTTAGTCAACCATCAATTATTATGATAGAGGTTCTTCGATAAGCTTGATTACACCGTAGCAGTCAGGAGCGATACATTCCATAGCGGCTCTTGACATCATAGCCTGTGTCTGTCTGAATGTGTTAGGATTCAAAACAACAGGAGTCATATATGCAAGTTCGTATGGAGAGAATACGAAACCGCTATCCATCCAACTTGTACCATTGTAACCTACGAGAACGTCTTTTGCATGAACGTCAACATAGACTTTGCATACATTCTTGAATGTACCTGCTAAGTATCTGCCAGTAGTGATATTACCACTTTCCATAGTCATTTCTGTATCAAAAGCGTGTAATTTTCTGAATAATGCTCCAAGTTTTACAGGAATTACTATGAAGTTAGGTCTTACATAGCGTTTTTTGTAAATTTCAGTTGCAACATCTTCAAATACTTCATAGAAAGTATTGAGATAAGCTTCACGGTCAGCCCAAGAAGCTGTGTAGTCAGACAACTGATTTCCACGATAATCCATATCGAAAGTCTTTACGATTGGAGTTCTGCTTACAGTAACGGGTGAACCAGCCTGTGCAGATGCAAGTCTTGATTTGAGAGCGTCTGAATTAGAAAGTGCGGCTTTATACATTCCTGCTATAATGTTGGTGTCCCATTCTCTAGCGATTTCCTTAGAGAGTTCTCCACCCATTATGCTCATGGCGTTCATTCCATGATAAGCCATTAAATCCTGTTGAACTTCCATAGTGACGTTTACTTTGAGTTTCTTTTCTTTTGTGAAAACGTCTACATTGGAGAGTTCCATTCTCAATTCACGAATATCTGGGTCTTCTTTGCCAGTTGAAGCATCGTAACCTACATATTCGTAGCTGTCTGCATAGTTTCCAGCACCAACAATACCTTCATTTGTTTTCTGACCAGCGGCGATGTTTTCTACATCATTTCCTTCGTAATCACCAGCATTGGTGTAAGCATTAGAACGAAGAATATCCATATAGAATATCTTGTATGATGGCTGTGGAATTGGTTGTACAGAAACGATTTCACGAGCAATCATGTTGGGGAACATCTGAGTAATCATAGCAACAGTGTTCTTGATTATGAAAGCTCTGCCTTTACCGTATGGGTCTGCACCAGTACCACCAATACCTACTGGATTGGTAACACCACCGATTGTACCAGAACCACCAACAGCAGTCTGACCACTGGCGGCAGTTGTAGCTTCGGTTACTTGATTAAGGTCGAATGTTGCGTAGTCAACTCCGTATCTGCGGCAACCTTCTTTTACAGTGTTGTCGATTAATACTGCGAGTTTGTTCTGTTCAAGTTCGGTTTCATGAGCATCGCCACTTGGATGTTTGATGCCGTCAATGAGATGTCCGTACTTTTCCATTAAACGTGGATTTCTTTCTAGGAAAGAGGGATTCTTAATGTCGTAAATATCAGCGTATGACATATTTGTAGTTTCCTTTCGTAAAATTATTTAACTTTGGCACCAAAATTGGCTAAATAATAATCTTTAGTCATTGGGGCGAGTCCTGAAATATGACGCATTTCGTTTCTACCATTAAAATCGGCATACTGTGCTGGATTCAAACCATCATGTAGATTTTCTTCCTTCTTTTCTGCTGATTCGTCAGTCTGCAAAGTCTTACCAGTTGCAGGAACAGTAGATTTTTCTTTCATTTCTTTAACAATTTTGGAATTGTTTTCGTAAACGGTTTTGACATCTTCTTTTGAAACACAGTTGTCAAAAACATTCTTGAAAGATTCAAGTGCGAAGAAATCTGGGTCAGAAACTTTCAACTGTTCGATGTAAGCTTCTTTTTCTTTTTTCGCAAACTCGATTTTACTGTCATTAATCTGTTTTTCAAGACTTTCGACTTTCTTAGTTGCTTCTTCAAGCTTCTTGTTCAATTCGGTAATTTCGGCATCTTTAGCCTGAAGTGCTTCGGATTCCTGAATTACTGTGAACTTGTCTGGAGCCAATTCTTTAACAGATTCTACAAGTTTGTCAAATGCTTGTGATTTAGCATTAACAGATTCGTTGGCTGTCTTAACATTGGCTTCGAGGTCTGTTATTTTGGTTTCAAACTCTTTTTTAACATCGGCACAGGCTGATTCTGCAATCTGTTTGCAAAATTCAGGATATTCCGATTTAAGTTCTTCTATGTTTTTAGCCATCGAAGATGTTCTCCTTTGTAAAGATTCCATGTGCAGTTTCATATACATCTCGGTGTCGAGAACCGCAGGGTCATCGACAAAATCAACAGACTGTAATTCCCAGTTGGTTATTTTTTCTACTGTCTGTTTGTTACCATTAGAATCAACCCATTCGTAATCTTCTGATTCACCTGTTCCACGAGTGGAAACACCAATCTTGGAACCAGCATCCAGAATAGCCTTTAAATTACGTCCACTGTCTGTGTCTAATATCTGTGCAGTATAATAGGCATAGCCATCGTCCTGAACATCTGTTATGGATAACAATAATCCAGCAGAGCGTTCAAGGCTTGGACCTTCAAAGAATCCCGGATGGTCGCAAAGCATACGAATACGCTTTTCTTCAACCATAGGTCGAAGTTTTGCGATTGCGGCATTTGCAACTTCTTTTGGATAAATTCTATGATTACGATTAGGTATATCGACTCTTGTAAAAGGTCCAGAAATTATATACTTACTAGGTGCTTTCGCATCAGTCTTATTTGCTTCTTCGACCTTTTTTATATCAAGCCAATATATTTCATGCAGTTCTTTCATAATGATTAATCTCCATTAATTATACTAATAAATTATAATCTATTTGTCAAATTTTTTAATTCTGACAAACGTGTAATATAAAGGATTTGGTATATTTGCAATTACAGAAGCTTTATAAATACGCATAAATTCATCAATATATTTATCGTTAAAGCCCTGTTCTTTCAATCGTTGTTTAATAAGGCTATCTCTCATCTATATTGCTCCTGTCAACAAATACGTGCATTGTGTCTTGATTTAATGTTATACGTTCACCAGTAAGTGTCATACATACAACATTACCAGCATTGTGATAATCGACTTTTGCATAAATCTGTTCATTTTTATGAAAGACTGATACAATATCACCGTGATTTAATCCAGAATAATCAGTTATATATTCAAAGTTTTCCGACTTCATAAATGTATTAAATTCGGATAAATATGTAGAAACAGGCAGTTTTATATTAATTGCAAGGTCATTGAAATTTATATAACCTTTCATAATATCTTTAACATTATTTGCAAACCTGTTATATTTCGGGTCTTTTGTCCGTGCATACTCACCCTTATAGTAATAATACTGTTCAAGCCAAGTATTTATACTGTCATATTCATAATCCTGTGGTACATTCTTCCTACCATTAACAGAATTGAAATTATTAAGTACAAAATCAAGATATTCACTGTTGTTATCATATCTTAATCTGCATTTACAATTACATAAACATTCTGTATATCCAGACTTGGGTATCGTAGGCAACGCCTTTTTCGTATATGGACTGTTGTGTGCCAATGACAGACAGCTATGACAATGCTTGTCAGTACTCCCTAATATCCAGTATATATGTGAATCTTCTGCAAGATATGCTATGTTTCCGAATGTAAAAAGACTGACAAGACTGTCTGAATACATCTTCAAACGTCTGTTATATGGCATTTTACCACCACCAGACAATACATCATCGGCAAACTTTTCCATAAACCTACATTCAGAAGATACAAGACTCGAAAGCATACGGTTTTCATATTCTGTAAGATTCTTTTCTGTCTGCTGTGAATAAAGTTTACCTAAAAGGTAAGCATTTTTGAATGACGTGCTGATTGCTTCTTTCTGCATTGAAAGATATTCAGAACGGTTCAGCTTACCTTTTATGAAACTATTAAGATTACGACTTAAATCAAGAGAGTAATTCTGTCTAACTCTGTTAAATGTAGACAGACAGGAAATCTTCGATGTAGAGGAACTGTTGACTGTCGTACCGACAGACAAGTTCCTTTTCATCGCAGATTTAGAAAATTTCTGTTCTTCAATTTCCATCATAGCTTTGTAATATGTCTATAAGTGCTGTAACACTAGCCATCAGATTAGGATTCTTCTTGCACATTTCCATATGTTCCTGCCAAGACTTGAACTGTTCTGGAGTAAGCTTGTTTTCCATAATCTTCATCAGTTTTTCCTGATTCAATGATTCACGACCATGTTCACGGTTCCACTTAGCCCAACCGCTTTCATCATCACCTTCACCAGTCTTGTTCTTATTTGTATTTGGTGCAGAATTTGGATTTTCTTTATTTTTAGCCTGAATTTCAGCTTGTGCTTCTGACTGTCTCAAACGGCGTTCATCTTCTTCATCACGCATTACTTCGACTCGTGATTTCAAATCTTCGGCTTCTGCATCAGTCATACCAAGTATCTTGGTATATACATACATATCATCAACAACCTGCATATTCGTTTTAAGAATTTCAGCAACCTGTGCACGAAGTTTTGCGATTGTAGCCTTTCTTTCTTCATCGACTGTCAGACCTGTTGGATATGATATTCTCAAATCGTTTTCATTAACATCAACACCTTCTATAAGAAGTATATTCTTATACAGTTTCTTAATCTGTGGTGCAATTATTGTCTGGATTCTTCGTATTCTTCTAAGGAAACCTGCAACCTGATTATCTGAAGTTGATTTGGAGTTCAAGTCGTTTTCCTTACCAATTAGAAGTTTCGGAGTTCCTGTAGAATATATCAGCTTATCCTGACAATACTTGATGTCATCAATATCTTTCAATGAATTACCTGTATTTGTCAATGGAATTACATTACCACCAGAACCCTGACGTGTTGGAACCATTATATCTTCTATAATAGACAATGGGTTATAATCCCAGTTGAATTTACCTGTTCTTGGGTCGTAATATTTCCTACGCATTATACGTTTCTTGTACATATCCAAGAAATCCAATGCTTCTTTACCCTGTAATTCACCAACGTCAACTATCATTGCATAGTTCTGATTCGCTCTTGAAAGACGGGTAATCATCATACCTTCTTCCATAAGCTTGACCTGTTTATACAGAGTTCTTGAATTTTCAAGCATCGACTGACCTTTACCGTATTTGGTAAATCTTTCACGGTCTGTATTAAGACAGAGATGGAAAATTTCAGTGTCCTGAAATACTGAATGTACCTGACCATCGATTTCCTGTACAAGAACATCTCCGACTGTTGCTGGAAATCCATTAACAAGTATTGGAATACAGGTCTTTATAGGTATATTTCTGAATCCAAGAAACTTGTTTCCTGTTACATTAGTAACAAGTTCCTCGAAATTATCGCCATATTTGAGCATTGCACGTACCATTGGGAAAAGCTTTTCCTGTAGAGAAACACGTGTTTCAATCTCATCTATCTTAGCCTGTACATTCGGGTCATCATGCATTACCTTTACAACACGGCTTTCATCGTCATCGGTATTCGGATATATGATATAATCTGCATTAACATCAAGAGCCGCCTTTATTTCAGGAACTTCCAAATCCATCTGATTAAACTCTTCATATCGTACACCGTCTTTACCATCGACATAAAGTTCTTTCTTTATCTTGTTACCCCAATAGTCATTCATCTGTATATATGCGTAATCATCGGGATTACTAACAGAACGACCACTATCGGGCTTTTCGTCACGGTCGTTTTTACTGACGGGTTGTTTTTTATCTTCGATACGGCTATATCCAAAATAGCCAAAAAGATTATCAATTAATCCCATAAAAATTTACTCCTTTTATTACACATACTAACAGATAATTCAATGGGTGTAAAGATATTGAAGCAATCTATCCTTTGCCTCATCACCTGTATTGAAAAGATTATTCTGATTCCTGTACGCTTCTGCATCATCTGTTTCAACAAACGACATCAGCAGGTCTTCATTACCATAACAGGGGTCAACGTGCATATTGTATATCAGCGAACCGAGAGCATCGGCAACGTCCTTGCTACCCATTACAGGGTGGTCAATCTTGTTCCTTACATAGTCACGTTCAAGTTCGTTAAGCTCAATTTCGACCTTTTCATGATATACACAACGGATTCTACCTTCATACAACGCACCTCTGAATGTTTCATACGGTTCTGTCGTCTTATCCATTGATATATACGACATCTTGATACCCATGCGTTTCAACTGCTGTTCCATATCCTTAGACTGGAATCCGTCTGCCGAACCACGTCTTATAGAATATCCACGCTTTCTCAACTGCTGAATCATATATCTCGCACGAGAAAGTTCAACTTCACCAAATTCCTTTTCTGGTCTTATTTCAAGTAACATTTCAACAACACACAGGGGCATCTTTTCATCTACATATTCAATCTGATTTGTTTCTGGATTGAATATCTCACGTTTTATATACTTGTATCCTTCTATATAACCACATGCAAATCCCATACTGTCATGAGATATACCGATATCCATCGCTATATATCTTGGTTTTTCAGGGCACTTCGGTTTTGACATTATATATTCAGCGGCAACCCATTCTGGTTTAGGACTCAATGTTGCCTTATCAACCGAGAATACTCTTGGTAATGAACTGTCAAACATTTCGACAATCTTATCCTTGTTTCCGATGAATGGTTGTACTGCATGTATGCCAAGACCTGCAATATCACGCATTGCGTTTTCAATGTCGCTGTCAAACTTGTCGTAAAAATCCATAGGAACATTTATTACATTTCCTTCAGGCACATCACCATCGTGTAATATTCTCGAACGTCTGTTCAAATCACCGACTTCAACTTGGAACTCTTCTTTTGAATATGCCTGTCTGTTGACTTTCCACTGATTATAATCCATTATATAGACTTTCTGTACTCCAGTCTTACGTTCAGTTTCCAGACATTCTGCAATATGTTCTGATGTAAAATCATTTGGATATACACGAGAAGAACCAAGATACAGGATTCCTGGCTTCTTATTGTATTTCATAAAACGTGAATCAAGTCTTCTTCTTAAACTTCTATATAATGTTCTTGCAGCATCGAACATGCCACCACTTTCACCCTCAGAACGTCTTGAGTTCTTGATTTTTCTGAAGAAGTTAGCTTCGTCCATTGCTCCAGAAAACAGGTTCAACCCTATGTTTGCACTATGCGAACTTGATGCAGGGAACAATTCTATCTTATTAGGAAACAAAAGAGAATCTGTAGATTTTCTTTTATTGAACATAAAGTTATCACGAAAATACGGTATATTCTCTATCATACCTTTAACAGTCTGGAATATGTTCTTCTTACCCTGTGTTTCAGTAACAGACACGATGATTATACCGATAGGAGAATCTGGAGCAAGCATATAGAATCTCTGAGGTGACTTGAAACAGCTAAGATAATACAACTGCCACAAGATACCGATTTCCATAAAGAAAGACTTACCCCAACCGATTGAACCAGTCAGTACAACTTCCTGTATCGTTGATTCTGGAGAGTGTATCTTTATGAAATCTTCTTTCAGCTTCGGATACATAGATTCAACGACACCGATACCTGTCTGTGGATTCACACCGCAATAATAAGGGTCTTCCAAGAACTGTTTAGGACTGACCATCTCCCATTTATAAGGGTCAGCTTCTTTTATAATTTCTCCATACAATTCCTGAATAGTTGACAAAACAAGTTCCTCATTACCTTTATATTCGGTAAGGAGCTGGTCGATGAAATCCTTATGAATCGTTTTCATAAGGGTATTTTTAATCGTTTCTAATTCCTTATTCATACTTAAAATTTAACACAAAAATAAAATTTTGTAAAATGTTTAAATTTTTTTGTTGACTTGAAAAATTAACTATGATAATATGACATTATGCGAATGGGAAATATGTGTCGCATTTATTTAATGTAGGTATATCCTGTTAAAGAACACATATAGAACACTTGCATACGAGGCGTAGTCTTGGACATACAGCTACTAGTGATGCTGTTACGGCACTTGCAGGGCGTACGTAACATTTCGACAAGCTAGGTTCGATTCATTGGCAACAATGACTTAGACTGTTAAGTTCCTACTGCAAGACGATACTCTTCAAAGTTATAGTGTGTATGAGGTTGCAAACTCATACACACAACACCACACAGTAATGTGTGAAGTTCAAATATCAACTTTGATAAATATAAGACTTTGATAAATAGCTAATAAAATTTTCGGGGTTTCAATCTCTGCATTGGTAATTCAATGGGTTGAACGGATGGTAAAACATCTCTGTAGTCGAAATAAAAACGACACTACCTGAATTTCAACAGAAAACTACGGTTTTACTGTATTATCATCATTAATTTATATTTCTGATGATAAGTTCCATAAACACATGACCATACCTGAAATATGGAATCATTATTGTTTATAGAATTGATTAACAATGTCTTTATGACAATAACCATATCTTAATTGATATGTACAGAGAAATTATTGTTTTATGCCTTGTAAAACATATATTTCAAGTACGTTATTATTATGACTGATTTTCAATAAAATTATTCATATATTGTTAATCTACTTTAAAACTGTATTTTTCATTGAAATTCAAACCCCGAAAATTTTACCTATATAAATCTTATTATGTCTTGTTAACTACTTTCATATAATAAATTCCTTTTCTTTTAAAAAAGAGTTAAGCATGAGCTTAACTTTTTTTTTAATTTTAGTTTTAATTGATTTTTAATGATTTTTAAAGATATATACGTTTTACACGAGCGTGCACAGCTAAAGCTGTAGCGAGTGTAAAACTTCCCCTTGAGGGGTTAGGGGTGGTATTTTTGGTTACTTTTTTAAAAAGTAACATCAAAGATTCTTCAGGCTCGAATTATGTACAAATCGTACATACATATCAAAATTCTACAACATAGAATCAAAGTTTATTAAAATACGCACATTGTGAAAAATTTCACATGTTTTAAAAACAAAAACAAAAAAAAATAAAAGGCTATAAAATATATAGCCTTTTATTTTGATATCTTATAGAAATTTACCTGTTTTCAGAATAGTATCTTTTATTTCATTATCTTCTTTTTCTTTTTTCATCATAGCTTTTATCTTTTCAGATTCATTATATGCTTCTTTTGTTATAAATTCTTTTTCTTCATCTGTAAGCATAAGATATGCGTATGCTGTTCTAAATAGATTTGCCTGTCGTTTACGGCATTTTCCACATTCGTCATTACATGTATCACATTTTTTCATATCTTCTAAGATTCCTGTCTGTGAAAGACCTGCGGCAATACCACTCATAACACCTTTGTAGAATATTTCGGCGTTCAGTGGATTAGAAAACAATTCACTGTCAGCAGTTCTTATTGCGTTTATTGTGCAGTTACCGATTATATGCAGAACGTCCAAATGTGTCAGTTTATTCATCAAATTTTACTTCCTTTCTTAATTTTTTAAGTTCTTTCATAGATTCCCTGTAGCGTATGTACTTTTCAGCACGTTTTCTGTCTACATATACATGAATACCTATTTTTAGTTTATCTCCAAACATACCAAGATTTATCTGATGTGATATATATGTATCATCGCATCCGCTACGAGCAACAAGTTCCTGTCTGCTAATGTAACCATCTACATTTGGTGCTTCTGCTTGACATCGCTGTTTTCTTGTTATTTCCTGAACTTCTTCAATTGGTATAAACCAGCAATGTTTGATGAAAACCGCATTTGGATATACACCCTGTTTAATACGATTTTTGACTGTAACCATATTGACACCATACTTTTCAGCAATTTCACGCAATGTCATATATTTGGTTCGGTCTATTTCATAATTCCTGGACCATTTTTGTTTTGTTTGTTGTTCCATTTGAAATTCCCCTTTCCGTATTTTCATAATTATAATATAGCATAACTCATTTAGTAATGTCAACATATTTTTTAAATTATTTTATCATTGACAAAGACCTTTTTAAAATGCTATAGTATTACCAATTTTAAAACACGTTATAACTTTTATATATTGTCTTATACGGAAAGGACATAAAATGAGTTTCAGTTATAAACCTCTATGGAAAAAACTTATCGACCTTGATATGAGACGTTCGGATATTCCTAAATTTGCTGGTGTGAACAATGTTCAACTGTCAAAAATGGTCAAAGGTGAATGTATAGATATGAAATATATTCATAAATTATGTGAAGCTTTTGACTGCAATATAGAAGGAATTGTTGAATTTGTTAATGATGGTCAGCTTGTAAGACCATCTGAAGAATATCGAAGACGTAGCGAAGGATTCAAGAACAGTGCTTATTATAAGCAAAAGATGGAAGAACGTGAGAAAAACAGTGGTGATTGGCTACCAGAACTGGAGCTTGATGACTAATGACATACAAATCACCGATTATCTATTTTGGTAGCAAATATCGAATCATAGATGAAATTATAAGATATTGCCCCGAAAACATACATACTGTACACGATGTATTTGCAGGTGCTTTCAATGTCGGTGCAAACATTCCAGCCAAGATTCATGTCTGTAATGATGTTGATACTAGGATTACGGAAGTCCTGAAGTTGTTCAGGGATTTCACAGGCGAAGCAATGTGCAAGATGATTGAAAAACGTATAGAACAGTTCAATCTTACAAGTATGGGTCAGGACGCATACAATGTATTCAGAAAGGAATACAATTCATCTCCAAATCCGTTAGACCTGTTCGTATTGCATATATTCAGCTTTTGTCATGCAATACGCTTCAATTCCAAAGGCGAGTTCAATATGCCTATTGGAAAAGGCTACTTCAATGACGAAATCCGTCAGAACGTAAAGGACTTCTGTATATGGCTGAATATGATAAAGGTAAGATTCACGAACATGGACTATGCCACATATATACGTTCTATGGATATAACAAAGAACGACTTGGTATATTGTGACCCTCCGTATCTGATTTCAGATGCACCATATAACTGTGTATGGAATGAAGATAAAGAAAGACTTCTGTATAGATGTCTTGATGAACTTTCAGGATTCGGCAACAGATTTATGCTTTCAAACATTCTGTTCCACAAGGGTCACAAAAATGAAATACTTGAGGATTTCATAAACCGTGGCAATTATTATGTAGCACATCTTGATATTCAGATGTACAACAAGAATTTCTGTAATACAGACGTAGAACAGGCGACAGATACAGATGAAGTAATTGTTACAAACTATGATATAACAAAAATGTTACCAAAGAAACCTAGAAATTTATGGTAATGGAAAGGATTTTTTATGAATCATCATCTATATGACGATATTTTAAATCAGATACATGATAACAAGATACGTGATTTTACAATAAAGTGTCTTGATGACGCACCAGCAGAACTTGACGTAATACCTGCATCAAAATCAGGTAAATATCATCCAGAAGAAGCCTGTAAGGAAGGTGGTCTTGTATGGCACGTACAGCGTGCCTGTTGGTTTGGTTATCAGTTTATAGAAGCTTTTCAATGGGATAAGGACGATATTCGTGGTGATATAGTTCTTTCTGCATTATTACTGCATGATATAGGTAAGAAGTCAAACTATGCAAAATACTGGGAATATGTAGACCATCCTAAGACTGCCGCATCTATGATTTCAAAACATAAGAACATACTAGACCCGAAAATATTTGCGACAATAAGCGGTTGTGTGCTTCATCATATGGGTCCCTTCGGTGGCAAGTTCTGGAAAAAGCCTATAACAAAATATAATATTCTTGAACTTACAGTATATAATGCTGATTTTCTAGCTTCAAGAAAGACTCTTAAAATCGTATGAACAATGCAAAAACAGTTGTAAAAACGGATAATCCTGGTTTTGTTCTGTCAAGTCAGTTCAAAACCCTGATTCTCGGATATATGTCAACACATCACATAAGAACCAGCGATTTGGCTAAACGAATGAACAGCAAGATTTCAAACATAAGTATGCTGTTGTCTGGGCGACACGCACTGTCTATGAACAATCTGGCTAAGTTATGCGATGCGTTGGACATAGATATACATATAACACTAGTTAAAAGAAAGAAGGTCAAACAAATCGAATGAAATGGGATAACAACAAACCTAAGATAATAGGATTCTGTGGTTTTGCAAGAACTGGCAAGAATACTGCCGCTGAACATCTTGGAATGATGATTTCAGACGTATTCAACTACGATATGATACGTTATGTAGGATTCGCTGATATTCTCAAGAATGATTTGAAATCTCTTGTGGATAAGTGTGTCGATTCTGGTTGTGATACAATAACAGCAGATTTCAAGGAAAAATTTCGACCTATGTATGTTGAATGGTCTAAAGTTTACAAGAAGATTACAGGTAATGACGAGATATGGTGTGACCTGCTTTTTAAGAAGATTGAAAACTGCAAACATTCACTTACGATGATAACAGATGTCCGTTATGACTACGAAATTCGCAGAATCAAAGCAAACAACGGTGTTGTCATATATATTGACAGACCCGGATTCGACCCTGCAAATGACGAGGAAGAACAAAGCTTCAACAGGATTTACGAACAGTATGAATCTACATTTGACGGTAACGATTCCGATTTGATAATAGTAAAAAATGATAGTACAAAGCTGGATTTGGGTGTGAAATGCTTTGAAAGTCTAAGACAGAAAGGGATAATATAATCATGGAAATCAAAGAATGGCTTGGTAAGGATAACCAAGCTGGTTTTAACATATGGACAAACAAGTACCAGTATAATGGTGAAAACTTTGAGCAATGGCTTGAACGTGTTTCTGGTGGTGACCATGAAGTAATGAGACTTATTCGTGAGAAGAAGTTTTTATTCGGCGGTCGTGTATTGGCTGGAAGAGGTGTTAATGCAAAGCAGAGTTATAGCAACTGTTATGTATGCAATGCTCCTGAAGACAATATCGAAAGCATCTTTGCAACGTGTACACAAATGGCAAGGACGTATAGCTATGGTGGTGGATGTGGTGTGGATATATCCAAGCTTAGACCCAATGGTGCAAAGGTCAACAATGCCGCAAAGACAAGTTCTGGAGCCTGTTCTTTTATGGATTTACTAAGCACTGTTACTGATACGATTTGTCAAGATGGAAGACGTGGAGCCTTGATGATTTCAATAGCATGTAACCATCCTGACATCGAGGAGTTCATACATATAAAATCAAATTTGGAAAGAGTGCAGAAAGCGAATATCTCAATAAGATTTTCTGATTTATTTCTTGAATCTGTTGAAAATGATAGAGTTTACAGATTATCTTTCAAGAATGACAAATGTGAAGTATCTAAGGATATAAACGCAAGAAACTTCTTCAAGGAATTTGCAAGAATGAACTGGGATTATGCTGAACCGGGCTGTCTTTTCTGGGATAGAATCGAACATTATCATTTTCTTGACCATGAGCCAAAATTTAAGTATGGAGGTACTAACCCTTGTGCTGAAGAGCCTTTGCCAACTTTTGGTGCTTGTAATCTTGGTTCAATCAATCTTTCAGAATATGTAACAATGGATTTCAGCATAAATGGAACGGAACATAACAGTTTCGACATAGAAACATTCGCAAAAGACGTAAGAACTTGTGTTATGGCGTTGAATGACGTTCTTGCAGAAGGGATTCCTAGACATCCATTGAAAGAACAACAGGAAACTGTTATAAAATTAAGACAGATTGGTCTTGGAATAATGGGTCTTGGTGATATGCTGGTCAAGCTTCATATACGTTATGGTTCTCCGAAAGCTATCGCAATATGTAATAAAATAGCACATACTATGATTAATGAAGCGGTTAAAGCTTCTGTAGATTACAGGTTGCAACAACAAAGTAATCTTAGAATACATGACCCGCATATATTCTGGAGTGAAAAAACTTTCAGAGCGTCTAATTTCGTTAAAGGTGCATTAGATACAGAAACAATAGAATATGTATGCGATAATGGCGGTATGTTCAATTCACAGCTTCTAACCTGTGCACCTACAGGCTCGCTGTCTACAATGCTCGGTGTCAGTGGTGGCATAGAACCGTTCTTTGCGTTCACATACACAAGAAAGACTGAATCATTGCATGACAAGCCTGTATATTACACGATGTTCACACCGATTGTACAGGAATATATGGACAAGCATAACATCAAGAATGAATCTGAACTTCCAGATTTCTTTGTGAAAGCACACGATATTCCGTGGCAGGAACGTGTAGATATGCAGTCTGTATGGCAGAAATACATAGACGCATCGATTTCTTCGACTGTAAATCTTCCAAACGAAGCAACTGTTGATGATGTTATGGAATTGTATTTATATGCTTGGAAGAAAGGATTGAAAGGTATTACGATATACCGTGACGGCTGTGCCAGAACACCAGTTCTTTCAGAAAAGCCCAAGAAAGAATCCAATTCTCCTGAAGAAAAATCAGAAGAAAAAGATTTGAAACGTGGAGATGTAGTGAAAACACATGACCTTTTCGGTCTGAAACGTACAATCGAGGGTGGTTGTGGAAGAATCCATGTAGCAGCATACTTTGACAGGAATACTGGAGAGTTTCTTGAACTGTTCTTAGGTAAGGGTTCTGAAGGAGGTTGTCTGTCCAATCTGAACGCACTTGCCAGAATGGTTTCACTATCAGCACGTGGCGGTGTACCTCTGGACAAGATAATCGACCAGTTGAAATCTGCAAATGTATGTCCGTCATATGCTGTAAGAACGGCAGTCCATAAGGACACGTCAAAAGGTTCTTCATGCCCTTCAGCCATAGCCAACGCACTCATAGACATGGATGCCGAGATGAAGACATATCTCAAATCACAGACGGAATATAGAATTTCAGATATAAAGCTGTACAAGGAAGTGTTACCGTCAGAACGTGTGAAAATGGAAATCTACGGAAAGCCAGAATCTATAGCCGATGATGACCGTGAGAAATGCCCTGAGTGTGGTATGCCTATGGAAAGAACCTGCGGTTGCATATCATGCCCTAACTGTGGCTGGTCGAAATGCGGTTAATAATTAACTGTTAAAAATCATGTTTTAAGTGCCAGATTTGTAGATTTTCTGCAAAAACGGCACTTAAAACATCAAAATATGAAAGGCTGCAATATGAATTTTATAAAACTAAATGATGACAATGGCGATGAAACATTTGTCAATCTCGATAATGTAAACTATATCAGACAGAATTACGATTTTAAGAATCAGAAAATCGGATGCACTGTTTATTTTCTGGACGGTTCTATTGACACTGACATGAATTTTACAGAAATAAAAAAACTTATAACTAAAAACAAATCAAAATGAAGAAATTCAAGAAATTCATAGAAGAACTATTTATTATTGTATTATCTTGTCTGTGTATATTATGGTTATTCTTAACGTTATATGCATGGGCAATGGGCAATGACATACAGAAACGGAGAAAAAATAGAAATGTACGAAGTTGAAAAATCAGAAACAACAATCTCAAGAAAACCTGTGATAAAGTTCGAGAAACTTAATCCAGAAGCACAGATTCCTACACGTGCAGATGACGGTTCAGCCTGTTATGACCTGTATTCGTCAGATACAGTGACAATCTCTCCTCATTCACGAGCGTTGGTGAGAACAGGATTGAAATGGGAACCGCCGTCAGATGTGGAAATGCAGATAAGACCACGTTCAGGACTCGCACTTAAACACGGAATTACTGTACTCAACACACCAGGTACAGTCGATTCATCATACCGTGGAGAAATAGGAGTAATCCTTTTCAACACCTCTGACGAACCTTATGAAGTAAAAACTGGTGACAGGATAGCACAAGCCAAGTTCTCACGTGTCCATCAGTTTGATTTGTATGTCGTGGATTCTGTTAATGAAACAGAACGTGGTGACGGTGGATTCGGACATTCGGGGAGATAAATCGATGGATATGATAAATGTAAGGCTTGACGACTATACGAAACCGGAAATCGCATTGAAAGCCATAGCAAAACCATACAGGAACGACAAGCCGACACTTGAACTTCTGAAGAATATTGTCAGCTACGGTCACACCTCAGTTGTCGAACATATTGTTTTTCATTTTGACATAACAGGTGTGTCAAGATTACTCCTTCAGGAGTTCTCAAGACACAGAATAGCTTCTGAAACAGTGGAATCGACACGTTTCGTCCTCATAAAGTCAATAAGGGAGATAGATACGGAATCGAACGGCATTACAGCATATTTTGTAATTCCTGAACTTTTCCAGAAGCATCCTGCACTTGAGATGTTCTACAGGAAACATGCAGGTATGGTTGTTCAGAATATACGGCATATGTCTGATTTGATAAGGGAACTGAAAGATTCTGGAGAGATAGACAATCTCGAAAGAACTTCGGACTATCTCAAATATATGCTTACTGAAGGATTCAGAACAGGTATATACTGGACTATAAATCTCAGGTCTCTTGCAAATTTCATAAATCTCAGGGAATCAAAGACTGCACATTTTGAAATCAGAAAGCTTGCAAATATTGTTCATCATGCCGTGAGTCTTACGGAATACAGAGAAGTTCTTGAACTGATGTTGACAAACGGTTAGAAATACTGTAAGATGAATTTCAGGACATGGGACGTGTCCTTTTAAACCGCCCTTTTTAAAAGCGTAAGCTTTTAAAATTGAAGCTCCTTTCCGTACAAATACGTATGTGGAATATTCCACATACGTATTTTTATGTACATTTTATATGTATTATAGATGGCTTTTTGACAAAAGATACCTTATTATAGATGGCTTTTTGACAAAAGATACCCCCACCCTGTTTTGATTTTTGGAAATCGAAATTTCAATTTCATGGAAACGCTATCGCAGGAAATCGAATTAATAATGGATTGGTAATCTGATTAATTTTGATTTTAGATTATTTTGATTATAGCTGGAAATAATAGTGTAAATCGTGATTAGTGATTTTAGATTATTTTGATTATAGCTGGAGACGCTTTAAAGACCATCGCCATATGATACCCCGTCAGAAAAAATTTTTTGGAAGTCGCTTTTGATGCGGATTTGCGAGGATATTTATTTTTTGTTGATTTTTACAGAAAAATTTAAAAATAAAATGATTTAGAAGTTTACATAAGTAAAACATTATGATAATATAAAGGTGTCCTCAAGGGGGGATAAATAAGTTCTTTGAAAAATGAATCCGTTGTTTGAAAGTAGCAACGTAATAACTTTATGCTTTGTTTAAAGTAAACCTATCGCAAAGCTTTTTTATAGTATAATTTTGAATTGACTATAAAATAAACTTGTGGCGGTATCAATTCAAAGGAAAGTTTAAAATGAAAAACATTATTAAAAACGTATTCTCTCCTCTCTCTCCTCTCTCTCCTCTCTCTTCTGTATATGCTAAATCAATAGCAAAATTACAGAAAAGAATAAATGTTTTCTCTAATGCAAAAAGCATTATTGAAGACTATTTAAAATGCAATAGAAAAGTTTTGAGCAAGTCTAAAATGATAGCCTTGTTTGACTCTATTGATAACTTAGAAACCAAGATAGGTTTTTATACCGATATACTCGCAAAGGTTTCCGCAAAGTCTATAGAAATAGCTAACGAAAATACCGTATTGACTCCTATCTCAAAAATGTACGACGTTGAATACTATCGCAATATAGGTAATGAGTACGGAATTGACACAAATACAATTGAAACCTTGAAAAAGTTCTATACTGCTTGTTTTATAGCTCAGGCAAGACTTCAGGCAAGTGGTACAAGCTTTGACAAATTGCCTAAAAAGGCATTGTATGCAATTGCCTTTGGTGCTATCCATCATAGCCATCACCAACAAGCTTGCAACAATGGTGCATGGCTATCACAGTATAACAAAGGGGAATGTAAAGAAATACTTGACTTGTTAGGTTACAAGAGTAGTTATACTGAAGAATAAAAACTAAATCCCCTCTAGTGTAAAACTAGAGGGGATAACAAAAGAAAAAGGAAGGTATTAAAAATGTATAAAATTGAAAGTGAATTAAAAGAAATATTTAAAGTTTTTGACTGTGTTAATGGTAGCAATATTAATTTTACCGATAAGGTAAAAATAGAAAGTATTCTTGTTAAAAATATGCTTTATAAACATACACAATTAAAGCAACAATTAAATAAAGCTACTATATGTCACTTGTATCATGAAAGAATAGACAATAGAGTCAAGCTTTTAAAGCTTGACAAGTATATTGATAAAGGCGATTTTTATTAATTAATATAGTCTAGTGTAGGTTTATTATCTACACTAGACTAAAAAAGCGAGATATAATAAAATGTTATATATATTTATTTGTTTATCACTCTTGACGGTTATTTTAACAATTATTTATTTTTACACAGTCTTTAATTATTTATTAAATAATAAAAAGACTATATTTTTAAAATATATCGGTATTATATCAATAATTTATTTTGTTATAGGTTTCTCTACTTATGCTATAATGGTACACTATACCATTAAAGCATTATTAAATAATTAAAAAGAGTGATAAGAGTATTATTTATTAATACTCTTATCACTCTTTTTTTTATCCCCATAACATAACAAGTTTACATAATATTTATTATTTATATCATTATATCATTATCTATATAACAATATATCTATAATAATATATACCTATATAACTATCATTAATACTACATTCTTTATTTAACACTATTTAAACGCCGTACAACAATAATATTAGTATATATTAGTATATTATACTATACTATAATATATCGTTGCATATATACCCATTATAACGTAAATAAACAGTACTTTTTATATAGTCTTTACTATATGTTATATATCTATATATATACTCTGTGTATATACTCTGTGTATATACTCTATATATATACTCTGTGTATATACTCTCTATATATATACTCTATATATATACTCTGTGTATATACTCTGTGTATATACTCTGTGTATATACTCTATATATATACTCTGTGTATATACTCTATATATATACTCTGTGTATATACTCTGTGTATATACTCTGTGTATATACTCTGTGTATATACTCTGTGTATATACTCTGTGTATATACGGCACAAAATAAGTTGATTAATCAATCACCAAGTATAGAAAAATCCTAGCTAAAAAGATTGATTAATCAATCGCTTATATGCAATAATCTTAGAAATTTTTTGATTAATCAATCATTATAAATCTGGAGAGATTCTAGTTACTTAACCTAGAAAAAACTCGATTAATCAATAAAACCCGTGTGGAAATTTGAAAAATCATAATCATTTTTGGAAATCGATTATACTAAGTTATTATTGGAAATGAAAAATCCCCTAGAAATTCATCTAGGGGATAAAAAATCAGAAATTATTCAAAATGTGCATTTACAGGTGCACCAACAAAAGAAAGAACATTAAACATGATTTTATTTGCTTTTATTATATCTTTCTTTTGAAGGGCGTTTCTTGCCGAACTTATGCAAGCACAAATATATTGATGGTCGGATTCGGTGGAAGCCTGACCATAATAATAAGCGTTTAAAATGTCTTTAAAAAGTTTAAAATTCTTGTTCATAATTGGTCTCCTTTAATTTGATAGTATAATACTAACATAACCATTTTATATTGTCAAGTAGAAATTTTAAAATATTTTATTATTTTTGGAAATTCAAAAGCCATAAGGAAATCTAGGAAATTGATTATGATTATGGAAATCTTGGAAATTGATTATGATTATGGAAACTGTGCGGAAATCTGTGATTAATCAATCATAGTTGTAAATTGAATTGTAAATTATAGATTGATTAATCAATTATGGAAATGAAATTGAATTAGAAATATTAGATTGATTAATCAATCAGATATTTGTATGGAAATTAGATTAATCAATATTATATTTGGAAATCAGATAAAAGAAAATCACTAGGGAAATTAATCCCTAGTGATAGAAATCAACAACAACCAAATTCTACCTTTTCCCAATCAACAACTTCTGGAATGTATTCAGGTAAAACCCAAACTAAATCTTTATCTTTATGTAAAATTGGTTTGTTTTGGTAAAATACAGAAAATGATTCTGGGAAACCTTTAAAAAATTGTTTATAATTATTGACCAATTTACAACAATTAAAGGTTAATAAGTCAATGCAATTTGTATTTAAAAAACGGACTTTAAAAATACAAGTAAGAGTGTAAACAACAAAGTGATTCATATTCATAAGAGGTCTCCTTTAATTTGTTTTATTTTGATATTATAATACTAACATAATACTTTTATATTGTCAAGTAGAAATTTAAAAATATTTTAAATTTTATCAATCAAATATTCTGATTATGATTGTTGCCGACCGCCATAAATACTAGATTAATCAATCATTTATGGAAATTAGATTGATTAATCAATCAAATATATGTATGTTGATTATTGAGCAGTAATCAGTACACAAAAAATCACGGGATTAAAGAACCCGTGATTGAAGGAGAAATTCATTGAAAAATCACTAGGGAGGTTAATCCCTAGTGAGAGAAATCAACTTAGTCTAACATTTCAACTTCTATAAATCGAATCTGTGTACCTTCAGGCAGAGTAGTACAGCCTTCTGGTAATCTTCCACCAATCACTTGAGCAACGATGATTGTTGTGTTTTCATCAAGCTTAACATTAATTCGATTTGCTGTCAGGTTAGTACCTAACATATTATTAAGTACAGCCATTGTATCGGCGTGACCGACAGCATTGACAAAGTTATTGTCAGCTTGTGCAACAGAAATTGTATCTCGAACATCATCAAGTGACATAGGCATAAATGACACTTTATTTAAAACATTAGTGTCTACCATTTGAAGAGAAAAAGCATTAGCAAGAATAATTGTATTTGTCATAATATTTATGACTCCTTTGAATTTTGAATTTAAGTTAAATGAACTTAACTTATGAATATAATATACTATACTATTTTATGAAAGTCAACAATTATTTTTATAAAAAATAAAATATTTTTCTGTGTCAAAAATCTAATTTTCTGATTATGATTATCGCAGTAGTATGGAAATTCAGGATTAATCATTCACTATGGAAATCCAAATTGATTAATCATTTTTGGAAATGGAAATCTGAAAATGTATATGATGTTTGGAAACGCTATCGCAGGAAATCGATTTTGATTAATCAATCTTGGAAATTGAATTGAATGTTATAAAATAGATTGATTAATCAATCAAATTTATATAGAATTTTTTTTAAAAATCAACGTACATAGCAAGACTGCCAATTTTCATCGGCAGTCAGTGGAATCGATGATTAAAATTCTTTCATAGCTACAAATTCAACCCATTCATCACCAACCATTTTTTGAATCACGTAACCAATATTTTTATTATATTCAAGTGATGCTATATATTTACAATTTTTAAAAGTAAAATATGGATAATGTTCTAAATCACCAGGCTTGACTTGTGGCTTTCCTTCAATCATCCATACCGTGTCACATTCAACATCGTTTGCTAAATAAATATTTTTAGCAATTTCTATAAAATATTTACTATTGTCATTTTTAAATTCAAATTGAGCAACACAATTTTCTCTAACATTGCTTTTAAAAGCATTAATAATTTCGTTATTTGTCATTTTTAAAATGACCTCCTTTATTTTGATAATACTATTACACCATAACTTGACTTAAAAGTCAACAAATATTTTTATAAAAATTAAAATATTTTTATGTATCAAACATCTAGGAATTTGATTATGATTATCAGCAGAGATATAATAGTCAGATTAATCAATCATTTATGGAAATTAGATTGATTAATCAATCAGATATGTCATAAACAAAAATCAAAATCTAGCTAATTAGCTAGATTTTTTATTCTTATGGTAAATGGATTGTCCATGATGTCGATGGTTTCGGCATAGGATATAAACCACATTTGTAATCCCAAATATCATATTGGATTACTCTTTCACTTCTGTAATATTTTGGATGAATTTCTTTGATAACGGCGTCAACATAATCCAGATTATTTTTAAAACTTTTTTCTAATTCATTTCTATAATCCCAGAACATTGCACGAGTCAACGTGCAAAGTAAATCTATTTCTGTAGTTAATAAAAAGGTTTCACAACATTCTGAATGATTATTCCACCGTATAATCTGACTGTCGAAAACGTCTAAAAAATTATCAAAACATTGATTTTGTATAGCTCTTTTAAATTCCATTTCAACAACTTTCATAGATTCACTAATTCGTTTTGTCATTTTAATGACCTCCTTTATTTTGATATTATAAGGATAACATAATACTTTTATATTGTCAAGTATTTATTTTTAAATATTTTATAGATATTTAAATCTAGGAAATTGATTATGATTATAAGCGTGGTATGGAAATTAAAGATTAATCAATCATTTAAGGAAATCGATTGATTAATCAATCATACATTATTAGATTAATACAAAAAATCACAGGATTAAATATCCTGTGATTAAATAAGGTAGACCAATATGACTCAATCAAACAATTACTTGTTTGATTTCAAAAAATCAAAGTATTCGGCGTGATTTTTGTAGTACTGTCGATTGATAATAGAATCATTATGTACTTCTCGCAGTACTTCTCGAATATGTACAATATCTCTCTTGTAATCACATAACTTGCTAGCTAACAGAAATCTATCATTTTCAATATGATGACTAATAACGTCATCATAATGTTCGATGGTGGCTGTCAATTGTTTATCTGCTTGACTTTTATCTTTTACTTTTGTCAAGTAAAAGTATAGCAAATCATGATTTAAATTTGAGAATTTGGAAATTGTTTTAAATGTTACATTATTATTCATTGCATAAATTCCTTATTTTATCATTAGAATATTTAATTGTATCAAGTTTTTTATTGTAATAAATAGAACCAACACGCAAAACAGTATATTCTTTAATATTCATAAAAGATACATGGTTCTGAATAATATAACCTTTATTCAAAACTTTTTCTAATATTGTTTGTATTTTACTCATATGTTTTAACCTTCCTTTATTGTTTTATTTTGATATTATAATACTAACATAATACTTTTATATTGTCAAGTATTTAATTTTAAATATTTTAAGTTTTATAAAATCAAATATTCTGATTATGATTATCAGCGTAGTATTTAATAGTCTGATTAATCAATCTATTTTGTGTGGAAGTTCAAATTTTTAAAATAATATTAGGAAATCGATTGATTAATCAATCAAATTCATATTGAAATTTGAAAAATCATAATCATATTTGGAAATTGATTTTAATACCACATCACCACCATTCCTGATGGTGATGGGTATCAAAATTAAAGGAAGTTAATCGTAATATTTCTCTTTAATATAGATGAGAACATCTTTATCAAGTTCTTTCTCATCGGTGATTTTTGATATATTCGGAATAAAATCAAACAAGAATTTATCCATTGTTTGATGCAATCTCATCCATTGATAGCCGACACATTGACCAGCTATATCTTTGAGTACAACAATATCTCTACCATTTAGTTTAATAGATGATTCATCTTGAATGTACTCTTTAAATGTTCTTGTATCGTTTCCGATATTGTTAGCATAGTTATAAGCCAACATAACACACATCATTAATTGACGATAACCAAAACTAGATAATACTTTCTTATAAGTTTTTACTTTCATTTTTTAACTCTCCTTTGTTTTCTTTTGATATTATAAGGATAACATAAAACTTTTATATTGTCAAGTATTTATTTTTAAATATTTTCTAGGAATTTTAAATCTAATTTTATGATTATGATTATGCAGGTGATATGGAAATTAAGGATTAATCAATCATTTAAGGAAATTAGATTGATTAATCAATCTAATATATGTATTGTGATTATTAAACATTAATCAGTACACAAAAAATCGCTGAAGCTTGGGGCATCAGCGATTAAAGGAGTTTGTAATATGTTAGATAGCAATCACTAGGGAACTTAATCCCTAGTGTATGGAATCAAATCATTTGGTTGTTACAGCTAACAAGTTTGTACTTAATGGTGTACCATCGCATAACATTTCATCAAGCTTGTCAAAATCAACATCAAACCATCCTAGTTCAAATATATATTTTGCAAATAATGGTATATCCTGTTTTTTCCAATCAGTATAACCACAGCCTGATTCGCTTGTAATATATTGCCAATTATCCATCAAAATCTTTTCTATATCGTTATGCGATAATTGACTCATATCTTCAGGGAAAAATTCACTCATAACTATTGAGAAATAAGCGTACTCATTAAGAGTCAAATCTTTTAATAAACCTTTTTTAGACATTTTAGGCATTTTTAAAACCTTCCTTTATTTTGATATTTGGTTAAATTAACCATTTAACTAAGATAATGATAGCATAAACATTTTATATTGTCAAGAGAAAAAATAAAAATATTTTGAGTTTTATCGAATCAAATAGTCTGATTATGATTATCTGTTGGATATATAATAGTCTGATTAATCAATCAATTTTGTGTGGAAATTCTGATTTTTAAAATAATATTAGGAAATCGATTGATTAATCAATCAGATATGTCATAAGTAAAAATCAAAATCAGGGAACCTTTCGATTCCCTGAGTTAAATCATCTAATATATATCATTGGATAATCGTCTCCAGTTATTGCTTTTACATCTAAAAATCGTTGTAGCCGAGCATGAAATATATTTTCGGCACGATATGTATTTTCACTATTTTCCCAATCACGTCTAGCACGAATCAAATATTTTATTTTATCGATTAAATATATAACTTGAGTATGTAAAACGAAAAAATAATTAGATATTTTATCATTAGTTTTGTTTTTAATCTCCATAATATGTATTTTGATTTTTGACATTTCATCCAAACATTGTAGCAATTTTTGATTATCTAAAATTGCTATATTTGGAGCGACCAAAACCCAATTTTTATAGAATCTTTTAACTGTACCATACCTAATAATTTTGTTTGTATTCATTTTAAAACTCTCCTTTAATTTGAACTTTTGATATTATAATACTAACATAAAACTTTTATATTGTCAAGTATTTATTTTTAAATATTTTATTATTTAATAAATCTATTTTTCTGATTATGATTATCTGCTGGATATATAATAGTCTGATTAATCAATCATTAACTATTAGTTAATTACAGTTTAGATGATTGATTAATCAATCTATAATTGGAAAATGATTTTATTTTGACCATCTACCCATCGAGATGATGGGTAGACAGTCAAAATTAAAGGAAAGTTAATGATTATTCGTTAATAAATGCTAATGCATCATCAGCATTATTAAAAGATTTTTCTTCAGTATGATATTTAATAACTTTACTAGCTGTATATATACCATTTTTTGTATTATAAAAGATTTTATGAGTTTTTGTTTTATCATTTGGAATAGGAATATTGTAAATAATAAATTCATTCCAGATATAAGATTTATAACTTTTTAACATAGTTTTAAACCTGCCTTTATTTTGAATTAAGTTAAATTAATTTAACTTATGAATATATGATAGCAAAATATTTTATAAAAGTCAATAGATATTTTTAAATATTTTCTAAAAATATCAAAATCCATTTTAACCTAGTTTAAAACCTCACTGTCAAGTTTTACATAGTTTTAGATATAAATGTATAGGCAAGCTAAAAAAATTGTACCATAGTCATTTAAATAGAAATAGTTTAAATATATCTTTATATCTATACAATAGATAATTATATAATATTTATAAAATCTAGAAAATTGATTATGATTGTACCATATATAGAAATCTATGATTAATCAATCATTATTGGAACTATTAGATTAATCAATCTTAGAAAAATAGTCTTGATTAATCAATCAAAATAGTGTCTGGTGATTATCAGAAATAATCAACCTGTCGATAATCACGTGATTTCTGGAATGTTGATTACTGCTAGGAAATCTGTACAAAGAAAAATCACTAGGGAACTTAATCCCTAGTGATAGTCATCACAGATTATCTGAGAGGATTAACGATGGTGCCTAACTTTTCGTCTATTGATTTCTTTACGGCATCGGTATCGTCTTCAAGATTATACTTTCTGATGTAAGTATATCTCCCTGATTTGCCTGAAGTCTGAGTGTAGTACTGACTGATTGCTGATTTAACGCCCAATTCGACATCATCATCATCTACGTCTTCTAAGTCATCGTCATCAAGTTCCATAACAGCTTTGATTAAGGTAAGCATAGAAGTTTTAACCTTATAAGCTTTAGGATGATTATTTTCGCTACAAGTTGCGGAATCTCTAAGCTTAGAATCAAACAGTTTGTACTTGCCTTTTGTATCGGCAATCAGTCTTGCCTTTTCATTTTCAAGAGCAATCTTTTCTGCCTGAAGGTTAGTGATTTCTACAGCTTGATTTTCAATTTGCTGATTAAGTTCGTCAAGCTTAGATTGTTCTAACATGCCTGACTTAGTACCGAAATCGATAAACTGAAGTTTTTTCTGATGGTCATCAAGTATATTTTTGATTTCGGCTAGTCTTGTATCTATTTCAGATATTCTAGTACCATTAGAAGATACGCAAGGCATAACATTAATAATGTTAGAGTAGATAGAATTTAGAAGAGTAGTAGAGAATTGTTTAATATTTTGCATGGTATTTTAACCCATCCTTTATTTTGAATTTTTGAATTGAATTAAACTCAATTCCTTTGATATTTTAAATATATCAAAATTATTTTATATTGTCAAGCATTTATTTTTTAATATTTTTTTCTTAATGTAAAAATCCATCGTGAATAAGCATTAATACAATATAAGCAAGGATAAAAATATTTTAAAATATTCATAACTACTCTATTATATAGAGAAAATAGAAATATATAATAATCATCAAAATTGATTATGATTGTCACCTGACATATTAAATATTGATTAATCGTAAAAGCTGAGGATTACTAGATTGATTAATCAATCAAATACTAATAGTTGATTATAGCTTAGAAATTAAGTTGATTAATCAATCATTATTAATGTATTAGATTGATTAATCAATCTGAAATGATTTTCAATCTGGATTAATCAATCATATTAGGAAATTGAATTTGATTAATCAATCTATTATTGAAATTTTACTATTTGATTTCAGATTGATTAATCAATCAGTTACTAAAAATTTTCAGGATTAATCAATCAGAATGGTCTACAAATTTTATACTATTAGTGAGTGATTAATCAATCATATACTAATAATCATTTATAGCTTAGATTTTTACTATGATTAATCCATCAATAAAAATAGTGCTGATTGATTAATTTATTGAAAATCATTGGAATTGTGTGAATTATAATTATTGATTAATCAATCATCTATCATTGATTCACGGCTATTAATCAATCATATTAGCCAATAATCATATTAGCCAATAATCAATCATAAATCACCAAATATAATAGCCATATTCTATAGTGATTAATCAATCATCAATCATAATTCTACTAGAATTAATCAATCAAAATCCTGATATTTATCAATTCTAATCAATCAAAATCCTGATATTTATCAATTCTAATCAATCAAAATCCTGATATTTATCAATTCTAATCAATCTAATAGCCATACTATATTATGATTAATCAATCAAAATTCTATCATTCTACAACAATATTCACCAATAATTAATCCATCATCAATCATAATTCTACTGCAATTAATCCATCATCTATTGATATTCTACTGCAATTAATCAATCAAAATCACCTAATTCCAATAGCCAATTCAATCCATCATCACCAATAATCACCATAATTCTACTAGAATTAATCAATCAAAATCTAATCGATTTCTATCAATAATCAAATCATATGCAAATCATCATTTTATGTATAATCTTGCTAAATCCTTATCAAATCTAATTTCTGCCTAATCACAAGTATCAATAATTGAAAAATCACCATAAATTATAATATATTGATTACTAATAGTATGCTAATCATATATCATTGAATATTAATCGAATTTAGTATGTTTACTATTGATTCTTACCTGTTATTAACCTTATTTTTAATCTAATCTGTACTTCAAATTGATTATCAAAATTCTGATAATGATTAATAGTTATCCACAAGTTATCCACATTTTCTACTAGATTTATACGTGATAACTAATCAATTTAAAAATAGTATTCTAAGCAGATAATCAATCATTATTACAATTAACAATAATCAATTATTAGTAATATATAAATCATATATTTCTGATTAATCAATCTTTCAAACATCCTTGAAACTCAAATTTCTACAAAAATTAATCAATCAAAACATAGAGAAAAAGTTGATTATGATTAATCAATTAACTAAAAATCTAACATAATCAACTACTATTTAATCATTTCCACCAGCAATCATAATCAATGTGTAAAAATATTTGATTTAGAGTTGATAATCATAAAACTTTTTACACAAGAATAATTTGATTCTGATTATGATAAAAAATTTTCTGCAATCAATAATCAAAAAAGTATGATTTCTGTGAAACCTGCTCTATTACTAGAAAAGTATTTTAACATAGTTTAAAAAGCAATAGTGAAGTTTTTATATACTATTAGTATATTTACATTAGGTTATATATTTTCACTCAATAGCAAGAGTTTAAATAAGGTTAAAACAAGTTTTTATCCTTGAGTATATACAAGTTTTAAATATATAAAAATTGTCATTTTCTACCATATAAAATAAATAAAAATATTAAAAAATAAAAGCTTGACAATTAAAAGTAATTACTATATCATTATATTAGTAGTATATATATATACTACAAAACGGTTAACACCGTTTATAGCTCATTTAAAACAACATCGAGGATTTGGAAAATACATAGAAAATTTAAATCGATTTTGTAGGATAACAACCTACCACGATTTAAAAGTTCTCTTGTTATTACCGATTTTGAAATATAAATTTGAATTTGCTAAACATTTTTGGAAATCGATTTTAAAATACGGGTACCTAAATCTCCATCAGAATATAGACGGTTCTGAAAAATCAGGTCTTGAGGATGACAGAATCGTAAAGGGGCAAGATTTTGAATCTACTTCTGAACTGAACTGAAAGCTTCCATCGGATATACTAAGATACAAGTGATTAGGGGATAAAAATCTGAATGAAATGGATTGAAAAATATCTAAGGCAGCCGATTTAGGAAAAAACAAGGGATTATATGCAAGCCTGTAATTATGGGCATAGGGATGTAAAAATCCTAACTTCTTAGCGATTGGAATCAAAAGTTCCATGAGCGAGGATTAAGATGAAAATACTTGGAATAAGAAGTAATCTTAATCTGAATCCTTAATCAAGGTGCATTGCCAAATCTAAGCGATTAGAAAGTAGCTTTGTAAAATCCTGATTTCAGGTGGTAACCTGCGATTTTGCTCTTTGACACAATTTGTTGAGATTCTTAGTAAACTCCAAAGAAAATGATTGATAGTTATAAGCGATACCAAATAAGCTTATAACGAATCTTTATTTTTGGTGTAGGTAGTTACGATTGTCTTACAGTCGTAACTCTGAAATCTCTAATGTAGGAAACGGGGATTAATTCCCTAGCGGATTGTGGTGTAATGGAAACACGTAATCGAAAGATTAAGATGGGGGTTCAAATCCTTTCCAATCTTGCTGTTAAAATTCAAAATCGGAGGTACGATATGGAAATCATAACAAAAGAAAGTTTACTTGCAAAAATCAAAGCATTGCAAGAATCGTTAAAAAATTCACAATTTGCTAGATTACAGAACAGTAGTCTTAATGGATTACAGAAAAGAATCGCTGGAGTCGATTATTCTGTAAATGTTAAAAAGGATTCAACAAAGAAAAATCGTAAGCCTAAGACAATACAGATTGGAGTTAATAAATCTGCCAAGTCTTTTGATAAGATTCTTGACAAGGCAGTAAAAAAGTCAAGTGAAAAATCTGAAAAAGCTGTTGAAAAGATTGTAAAATCTGACAATGGTTTTGCTGTTTACGAAATCAAAGATACAGTAGCTACAGATTTGTGGAACAAATACGGATTCCGTAACAGTGATGATGCTACAAAAAAGAATCATTTCTCTTGTAATAATCAAAGTTACCAACTCAAGATTGAACATCCCATGATGGTAAACGTAAAGATTAATAACTGCTACACAAAGAAAAATCTTCTTTGTGGTTACGCTGTAATTAAATCTGATGGTAACAAAGTCAGATTAATGGGGTGTTTCAAATGAGAGAAATCGACAATTTTATAGGCGGATTTTTCCGTGACCTGATGATTCTTATGAAACGTGATTCAGAAGGATTCTTCTGTTACGTATTATGGATTATCTTTTTGTGTGAGATTATTCACACTTGCATAATTTTATAAAATCGGCGTGGTAGAGTGAAAAATCTCTACCATGCTATCTGGTTCTTAAATTCAATCATAGGAGAAAAGATTATGAAAATTAATCTAAGAAAACCCGTTCCGTTCCGTACTTTGAATCAAATCGCAAACTTCCAAGATTCGATTGAAACCTGCGATTCACTTCTTAACAATCCAGCCGAATTTTACGGCGATGATGAAGAATGGCATCAGGTTGAAAAAGAAAAAGATTTTTGCGAAAAATGCCAAAATAAGATTTTAAAATCTCTTGGCTTCAATCGTGTTCAGGAAATCGTTGATGGTTACAGAGTAGCTGTTGCTGAATCTGATAATGAAACAGCAGATTACCTGTTACCAATCCTCGATGCGTGCGGAGTACGATTTGGAATAAACACTGTTCTTTAATTTCGATGGTTACTGTAGGGTGAGATTCCCTACAGTAATCAATGTGTTCTTTAAAAAATTCAATCTAAAGGAGATTTAATAATGTCTATTAAAAATAAAAAAGAATTAATTAATGAAGTTTTAGATTTATATCAAAGATTTGAAAAAAATCCAAAACAAGATATACATACGTATCAGATTACAATTAATACGATTAACATTATTAGTAAATTGTTTAATCAAAAAAGTAAAGATTATCAAGTTTTAAGTAAGATTTTAAATCTATTAATTCATTTAGCATTACAAAATGTAGATATTATTTGATTTTACGGAGCATAGCTTAATCGGAAAAGCAATCCTAGTGATAAGTTGTAGGTTCAAATCCTACTGCTCCAAATGGTTCTTTAAAAAATTCAATCATAAAGGAGTATACGACATGGAAAATCGTATCGATTCTAATTCTCAATCTCTTCTCGCTCTTCAGTACGCAGTCAGATTCAACCAAGAATCATTTGACAGAAACCTTACCGAATCTGTTTTCATTAATCATGGATTAGATGTTAAATATCTTCCCAAGATTCAAAAGAAAACTGATGCAAAGCGTGCAATCATGGATTACCACAATGCACACAAGGGTAAAGGTGCGATTATCACATCTGTTGAAAGCACAAATGATTCCATAACAATGCAGATTAATGCTGCTGAGTTAATGAAAACTGAAATCTACGATGTTAATTCAGGCGATTACGTTACCACAAGCAAAAAGATTTTCGACTCAAGCAAACCAATCACAGTGATTTATGACTGTGTAAATGATTCGTTTATAAACGATGACCCAGACATAATCCAACGTCTTGAAAGCTGTTTGAAAATCAGAAGAAGTACTTATCCTAAGAACTACATCAAGGATTCATTCATCGAAATGTTGATTGATAAAGTCAATGCAACAAAAGTTGCCGATGGAATGGACTTGTTGCTAGTACCTGCATCTGGTGCAAATCTCGTGAAGGATATTGAATCTGCAATTCGTGATTTGGATTCTATGGCTAACATTACTCATTATGAAATCGCTCAGTCTGTTGCAAATCAGGTTCAGATAAGCAATTCGATTATGGAAAAGATGGAAAACTTCAACAATTCCGTTAAATCCAAAATTGAAAAGTTTGTTGCCGAATCTACAAAGATGAGCGATAGACAGAAACAGTCATTTGTTAAGGAAATCGAATCACAGTACAAATTCCTAGATTCTTACAAGGTTGTTCTTGAAGACCAATATCAAAAGGCAATCGAAAACTTGCAAGCTTCTAAGGATTTGGTAGAAAAGTTCTACACTACAGGCGACATCATCAATCCTTATCAGAAGATGTTTAATGAAAATGTAGAAAAGTTCAAAAATTCGCCATCGGTTCTTAAAGTCATGGTTGATTCAATGAAAAAGAATTATCCAAACTTCGATGAAAATGTTGTAATCCCAGACGAAGTTAATGACTTAATCGCAAGCGTTGGTGAATAATCTATGATGGCTGTGTGTGGGTGGAAAATCCCACACATGGTCAATGAAGACGAGTTCAATCGTCTTACAAAAATTCAATCAAAGGTGAGTGTACTATGAAAAAACAATCTCTACAAAACAAGATGGAAGTTCTCGAACAGGAAATGAATCAGGAATTTAAACTCCGTGTCAATGAAATCCACGGTCTTATCCTTGCAATGATTAGCAAAACTAATCTGATGCTTCTTGGTGACCCTGGAACAGGAAAATCTGCAATGCTTGAAAGATTCAGCAGATATTTTCCTAATACTAATCCTGACACAACTTCGATTCCTTTCTTCAAGGTTCAGTTCACTGGTCATACAAAACCCGATTCGATTATGGGTCCAGTCGATGTATCAATCTACAAGAACGAATCAAGATTAGTTACCAAGTTCCAAAACTATGCTCCAAACGCTAGAATCGGAATGTTCGATGAGTTCGCAAGAGGTGGACAAACAACAGATTTACTTCTCACGCTTATAAATGAAAAGGAAATCATGATTGATGGTCAACCTTACAAAGTTCCGATGGAAATGGCTTGTGGTGCTACAAATCACGATGTTTGCGGTGACAAGGAAATAGCTAATCAGATGTTCGCAATTCGTGACAGATTCTTGCAGTGGTTCAATCCTCTTTCAATCCCGTTGGATAACGAAGACGATTTGATTGCATTGTGGAAACATCAAAATAGTCCAGATGTAGTAAACATAATCAGCGAAGATGAAATAGCTCAAATCAGAAAAGAAGCGAGCGAAGTAATCCTCAAAGATTCAACTTTGAAGACATTCATCAGAATCCTGAGACAGCTTCGTGATGAAATGGGCATCCATCTTAGTGACAGACGTACGAAAGCAATGATGAAGATTTTCCAAGCACAGGCTTGGTTGATGGGGCATAAGGAAATCGAAGACGAAGACCTGATTGCAACAATACCTTGTGCTTGGCAGAACAAGAATGACATCGACAAAGTAACAACAATCGTAACCAAGACGATTGACCAGCAGTTGTATCGTATAACTCAGATTCAGAACCGTTCTTATACTGAATTTGAATCTTGGGTGCAGACAGGTAAATCTTCTGCCAATATGACAAATCAGTGCATACAGACCATGAAGGATTTCAAATCTGAATTGGAAAATATGAAATCTGATTTGAAACCCAAAAACGAAACTGCTTTCAATCAGTCGATTGTTATTCTGAATCAGTTCATCACTCAGCTTTCTAACAATCTGCTCCGTCAGATGTAATCTGATGTAACTCTGAACTGCGTAGGGTGGAAATCCCTACGTAGTTCAATGGTATGTAAATCAATCAAAGGAGATTAAATATGGAAAATACTAAGACCAACAAGGAACTTGAATCTTTTCTCAAGAACGATTATGACTTCTCTGAATACGTAAATAATCGAACAGATGACAGTTCCGATTTAAATGACATCTACAATGCCATCACATCAGGTAATTTCGACAAGATTCCTGAAGAAAAGATGGTAATGAAGAAATTTCTGAAATCGCCTGACAGCGATATACAGGAAATAATCTCAATGGGAAAGAGCAACGAATCTGTTTTAAGATATGCGAGTGCAAAAATCTTGTTGAAGTGTTATGACAAGATGATTCAAGGTGGTATGCAAAATCATCACAAGATGGAGCAGAAACCTGAAGAAAATCGTACACCTGACGAACAGAAAGCTCTTAATCGTATGGATTTCAAAGTCGGAATTGAAATATCAAAGATTATGAATAACACGGATTTAAAAGATGAGTTCAAGACAATCGTTGATATTGTGAAAACATCGAAAGAAGCAAACGATGGAGATGGTCAGCCAAGTCCGATTCCTCTCGATACTATGATTAACATAGCAAAGGACAGCAAATCAAGGATTGCTAAAATTCTTGCGATGGCTGGCAAGTTTCAAGGCACATTCGCACATAAAATCAATACCAAATCAGATGGTTACAATTCTGTGATTGGTGTTGAGTTCGGAGATGACTTGAACAATGTTCTTCCAGAGGAAATCGCTATGCTTGACGATTTAGAACTTGGAGAAATCAAGGCAATCGATATGATTCAAGGAAACTTGATGCAGTATAAATACATTGGAAAGAAGCCGATGACCGATGGTCCAATCGTGTGCTGCATTGACGAATCAGGGTCTATGGATGGTGAACGAATAATAATCGCCAAAGCCTATTGTTATGGATTATATCAACAGGCAAAAGCTGAAAATCGTAACTTCACCATAATAAGATTCGGAAGGATAAATCATGCAGAAGTTCACGAAATCAATTCTTTCCAAGATATGATTAATGTATCTGAAGCGTTCTTTAATGACGGTGGTACAGATTTTGAAACTCCATTGAAAAAGAGTATGGAAATAATCACAGGTGCTACAAATCAGAGAGATTCTGACATCGTGTTCATAACTGACGGTGCCGATTCAATCTCAAGCACATTCATCGAACAGTTCAAATCGTTCAAGAACAGCACTCAGACAAAGTTAATCGTAATGGATATAACAGGTCGGGTAAATCATTATGGAAACTTGAGAGAGATTGCAAGCGTTGTCGTAAATGACTACGAAACCCTTGTATATCAAAGTTAATCCTAAATGACTACGGTTGGGTGGAAATCCCAATCGTGGTCAATGGTTCTTTAAAATTCATTCTAAGGAGATTTTATTATGGGTTGGACATTTGAATCAAATTACGAAGGCTATACACCAAAGCAGTTCTGGATTAACAAGTATATTCCAAGACTTGAATCCGATGGTAAATTCCAAGTAATCACACAAAATTCAAAAGGTAAAGAATTTTACGCCGCTGTTAAAAATCTTGAAACTGACAAAACTTTCGGATTGGTGGTTCTTATTACCAAAGAAGGTGATGAAATCAGCTACAAAGAAATGGACGAATCATCACATCCGTTCTACTACGGAGCAACAAAAAAGTTGATTAGTAAGTTATCACCAACAGATTCAGAATATGCGATTGAATGGCGTAAAGAGTGCCTAAGTAAATTCAAATCTTAATCTACATTTAATGGTTACTATGGAATTGATTTTCCATAGTAATCAATGGTTCTTAAAAAAATTCAATCTAAGGAGTGATTTATGCGAAAACATAAACTAGACAGTGTATGGATTCGTGAGTTTTCCGATGTCTTGGAAAGTATGAATCTTGGTTTTACGGCAGAATGGAGGATTCCTAACAGAGGCAGAATGTTCAAAATCACAAGATTAATGACAAATGAAGAAAAGAAATTCTTTGATGCTCGTTTCTCTAATGTCTTAATCTTTGATGGAAACTGTGAATATGCCCCTGAAATCAAATTCAGTGGGATTCTTCTAACCGATAAAGCAATTAAAAATATACCGTTAAATCAAAGAACATACAGAAAGGAAATCGGAAAATGAAAGAATGGAAATCATTATCAAAAGAAGATTATATGAAACGTCCTGCTTGGGAAGAAATCGTTGAGTTCTATCAAAATCCAGATGGCAAACCTGTTGCTACAGAAATCTACCATCATAAACCAGATGAAAATCTTGAATGTGAATACTGTCCTAACAAAGTATTTCCAAAACAAGATTCTGTAGGTTATGAATTTTACTGGGATAATGACCCGATAGAAATCATCTGTGAAGATTGCTATAACAAATTGAAGGTTAAGAAAGGATTATTAAAATGAAAAAAGACGAATTGATTAAAAATATCGTTGTATTCACAGCTTATTTGGAATCAAAACAAAACAATCCTGAAATTAAAAAAGTAATAAATCAGTATTACAAATTATTTTCAGATGTTGTCAGTAAAAATCGTGCTATGTATCTTCAATACAAGCAATTAATTTCAAATAATCCAATTGATTAAAATTATGATTGCTATTGGGTGGAAATCCCAATAGTAATCAATGGTTCGTAAAAAATTCAATCTAAGGAGATTTTATTATGTCACTATTTACTAGAAAAGGTAAAAATCCTATCTCAACACTTATCGCTAGAAATGCAAAAATAATCAATTTCATGCGACAGATTCTACTTACAAACACACATCATTACAAATCTGACTTCAGATATGATATTGCAATTCTTAAAAAGAATGTCAATCTTGACAAGCCGATTGTATGGTTGAGTCGTGAATGTGGTACTTGGTGCTTTTTACAGGAAAATCTGCGTGACCCTAAGAAAACATCTGCATATACATTTATGTATTATGAAGATTGTCCTTCAGAACACGCTAAATCTTTTGAAATAGATAATCTCAGATATGATGAAAATCATCAGATTGTTGGAGATATATATGCAATGGATTACAAACGTGCCTGTAAATGGATTAGAAAAGTTCATAAAGAACAGAATGTAGATTTTTCTGAATATAAAAATATCAATAATGAATCTGTAAAATGAAAGGAAATTAGGATTATGAAATGCTATTTAGATGAAAACAATGTTGTTATGAGTAAATCTGAATTGAAATCGGAATACAATGAGTATATTAAAACATTAACCGATGATGAAGAAATCCCATCATTCAATGATTATATATATAACTGTATCCATCATGCTTGCACACTTACAGAAGTTGAACTTAGCGATTCATTCACATTAAAAGAAGAATCTGAACTTCAAATAAATCTTCTGTATGTCGATAAGCAAGAATTACCATCAGTACTTACAGCATTGATAAAACAGAATCTATACAAACTGAATAATGAAAAACAGGAAGATGGATGCTCGATTGAAGCTGCAAAAGAACACGTTAAAGCAGAAATCGAAAAGACAAAGCATATTGCTAAATCTTTGTATCGTCTTCTTTCCGTTCTTAAATCATTATTTGATGTTAAGTATGATTCTTCTATGGCTTACAAGATAGCAATAGACTGCGATATAGATTCTACACACATCGGCAATATTGATGACGATATTGAAGAAGAAATCGCAAAGGTAATCGGTTCTATCGAAAAAGTGTTGGAAATCATAATACCAAACTTCAAAGCAGATTCTCTTATCTGTGAAGAATGGTTTTATGATGATTCAGATTATATAAACGTTCTAATGAAATGGTCTGATAATCTGGAAATCGAAATGTTGTAATTTAATGGTTACTATGGAATTGATTTTCCGTAGTAATCAATGGTTCTTAAAAAAATTCAATCTAAGGAGTGTTCTTATGAAAGAAATCAAAAAATGTCCGTTCTGTGGTGGAAATCATTTAGATGTAAGTCTTATTAATGTGGAACATACAAATCACGATAGTACGATTCCAGAATATGTGGTCAGAAATGCACCACCAGCAATCAGAATCATCTGTAGAAATTGTTTGGCTTCAATGATTAAAACATTTGGTGTAAAAGACGAACGCTATAGTGAAATCAAAGTTATTGAAGAAACAACAGATGAACTTATTGATAAATGGAATAATCGTGTTCAAGATGCAGAAACTCAGTTGAAAGCTGAACGATTGAATCGTCTTGATGAGTGGCAAAAGGAACTTGATGACCGAGAAGATTCTCTAAATGAACGTGAAAACGAAATTGGTGAAAAACTTCACAAGTATCAGGAAATCCGTGATGAACTTTCAAATCTTCTTGAAAGTGTTGACCATCATAATAATGAAATCTACAAAAGAATCACTGAATTACTTAAAAATTCAGATGATGAAGTAGAATAATCTTTAAATATGGTTGCTGTAGAATTGAGTTTCTACAGTAATCAATGGTTCTTAAAAAAATTCAATCTAAGGAGTTTAAAAATGATTAGTTTAAACAGAGTTGTTGTAGCTGGAAATCTCACAGACAATCCAAATCTTGAATTATTACAGAATGGAAAAACGGCTTGCATGTTCAATCTTGGTATTAAAGATATATGGAAAGAATCAAATGAAGAAATTCAAACAAAAATCACGCCTGTATCAATTATAACTTTTGGTGAGCTTGCCAAAAACTGCCATAAACATCTTGTAAAAGATTTATCTGTAATGGTTGAAGGTAGGATTGATGTTGAAAATGGAAATACAAAGATTGTTGCAAACAATATAGTATTCCTAGAAAACAAATAAAGGAGATTAAAGCTATGAAAAAATGTTGCTTGAATTGTGGATGGTATCGCAATGGTATATGTACAAATGAAATCAACGATGGAATCACATTGAATATAGAAAATGAATATGGTGGTAATCTATACGAACAGTTCATTTGGAAAAGATTTGAAAAACATTATTTTGTTGAAGATATAACAAATAATGCTGAATCTGGAATCAATTATGAAGAAATCGTTGATGAAATGTTTGGAGAAATGAAAGTTTCAGACAGATTCAAAAACAATGTTATAAAACGTCTTAAAAATCTTGAAAAAGAAATCACTGAAACTGTTGCTAAAAACGCTGTCAGTCATATACAAGACAGTCTTGAATCTGATGCTGAAGACGAAGATGACCCATCTACACAGTTAAAAATTGAAAATCCTAGTGAATTTTATTGCAGTAATCACTGGGAATAATATTATGGTTACTATGGGGTGGAAATCCCCATAGTAATCAATGGTTCTTAAATTCAATCAAAAGGAGATTTTATTATGGAATATCATCGACAACAGAATGATGAAAATGCAATTGAAGTTTGTATATTGCCTTGTAAACATAAGAATCCTAATGTGGAACGATTCAAAGTATCTGTCTTTTATGAAGAAAATCCTTGTTGGATGAAAGGATGGCATATGATGATAGAACCACAGTATAAAAAAGATAATCAGTATATATGTGATGAATATTCTGGTCATTGTTTCGTGTTGATTCCAGACAATGAAAAGTTGGAATCATTAAAGGAACAAGCGATTTCAGAAGCTAAACAATGTGCAATCGCTATGATTAAAAAACTTGTTCTAGGAGTATTGATTTAATGAGATATACACTTTATCTGAAAGACAATCGAGGCAAGTTCAGATGTATGATGTTTCTGAACAGTACAGACAGACTTGCAGATATAATCGGTTCTGAAAATCTTTTGGAACGATTCAGATTCGACATAGACTTCAGTGACATTCTCAAACGAGGATGGGAAGACAATTCGATTTTTGATACGATGTATCTTTCAGAAAAAGAATTTGTTGATATGATTAACGATATTCAAATATATCGTAATCATAATATAGAAATCAAGTTACCATCTAGTTTTGGAAAACCTAAACCGAAGTTCAAAATCGAACTGACATCTGATGAAAATGGTCACGACTTCACATCTAGGATTTTGTGTGACGGCGAACCACTGACAGAAGATGAATACAGAAAACTGACACTTGAGAATCGTCAGATGGTCTTTATCAGAGATTCTTGGGTAGAAGCAGATGTTCAGTTCTTTAAGAAATTCGAGAATACGAAAGTATCAATCAATGATGTTGTAAATGAAAATCATGAGTTTGAAGTAAAAAACGAGTACTTTGAATATCAGATAAAAAATCCTGATTTGTTCAAGGAACATCAGATTTGTGCTATGAATAAAATTCTTACAGCTTTCAGTATGAATCGGAATATACTTCTAGCTGACGATATGGGATTAGGAAAGACAGCTACGGTTGTAGGAACGATTGCAAGTTTTATGAATGAAAACACAAGACCTGTTCTAATCGTTGTTCCAAAATCACTTGTCGGAAACTGGAAAAATGAATTTATGAAATTTTCAAATCTGAAATGTTTGGATTTTGAATCTTCTCATAGCATATTGGATGGTAATGTGTATGTGACAACGTATGGTTATGTATTGAACAATCAGAATAAAGTATCTGATATACATTGGGATTGTCTGATTCTTGACGAAGCCCAGCAAATCAAGAACTTCAAGACAAAAATATCATCAATAGTATGTGATATTAGAACAAATCACAAAATTGCGATGACAGGAACACCGATAGAAAATACCATAAGAGATTTCTGGTCGATATTCAAATTCTTGAATCCTGAGATTCTTGGTTCTGTAAAACAGTTTGAATCTGTTATTAACAACAGTAGAGAACTTGATAATCTGATTAAACTTCTATCTCCGTATATAATCAGAAGAATGAAATCAGACATTACAGATATAAACTTAGGTAAAAAACATGAATTTAAAATCGACATAGAATTATCTGAAAGTGAAAAATTGCTTTATAACTCAATTATAGACAAGTTTAAAAGAGAGAAAACAACAAATAAGGCTACTATACTAGGCTATTTAACTAGCCTAAAACAAGTTTGTGGTATGGCTAAAAACTTATTCTCAGTTAGTTTTATACCTTCTAAACTTATCAAATTAAAAGAGTTGATAATAAAAAGTAATTATGAAAAGTTTGTTGTATTTACTCAATATGTAAAGACAGCAACGGAAATCGACAAGTATCTTGAAAATCTTTATGGTCAAAAAGGTGCTATTATTAATGGAAACTTAACAGCAAAAGAGAGAACAAAAATCGCAGAAGAGTTTCAAAATGGATTATACCCATATATAGTCCTGACTTTGAAATCTGGAAACTGTGGTTTAACTCTCACAAATTCTCACAATCTTGTCCATTATGACAGATGGTGGAATCCTGCTGTAGAAAATCAGGCAACAGACCGTATATATAGAATCGGTCAGAAAAACGAAGTCAATATATATAAATTTATTGCCAAAAATTCCATCGAGTCAAAAATTGATGAAATATTAGACAATAAGAATATATTATTTGATTCCGTTGTAAACGCATTTATCGAAAATAAAAATTTAATCGAAAGGATTTAAATAATGGTTCAATTAACAAAAGCTTACAATCAGGTTATTAAAAAATTTCTAGTCGAAACATTTGGATTCGAGAATATCAATGCATATTCTGTAATAGATTCAGACATCATTGGATTCAGAATAAGACAAATGAATTTCTTGATAGACTGTGAAACAATGTCAATCAAACGTGAACTTGAACGAACAGAAGATGGAAGACACTACTGCACAACAGCAGTAGATTGCGAAATCTGCAATATGGTTGAGCGTTCTTTAAAACAGTATCTCAATAATGAAATCGAAAAAATGCAAAATGGAGGTAATTAATATGATTACACCAGAAGAACTTACAAGATTAAATTCTTTCAAAAGCAAAAATCCAACAACAATCACAGAGTTTGAGTACATGAGATTCAAGAGTCAGTTCCAATACTTCGTGAAATCAAGCACATTATGCAACAGATTCAATCTGTTGGCAATAATGAACAAGATAACCGAAGACATCAGATGGAACATAAATGATTACTAATTAAATAATGGTATGTGTAGGGTGGAAATCCCTACACGTATCAATGGTTCGTAAAATTCAATCTAAAGGAAATATAAAAATGAGAAAACGTAATACTTGTCCGATTTGTGGTGCACCTGTTACACCAAATGAATCTAACAAACTTTGTGGATTATGTGCTTTTGAATTTGGTCGTGATTATCCAAAACTTATCATTGATGGTAAGACATATGAACCACTTCCAAATACAATATTCGGATGTAGGTCTATTGATGATGGTTATGTAATTGTCTATAGAAAATATTATGAACTAGTAAGATATGATGAAACTGTAATCAATATGAAATCAAATAAACAACGATTTTCTACATATAACGTAATTGGTAGAAACGGTAGATATTTGACTCTTAAAAAGGGTAATGTTGATTACTGGAAGTATCAAAATGATGATTGTATGTATCGAACAACAAGATTTGTTGCACAGAATAATAAAGAATATCAGGGAGCAATACTATGAAAATCTTTATAGATGAAGATTGTAACACACTTTATCAAGTTATAGATGATAGAAATTTAAAAGAATTAGATGAGTTTAAAAACAAATCTGATTTACTTAATATTCTTAGTTTTGATTTTCCAGAACAATATGAACGTGCAAAATTAAATGAAGACCTTTGTTATCTAGCAATCGAAAGGTTTTTCAACGAAGCTGATAATTATAAGGATTAACACTAAGAGGTAATTATGATTAAAAAATATGAAAACTTTCCAGAATATGCCGTATGCTATCTGATGTATAATGATGATAGCGGATTAACACAGGAAGATAAAGATAATATAAATCAATGGTTGATAAATGAAAATCTTGAATCTTCCTCACTTGTAGATGTTAGTGAAGACAGTTATTTCAGCGGATTCCCACAGTTCGGTCTGGCTTGCGATTGCGTTGACGCTGTATTCATGAAACATTAATGATTAATGGTTGCTGTAGAATTGAGTTTCTACAGCAATCAATGTGTTCTTAAATTCAATCTAAAGGAGATTTTAAAATGCGTTACGGAAAAGATTTTTTCATTAATGGTAGAATAACGGCAAACACGGGTAGAAACGAAGTTTTGGAATCAAAATTCGTTGTTGTTTATGAAAATCTACCGAGTTTGGATAAAGCAAAATGTTTCAAATCTGAAAAAGAAGCTATTAAATTTTATAAAGCTTGCAAAAACAGATTTAAACGTGCATATGAAGTCCATGATATGAGTATGTATGAAGTCTATTATGACAATTTAACCAATAGTTTCGATTGTGATTACAAAAATGTAAAAACATTAGCAGTCGATGACTAATCTTTATGGTTACTACGGAATTGATTTTCTGTAGTAATCAATGTGTTCTTTAAAAATTCAATCAAAAGGAGTCTTTTATGTATTTATCTAAAAAATCGTTTTTGAAACTTTTTGATTCATTCGATTACGCAAATATCCATTATACGGGTAGTGTAAAGAGTATGAAGAATCTTGGCTATTGGAATAAATCAGACATCTGCATAAGATGTGGACAGTGGATTTACAACACAGATAGACCAATAAAGGAATAAATCTATGAGAAAGATAGAACGAATAATTGTCAGATATTTCAGATATTTGGGATTTGAGCTGAATTTGGATAAAAGTATCATAAATCCGAATTATCACTTCAAATCCCTTGTTTTTGATAATGTAGAAGCACCAAATATATATGTTCAAGATTGCACAATTCAAACAGAACAGAATTATGTATATTGGATGCATGACTACAAATCAATAAAGATTCAGAATGGTGTAAGATTCAGAAAATCATTTCATAAGAACGTCTACAGATGGTTTGATGACATTAAAACTATGATTGACTATAAACTAGGAATAACGGAGATTAAAAATGAAGCTTAAAGATTCAAAAACTGGTCTTGTAATTGCAGATTTTGACGAACAAATGACTATAGACGAAGCAATTAAAAGAATGGATTTTGAAGTTCGTGAAAATGGTCAGATTTATGATTTGGATTATAAATGCTATTGGGACGCATTTTATTCAAATCTGGTATGGGTAGAATAAGAAAGGAAATTAAAATGTCTTGGCAAAATAAATTACGTAATACTTTATGTAATATATATGAATTAAACATTGGAAAATATGGAACAAATCTTTCATATACTTTATACTTTCCAACTAAAGATATTGCATATGATATTATTGATTTTATTATGGAATGTAATGAAAGTAAAATATTATCATTAAATCATATTCAGGTTGCAAACCCATATGAGCTTTTAAAAGCAAATCCATATTTCTCAAAAGAATGGTTGAAATATTATTAATAAAAAATGTATAAGGAGAATTTACAATGGAACAGATTCCAAACTACAAACCAATCAATGTTCGTTTACAGGAAGAAAAAGATTATTTCTTAAAACTTCTTGAAAAAATTAAAACAAATCTTACAATTCCACAATTCAAAGATTTACAGAAATACTTAAAAATCTTGAATTTATTAATTGATGCAAGAAAAGAAATTACTACATTGAATCAGGAAAATATAAAACTATTCAATGAAACTACCAACACAAAAGAAAATGTTCAAAACATGATAATTGACATATTAAAACCGTTTTTATCACATGAAGAAATCGAAGAAATAATCTATGTATTCGATATATGGATAATTAACGGAGAACCTGCTTATTAATCTCAACAAATTGTGTCAAGAGCAAAATCGCAGTTATATTCACACATTATTTAATTCCTTTGATTAAGACGGCGAAATTCGCCGTCTTTTTTTTGTCAAAATTCATCATCAAGGTCTAGTTCGATTAATCCATCATCATCTTCACTATCGCTATTTTTTTCTTCAGTTTCAGGCTCCTGATTGATTAATCCATCAAGTTCGTCTGTAGATTCGTTCAGTTCATCCAAATTCTCGTCTATAGATTTAACAGCATCATCTACAAGTTTTATATCTTCATCTTTCGTTTCTGGATGTACGATTATTCCATCAGAAACTTCATCGTTACTCATTGTATTCTTAAACATCTGCTGTAATTTGTTCATAATGTCGATTTTTATCTTTTCACGTTCACTCTGATTATTTTCCTGCATTTCCATTTGCATATCCATAGCACCAGATTGCAGATACTTACCCAAGATTTCTTCAAGTCTGTTACTATCTGCCAAAACTTTCAAATTCAGATTATTAACGTACTTAAATAAAGAAATTGCCTTATTCAAATCCATATCAGCAATAGTCTGAGGATTAAAAATTTTATCGGAAAGCAGTTGTTGCCAGTCTTGAATGTTTTTAGCTGTTTTAATTCTCATTGTTGTTGCTTCTTTAAGAGAATCGAACAGATGTTGCTTACGCAATTCTGAAATTTTTCTGTTCTGTTCCTGTAGTTCTTTTGTATAATCGCTTGTTGAACAAAGTTCTTCCTTATTTATTTTAATCAAACTGTTATCCATTTTTCACTTACCCTGTTTCATAGAATTTACAATACAGTAATTTTCATAAATCTGACGAATTGTAGAACATTCCTGTGAATCTGTATAATTTGAATCATCTTTTCCATCAAGAACACGACATACCCACTTCAGAAATTTTTCATCGTCCATTTCAGTGGATATGCCGAATAGTTCAGAAATCTTATTTATCGGTGTTTTGAGCATAAGTCTTCGATAATATCAAAACTTGTTTCTGCTTCATTTTCGGAAAGTATCTCAAGGCACTGTTTTTCGTCATAAACATTTTCCTTTACAGCTTTCCTAACCAAGTCACGTAAAACCAAGTCTGGATAGTTTATACTCATATCAATAAGTTCTTTGGCTATCTTGAAGCCTTCTTCACCACCAAGCAACTTCAACTCTGTCTTGTTCGGCTGGTCTTTCTTGAGTTTCGCCATTAACTTAGGTCTTAGTTCTTCAAGAATAGTTTCATAATGTCCATATTCGTCTATGTATTTCTTAGCCGTAACTTCACCAATTCCTTCGATTCCTGGAATATTATCGGATTTATCACCTATCATACATTTATAATCCATAAAATATTCCTGTCCTATACCGACATTTTCTTCAAATGTTTCTGGTGTTATCTTGATTTCACCTTCAGGCTTACTCCATACAATCGTAATATGGTCATTTACAAGCTGTAGAAAATCGTGGTCTGTGCTGTATATACGCACATCATATGCTTTAAGCATACGGCTTATCACAGCTACATAATCATCTGCTTCATAACCATGACCACACATAACTGTATAACCCATCGCATTTACAAGTTTTCGGAAATCTCCCATAAGTTTTGTAAAAGCTTCATATTGTTCTGGAGTCAAAGATGTCTTACGACCTGCTTTATATTCAGGGTAAATCTGCAAACGTCTTGCAGATTTAGTCGTATCAAAAGCAAAGATTTTTCTACCTCTATGTGTCGAACAGAATCGTCTCCAACGAAGTACACATTCTGTCATATTGTCCATACCAGTGAAGTAATGTTTTGTGAACCAGTTATTACCATCGATTATATGTACAATATTTGCCATACTATTTCTTTTTTCCTTTCTTCATTTCATTTGTTATTCTTCGTTTTTCCTTTGCCTGTTCGATAATCTCTTTGGGGATATTTCGTTTTACAACAGGCATATTTACTAAATCTTCATGTATCTTTATACGCATACTATGACACAACTTCTTTATGTTTAATAAGATAGCCCTAGCATCAATACCGCTTCTTTTACGTTTCTGGTACTTGAATATCGTTATTTCTGCTTTAAGCCTTTTGATATTCTTATCCAACATATCTATATCTATATCATAGTCATTATAATTAACGCCCATACAATTCATACCAACTTTCTATAAAGATAAATTCATTATAGCTTTATTATAACATATTATACAGCATAGGTCAAAACTCACGTGGAAATTTTGACCTGAACTGGGTTTTCGGAAATCGATTTTGGATTTTCGTGTGGAAATTTTATCTTGGGAAACTTTTTTGGAAATCGATTTTGAAATCAGTCGTCCAAGTCAAAACGGAATCTTTCAAATACAGGGTGTCGCAAGGAACCAGTTTTTGTTTCTTCCATATAGGAGATTTCACACATCATACCGATTACACTATCTCCCATTTTCCAAATCTCGTCACGTTCTTCATCAGTGAATCCTGAACCACAACGCAGTTCAGAACCATTATAGTCCACTATTAAACCACCAAGAGTATTTTCATACTTTGTATTAGGCTCACCCTTATAACGTCCAATTATTTTAACGTCCAACGTATCTTTATTCTTGAATTTCAGCCAGTAATTAGAACGCTTAAATTCATAAGGTGCATCCATTTTCTTTACAATAATTCCTTCTTCGCCTTTTCTGATATATTCTCTTGCAAGTTCTCCAAGCCTGAGATAATCGGATTTAACCGTATAATACTGAAGGAATTTCAGAAATCTGAAATTGCCGTATGTTGACATTCTGAACATTACATTTACTCTTTCATACAATGGTTTATCAGCCATATCAATCAAATCAAAAATATACAGACGAACAGAATTTTTTATCAAGATTGAATCCATGTTGACAAAGTTCTTGCGTCTGTATATCTTCATAAACTTCTGGAACTGGTCACACGCAATCTCACAATCAAGTTTATGTCCTTTAAATATAGAAATATTCTTTTGAATTTCTGCACGGATATTATCTATTAGAAATTCTTCCATCTCTTTACCATTGCGTGAATAAAATATTATATCATCCTTATCACGTACGTCTATTACACAGCGTACGCCATCTATCTTAATATTATAATAGCAATTACAATCATCGGTAGGATAAACCTGTCTGAATTTTTCTTCTGTCTGCTTGAAAGCAAGCATTACGGCAAACTCTGAAATCAGATTCGGAAAAGCGGTATTTATTGTTTTAACATTTATACCGATGCCCAAATCCTTATCAAATACGGCAAGAACATATTTGCGACCTGCTGGAAACATCCAACCAAGTTCTCGTTCTATATATTTTATACGTTCACCATGATTTTTAATTTCAAGAACCTTTTGGAAGAAGTTTTCAGGTAAAACAGGCATTATCCCACCTTTCATCTTGGCAAAGGTTTTTGATGTAACATTAAAAATATATTTTGAATCATACGCATAGGAAAGAAAACTCTTCAAATATTCAGAATATGGAAAATCTTTAAGAAGCTTGATTTTCCTAGTGCTTCTTGTTTCTTTCTTGATTGCATCAAACAACTTTACAAGTTTTGTAAATTCATCAACCATTATCGTTTACCTCTTAGATATATTTTGAATAAAAGCTGAACGTCCTTTGGTTTCAAAAGGACAACATCACCGACAACAGAAAGTCGATTTGTGTTTATAAATTCTATAAACTCTCCGAAACTAGCATTTCTTGAAGCATTACATAATCCTACAGCAACAAGAATCGCTGAACTGCTCATTACCCAAGATTCCTGTGAATAATCACCGAGAGAATCATACAGCTTATTGAAATATGAAATGATGAAATTCATTTCCATAATGCTGAAAATCCCGTTTTTGATAAATCTTTTGTATATCAGATAACCATTCACAAATATCAGTGTGAAAAGATTCTGAATGTTCGTTCCATTTATCCTACAGGATTCTATGAATATCTTTATATCATTGTATATATCTGTTGGGATATTCAATGTTACAGGAATCTTGGTCTTTGTCTTCAACTTATCAAGAATCTGAAATTTATACGCATCTACGGATTTCACTATGACCACCCTTTATAGACATTTCATATACAACATTATTATCATTCGGAATTATCAGCGATGGAATATGTGTAATTATCAACATCTGTATTCCAAATATGTCAGAAATCCGATTAAGCCATTCTATAGCAGAATTTACACGTTCGCTGTCCAAATTCTTGAAAGGTTCATCAAACAATAGAAACTGTCTGATACGATTTTTCATCTTTAACAGATATGTAATTCTAAGACAGGTCTGGATTATATCAAGAACACCACCACCCTTTGCATCAAGAATATCTGTTGTAACACCGTCTGTTTCAATATTCAGTTCATAGCTGACACCTTTCTTGGTCTGATTAGCAACAACATGAAACGTCATTATCTTATCAGGAAAAATCAGTTTCAAAGCTTCGTTTGTAATCGATTCAAGTCTGGTCTTAGCCTGTTCATTGAGCCATATATTGAAATTATACAGAACATCTATTGCTTTGGATAATTCTTCTGTTCTTGTCTTGGCTTGTTCTATACGTTCCGTATAGTCTTTTCTATTCGTTACCATTGAGTCATAACGACCTTTGATAACACCAATTCGTTTTACAAGTTCATTTATGCTCATAAGTTAGCCTCAAGCTTCATAAGCAGTACATCAAGCTTTGCAATATTATTATTAAGCTTTGATTCGTGTTCATTTATCTTTGTTTCCATTTCTTCTATAGTTTCATTAAGTTCTTCTTTGGAAACACCAAGTTCTTCAAGTCGTTTCATCGCTTCTTCATATCTAATCTGCTGACGTTCCTTTTCACGCAACAGTTTATTATATCTCGATTCAAGTTCGTCTAATTGCTGTTTTGTCATTTTATAAATCCTTTCTTTATGTTTTCCAATATCAGATTCGCTACATCAAACGGAATATCATTCAGAGCAACATACTTGTTCCAAGCCGATTCCAAATTCATTTCTGTCTGGAAATCATCTATATTTTCTCTGAATGTTTCTATATCAAATTCTGTTTCCTGTATATGTTCATCTTCTGGAATGTTCCATATATCCTTTTCACAAGGAATCTTAACAAATTCACAATTTCCTGTATCTACATCAAATACAACAAATTGTGGGATTTTATCTATATTATCCTTCGTATATTTCCTACGACAGATACTTCCTGGACTTATGAATCTGACAACAGCAGTCCCATCTTCTGTGCAACACACAAACTCTCCTTGTGCTGGGTGATAATCTGCAATAAAAACTGTGCAATCTGTGTGTATTTTTTCTGTAAAATTTTGGCATAAAAAATGTTTATATGGAACTGGCTTTTCAACAAGTATATGATGAGTAAGAAGAAATCTCTGAGACTTTTCATCACCATATTCGGTTATAATACCTGTATTCATTTTGTCCAAATCTACAGAATTTGGATAGAAATAGAACACACAGTTATCATATTCATATGCCTGTTTAAAATCAGAAGTAATTATATTACTATCCATACTAGCCATTAATGTTAATGGCGAGTTTTCAACAATACCATCATGAGTTGGATTACCACGATTTATAACCCATTTCATTCCAGAAAACTTTATCAGTGAGAATAATTCAATTAAATCACTATAATTCTGATGTGGTCTGTCAAACAAATCACCACCACATACAAGAAGTTTAATTTCATTATCTGCGGCATACTCTATAATATATTTCAGTTTCTTCAGAATTGACTCATTATAGTTATCCTTTCTACAAACAGGATTGGCACCATAATGAACATCAGTAAAATATATGAACTTCATACAGCCCCCTTTTATAAAGTTGTATTCAATATAGACTTTATCATAAAAGCTATATGTTGTCAAGCCTTATTCAAAATAGAACATTTTGTATTTGTAAATGGACATATTACACTTTCATGTTCTTTAAAGTACTGTTTCTTTGCGTTCTCGTATGCCAATTTTGCATTTTCTATGCTTACCCCTAGTTCTTTATCAGACTTATCAATTTCGTTTAAAATAGACCGTATTTTTAGCATTTCTGACATTTTCTTTTTGGATTCTTCAATCTGACTAGTAAAAAATTTAACATCATTTAAAAGTTTGCCAGCAATCATTGTCTTTTCTACATCAATAGCAGGTCTGTCAAACACTTCCTTTATATCCATAAATACTTTAACTTTAGCTTTTGCCTGAATTATGTTTTCATACACATTCTTACAGTTTTCAATATGTCTCCCATACTTTTCAACATCGACATCTACAAAATTCAATGTATCTAGCGTTTCCTGTATTCCGCAAAGTTCAGAGATTTTCTTTTTCTTGGAAATCAATTCCGATTCTGCTTTTTCCATCTTTCCGATAAAAACCAAAGCTTTGTCAAACTTTTCCTTATCAAACTTTTCAATCTTTGTATCAATTTCACTTACAAGAGTTGTGTATGTTCTTACATCTGCAACAAGTTTGTTCTTTTCTTCTTTGAAATTCTGTATAGTCTGACCGATTATATCACTATCTGGAACAAGAAGATTTATCATCTTATTACGTATGGAATCGTATGTCTTGCCTATGAAAAACATATCATCAAACTGTGACATTATATTATAATTTACAGATTTTGAATCTATCTTGTCTATGATAAATCCAAGTTCTTTCTGTATATTATCAGGCAATTCCAAGCCGAATCTTTCATATTCGTCCTTATCATTCACAATATATACGTCTTTTGAAAACTGGACAGGTATAACTGTTGCACACGATGGACATATATGTTCACCATTTATTTCCGACTTACAGTTAGGACATTTTCGCACGTTCTTAACTTTGACATATCGTTCGATTTTATAATTATCAAATTCAAGCACAATACTGCCTTCAGAAACATTTCTAGCAGTTCTGAGATAGAATGGCGATTTTGTTACAACACACTGAATAGCACGGCGTAATGCAGATTTACCTGAATCGGAAAGACCATATACAACTGTCATCTTTTCCAAGTCTATAACTGTATTACGATGGGATTGAAAATTCTTGATTGTGATTTTTTTAAGCATAAATTTCTCCGTACAAAAATTTAGGGCTTTTATAAAAGCCCTAAGAAAACAAATAATTCAATCAAAGGAAAGTTAAAATTACAATGAAATTTTCATTGTACCTAGAAGTCTGTTTTAAAACCCATACGGCATATTGCTACGCCGTATGGGAAATTCAAAATAAAGGAGGCAAACAACAATTAAATTCATAGGAGTTTTATATGAACTTAATTCATAAGTATATATTAACATAATTATATATACTTGTCAATACTTTTTTAAAAAATATTTTTTCAAAGAACTATCTATCTGAATAGCACCATAAACAGCGATACAGCAAGCGTCAGCCAAACCGTCCTTCTGAACCTTACAACCATATCTCAAGTCAATATGTGGGAAATTATCATTAACATACTGAATTGAAATATCCTTTGCACGTTTCTTGGCTTCGGTCTTCAACTTGTTATGCTCTTTCTTCAATTCCTTAATCTTTTCTTTTGAAGCATCTTTTGGAATCACAAGCTTGTCAACTTTCTGTTTCCAATCGTAATTCTGTAACACTTCCTTTTTCCAAGATTGAGGTGTAACACTTTCCAATGGCATATGTAGGCGTAATACAGATTTAACACCACCATAACCACTACCGAAAGTAAACATCGAAACAACACCCTGACCAGGCATTGCACCGACCTTTTCTATAAATCCATAATAACTGACAGGCTGTTTATAGTTCTGACGAACATAATCACGTATCTTCGATATTTCTACAAACAGCCTAGTAAAATCGATTTCATCATTCTTAACAGGAATCGGAAATGCAAACTTCATTTCATTTCCGATTATCACAGAGACACCACCCTTTAATCCAGGGTCTATTCCAAATATCACATTCATAATGATTTCAAAAGTTCTATCGTTTCGTCATACTTAGGATTATCACCATTTGAACGTGCAAGATTCTTGATAAGCCATCTCACAGAGTCATTACCACGTATAGTTTTTCTGTGTTCTGGAAGTTCAAACTTCCTAAGATTACGTTCAATCTTACAAACAATCTCATCTCTTTTTACCATAAACTTCTCGCTTTCATCTTGGTTTCTTCATGAATTGGAATATTGAGGAATCTCGCTACTTCAACTCTACGCTGTTCATATATTTCAACGGCATTTGAATTGAGTTCACAATGTATAGCCTTGCGACCATGTATATTTGCAACAACGGAAGTCGTACCCGAACCGCCAAATGGGTCTAGTACAACACCGTCTTTTGGACAACCGCACAAAATACAAGTTTCAGCTAATTCTGGTGGATATACAGCAAAATGACCAACTCTTGAGTTTGAAGATTTCATAGTCCAAACAGAACGTCTGATTCTTTTGAACTTGAGAGCAGGATTCTGTTCCAATTCTTTCTTGCGTTTCTCAAAGAACTTCAACTGTGCATCTGTATTTATTGCATAATCATATTCACCAGAATTTTTACGATTTTCAGGATTACCACCTCTGAAACATCTTTTATTACTTATATCCTTAGTGTATTCAGCGATAGCACCCCAATCATAATAATACTTAGGTGATTTGGTAAACATAAATATATATTCGTGAGCCTTGTTTGTTCTATCCTTAACAGATTCAGGCATACACGAACCAAATACACGTGCACCAGAAATCCCTTTCGCCCATATAATAGTATCACGCCAATACCAACCATAATCACGCAATGCAAATGCAAGCATAAACGGTATTCCTAGCAAATCCTTGTCTTTTGCGGCATGGTATTTCTTCTTGTTTATACTTATATTCTTATCCAAAAATTCCTTGCTGTGCTTGTACTTATCGTCATTATGCTTCTTGGCACCGTTATATGTATCTGCAATATTGATGAACATAACACCGTCTTTCTTCAGAACACGGTAACATTCTGCAAATATTGCAACCAACGATTCTATATACTTTTCAGGATTATCTTCCATACCTATTTCATTCGGCTTGTCTGGAGAATCGTTATCCAAATATGAACGCAAACCAAAATACGGCGGTGATGTAACAACACAGTTGACAGAATCGTCAGGAATTTCTTTCAGTGTTGTTCTTGCATCACCAATAAGAATGTTTATTTCTTTATCTTTATCGTACATTTTTACTCTTTCCAACTGTGCATGAAATTAATCATGCACAGTTTTCACAGGAGATTAAAACGGAACGTCATCTAATTCCAAGTCGTCTAAATCACTGTCGTCTACTTCCTGTTTTACAGGTTTCTTTGGTTGAGCCTTTTTAACAGGTTTCTGTTCAGGTTCTTCATCCATATCGTCTAAGTCCAAATCGTCATCATCGACTTCTACAGGTTTCTTTTTCTGAACAGGTTTTGATGGTTTTGGTTCAGGTTCTTCATCTAAATCTAAATCATCGTCATCTTCTTCGACAACAGGTTTCTTTGCAACTTTTTTCTGAACAGGCTTTGGTTCTTCGTCCAAATCCAAGTCGTCATCATCGTCTTCTTCTACAACCTGCTTTTTAACAGGAGCCTTTTTGACAGGTTTCTGTTCAGGTTCTTCGTCAATATCATCAAGACTCATTTCTTCGTCTTCATCTTCGACAACCTTTGGTTTTGCAACAGGTTTCTTTTTCTGAACAGGCTTTTCTTCTACTTCTTCATCATCTTCTTCGTCATCTTCGACACCAAAAAGCATATGATTATATTCTGCTGGAGTGATAGGACGTGAATAAGCCTTATCAAGATTGATATATCCACCATCTTTTTCTTCTCTGTCACAAATCTTAGCCATATTCTTTGTAAGTTTTACAGCTTTTGGATTTGGTCCTTCTTCGTCACCCAAGTCTTCCATAACAGAATAAGTTATTTTCTTATTGTTATTTGTTTTCTTGATTGTCCAAATGACATCGTTAATATCAATCGGGTCACCTTCTTCAGGGTCGATAATCTTGCTTATATCTCTGAACATAGCGGCTGTCAATCTAAGACTCATACATCTATATGCCTTGTCAGAAATATCTACAGCATTTACATAATACATATCAGTACTTAAACGATTTATAGTATTCTGTATTTCCTTGCGTTTTACTTCGTCATTATTTGATTTTGCAGTACGCCAATCTTCCCACAAACTCTTGATATGTTCACATACAGGACATTCACCAACTTCACCATCGGAATTGATACAAGTTACAGCACGTACGCTTGCGTGCTTGAATTTTGGAACCATCTGAATGTTAAAATGCTTCTTTTCGTAATAAAATTCGTTCTTAGGAATCCAAACCTTTATACTTGTATTATCTTTCAATTCCATTTCACGAACTTTACCATGACCACCCATTTTGTCTTTCATTTCTTTAGCTGAATACATTGCCATACGTTTTATTTCTCCCTATATAGTATAGATTTTAAGTCGCACCAAGCAACAACACGTTCATTTCTATCGCTTCTGAGTATATTCTTGTATTTGTTATATCGTTCAAAGAAATCTTTCTGCTCCATATCGAAATAAGCGATTTCAACTCGGCGATAAAACTTTCCAAGCTTATACTCAGATTCGATGGTTACAAGAACTTCTCTTGAATCATTTGGTAATAACGATTCTGCTCTGTTCCATCTTACAACCATTAAATTACTCCATCGTGTGAACATTAAAGAAGAATGTCTTACCATCTGTCAAAAGTATGGACATTTCATGGAAATACATATTGATAATGGGTTTCTTCTTTTCTTCAGTATTTTCATCGACCTTGACTGTTGCAATACTGCTCATAATAGCTGTAACAATCTGTCTGAAACCACCACCAACATAAACTTCAGGAATCTTGGCAGGGTCACCGATGAAATTTGTTTCAGCTATAGTTCGATTGAAAGATTCCTGTGTATGTTCATTGATGATTGAACACATCAGATATGTCTTCGGGTCTTGGTCTTTTTTCTTCACAGTCTTTGTAAAGAATCTATATACTTCGTAACCGAAAGCTTTGGCATCTTTAAGAACTTCGACAAGCATATCATAGTCTACTTTACAGCCGTTTTCATACTGAAACTGACCAAGATATTCCAATGTCTGTGTATCAAACATCTTACCATTGCTAAGAGAGTCATAAGATTCGACAACCACGGCATCACTTGTCTGTAAAAGATTCGTCTTAATCTTGTTTATACCAACACCATCGGTAATGCAGTATTCTGGTGTAGAACCATCTGATGGTTCCTTTGTAATAATTCTTACAAGTTCTGAATTGAATCTTGAAACACTAGAAATCAACTGCTTAACTCTAGGTATCTTCAAAACACCGTCTGCATTGACTGTTATGTCTGGTAAATAAACTTCACCATATAACGTCTTTTCCTTTGTGCAGAACCTTGCCATAAGCCCTTTTTCATCTGCCTGAATGACTAAATCCTTAATCAAGTCATTACAAGAGCATTTCTTTAAAAAATTCTGAAAGTCATTAGGGTTGACCTGTATATCCATATATTTTATTTCCTCCTGTGTGGATATATTTATACCATATCACAAAATGCAACAAAATGCAACAAAAATATTATTATTTTATTCTCCAGCTAATAAGTCTACTTCGTCTGTATCATTATTTTCCTGTGGATTTTCTTCTGCTTTCTGTGCACTCTTTACATTTTTCTTTCCAGATGGAATTTCTTTTGCATTTCCACATGGAATCATTTCTTCTTCTTCCTTTTCCAACCAAGACATTCTTGAAAATCTTGGTATGATATGCGTTTTACATCTAGGAACATTTCTACCTTTAATGACAGAAACAGTCATTCTACCAATAACAACATTTCCGTCAACTTCGGACATAAAATCTTCGTCTTCTTTTGTTACTTCCACTGCGAACATTATACTTGCAAGCTGTGAAGCCCTGTCTGACCAAGCACCACTTTCGGTACTAGAGTGACCAGCCTTTGTACCACGAATTGACTGTTGTGCTGTATATACAACACAGTTAAACTTACCAGCAATACGCTTCAAACCGATATATACTTCACCTTGAGCAGTAGCAGATAAATCAGGAACACCAGAAAGACCGCTTGACATATCACCTGCATAATCCACTATAACAAGGTCGGGCTTAAATTCATTATCTTCCACAATCTGTTCGATTGTTGCTGGAGTACAATTATCTGGCACCCAATATACATTTATGTCAGAACCATCTTTACCGACTTTTCTGATTCGTTTTCTCCACAATGCAAGCTTATCGGCATCGGCAACAACTTCACCTTGAGCAAACTCACGATGTTCAATTCCTGTTAAATTGGAATCAAAACGATATAAATAGTCATAGTCACTCATTTCAATAGTGACAATGATTACTTTAAGACCTTTCTTGAAATTGGCTATGGCGGTTCCCATCAACATCATTGACTTACCTACACCAGTTCTAGCCTGATATATAATCAACTGTCCTGGAGATTGCCTACCTATCCATTTATCAAGATTCTTCAGACCTGTAAGAACCATTCCAGCATTATCAGGGTCATCGTGAACTTCCTGTGCACGTCTGATTCTTTCTTCAAGACCCGATTTCAAACCCATTTTACGTTTTATCTGATTTGAGTTCAAAATCTGTTCAACAACATTACAACGCTGTTTTATATCAAGAACACATTCAAGTGTATTCTTACCTTTCTTGTTATCCAAACTTTCAGTTATCGTCTTGAAAAGTTTACGTGTAGCATAACATTCAACAAGTATCTTGAAGTTTATATCAAAGTCGTCTATTCCACAAGAATGTTGTTTAATATCTTCAACACATTTCGTATATACAATATCTTCCGATGAATCTATACTGCTAAGATATGTTCCAAAACTCTTAACAGAATATTTCTCATTTTTATGAAGCATTTCAAACAGAAGTTTAACAATCTTACGATGGAACATAACTGAAAAATACTCTGGAGTAACACCAGAATCAACAAACTTACGATATACTGTATATTTTTCTTTTGAGAACAATAAAAACAACAAAGAGTATTCGGCATCAAGATTTTCTGTATTCATCATCTAATCTTCTTTCTAACAGGTTTAATAAGTTCCAAGTCGTCAAATCCTACATCAAGTTTTTTCTTACGAATTATATCATAAGCAGTTTCCTGACGTTCCAAAGATTCTACACCAAAACCCAAGAAATTTTTAGTTATAAGTGAAACAAGTTCTTTAGAATATGTTGCGTGTAGTGTTTCTTTGGTAAAAGACGCAGATACCCAAGTTGCAAGCCCTTTTCGTTCAGCTAGAAAACCATTCAGTGAAGATACAACAAAACTTGCAGATTCTTTCATCTTTGAATTGTATTCCGAACCCATTCCTGTTATAAGAAGCACACGTACAGTCTTTAAAAATGCCATACATTCTTTGTTTTCATCTGTATCAAAATCAAAGAACAAATCCAATAAAACTTTCATAGAAATCGTATAACAGTCACAATATGAACAAAGTTTTTTAAACAGATACTTTGCAACGATTTCACTTCCATATGAAGATTTCGTCAATAGATAATAAAAGATGTTTTCCTTAGAATATGCCTCGATAGATGGTATCATATGTTTTATCTTTTCAATAACAACTTCTGGAAAACACTTTAAATCTTTATCTGTGTAAATTTCATTCTCATTTAATCCGCAATTCAGATACTTGCGTATTTTATTGAAATATTTTACACAATCGCAGTCAACAAACATATTATCACCAGTTTCAATATAACCCATGTGATTGCATTTATCGCATCTCTGAATTAAATTTGATAAAGCTGTTTTTCTGTTGTTGGCTACCTTTTCATTGAAAAAGCTAGGTAGTAACATTATTTGCCATTCCTTATTATTGAATTGTGTTATACTTACAAAATGTAAGTATAACACAGTATATAACATATACTGACATTAATGTCAATATTTTACCATAAATTACTTCGACCAAAAGTTACATTCTTGCCACCAGTTATCAAATAGCTTTCCCAGTCTATATTAGGATAAACAACTTCGACAATACGCTGTAATGGAGGGAATATTTTGTTATTCCAATAATACTGAGTACTATACTTATTCTGAAATTTATATACAGGTTTTGCTATAGGTTTTCCATCGGAACCAACAGAGATTATAAAATATGGTATCTTATCTCCAACATATACAGCTTTACCATCTGCAATCATTTCTCTAGCGACACGAACATGAATCTGGTCAGCATACTCATCAACATTCTTTGTAAGTTTCTGAGCAAATATTATTTCTTCGAGTGCAAGCTTGCCTGAACAAACCTGATTCTTCAAATTCAATATATAATTTCTTATAGTCTTTGCATCTGGAGTATCTGTAAGAATCATCTTCAACAGTTCATATTGATGTTCCTTTACAAATTTACACGTATCAGTACGTTTGTATTCAAGACCAGCAATATACATATTGAAATCATTTATGACGTGTCCATCAAGATAGTCAATTACACCAGCATATCTTTTCTTGCCATTGAGAATAAGATATTTCTTGAATCCTTTATCATAAGACATTTTCAAAGTACATACGGCACAATTATTCTTTTTAACTGCAAGATGATAACAGACTTTGGATAATTCCTTAGATAATTCTTCCATTCTATCGTGACCTTGACAGAAATAATCATCGTGGAAGAAGAAGGAATCAGTATCTCCGTAGATAATCTGTGCCCCGTGCTTCTTTTCTACATATCTCGCACAGGTCTTTGTAAACATCTGTCCTGTTAATGTAACCGCTTCGGCAATACGTGTATCATAGAATCTGCTGTGCTTTTCACCAAGACAACCATAGAATGACAAGCCGAAATACTTGTATAGGTACTGCATACGGTCATAGACCTTGTGCATAACAGAACCAGGCGTTTCGTGACTCATTTTTTCTTTCCAATAATCACGTTTTGACTTGAGAGCCATAACAACTTTAGGTAGTATTCCAACAAAGTCTTTTCTGAACTTATGTTGTGTTCCTGTTGTGATTACCATATCTTCAGGTATGGAGTCCAAATCTTCAGGTTCTATGAATGTATCTGGAGATATGTTAAACGTATTGATTACATTAGGATATAGAGATGAAAAGTCCAATACTTTTACATCGGTATGCAAGCCAGGAATCGGGTCAAAAACAAATGCACCCTCGTATGTCTTTTCGTTGTTTTCTCCTTCCTGATTACGTACAAGTGTCTTGAAATGATAGTGTTTATCTTCTTCAGCCTGTTTAAGAACAAAGTTATCAATCTTATGCAGAATATATAAATCGTCTACAGAACACATACCAACACTACATACCCCACGATGAGCATTAAGATAACCTGTCTTGCACTCAATATCATACATCAACTGAACGTCTTCGATATTATACTCTTTCAGCAACGGCAAGTTATTCTTCCACATTCCGTAAATACTTTCACCTTCGTGTTCTACCTTACCACGCTTGAGAATATAATTACCAATATAATCGAGATTGTGTTTCGGTAGATTTGGACCATATTTCTTGAAAGTCCAACAAGCATCCTGAAGAAATTTTGTTCTCCAGTCAACTTCAATTCCATATCTTGCAAACCTAGACTTGATATATAAATCGTCAAAATTACTACCATTGAAAGCTATAATACAATCGTGTGCACGAATGACTTTCGCAACTTTCTGTAAAAACTCGCATTCAGCTTCGTCTGTATCTTCGTGACAGTACAACCACATCATTTTTCCATCTGCATGATGGTTGTCAGATGATTTCATAGCGATTGAAAGAATACGATACTTGCCTGGAGTCAAAGAATCCTTACCGTGTCTGTCATCGGTTTCTATATCATAATACAGAACTTTATAATTGTCTTCTACAGTAACATTCGGCTGTAACAACCATCGTTTTGAAGCAGAAACATCAGCTTCATATGTCTGTATGCCAACCATAGAAAGTTTTTCCAACATCTGATTCTTATTATAGTTCTTATATCCCCAGTCATATTCCATATCCTTAGTCAAAAACTCGGACTCATGAACTGTATTATAGTAACATCTTGTATATAGCCCTTCTGGTTCGCATCTGATAATAGATTTATTATCTATAAAATTTCTGAAAACCTGACCATATTTTTCATAATCGGCTGTCTTTACATAAAACCAATTTATAAATGTGGTTTCGCCAATATGAGATTTCATATTCTCATCATGATACACATAACGAATTTTATTGTGCCCTTTATCCCAAGCACGCATAACAACAAACTGTTCCATATCGGAACCTCCTTTTATTTATGATTAACAGGCATTATTCCCTGTCATATCCTAATTTAATTTTTATCAGTCAAATAAATCATCGATGTCTAAATCATCAAGACTATCACTTTCTTCCACTTTCTTCGGTTCTTCAACTTTAGCAACAGGTTTTTCTTTTACTTCTTCAGATTTAACCTTTTTTGCACGAGTTTTCTTAACAGGCTTTTCTTCTGTTCGTTCAACCTTATCCAAATCTACAACGAACTTATGTCCATCTTCAATCGGTGGGTTGACAGTTTCAGCAACAATATGTTCTTCGCCACAAATTGTACCTGTACCAGTATCTACTTTTGATATTGGTTCTATTATTTCATCAGGAACTTTGACTTCATCTTTCATTTCAATCGTAACACGAGGTTTATCAGCAACTTTTGCACCCTTGTTATCAATCAAATCACCAACGTGAACCTGTTCGGTCTGTTCAGGTTCTTTCTTTTTATCGCCAAATCTGAATCCATACAATGCACAACCTTGAATTACACAATTATCAACTTCGTTCTTATCACCACAAGAACACTGTAGACAATACTTGCGAATAGCCTGTAACGGTGTTATTTCCTTAGCCTTAATAATACCCATATTTATTTCTCCTTAATACCTTCAAATAATACTGACAAGAATAATGTCTTATGTGTAGACATATTCATCTTATAATTACAGTTAGCCATCGTGTCAATCAAATGCCAAGCCTTTTCACGTTTAACCTTTTCCCACATAATATCAAATATCTGATTCGGGTCACCCTTAAAAGCAAGTTCAATTCTACTATTCTTATCCAACTTTGCTATTTCTGCAATCGTCATCTTATCCAATTCATCTGTTTCATCTGTTGCATTACCACCCTGTAACAGATTAATTGCACGTCTCAAATCACCATTTGCTTTCTTGGTCATAATCTTCACTTCATCCTGTGAAAGACCTAGATTTTCAGCCTTGTTTATCTGCCATAATCTCTTAACAATTGTTTTATTATCAATAACAGGAAATTCAATAGACGTGAATCTTGAAATCAATGCTGGTATCAGTTTATAAGGATAATTGCCTGTAAATATAAATCTTGTTATCTTGCTGTATTCTTCAAGAATACGTCTGAAACAAGCCTGTGCATCTGGTGTTATATAATCAGCTTCGTCCATAAGTATTATCTTATATGGAGTAGCACCGAAACCACGTTCCTTTGCTAGTGATAAAATATCTTCACGAACATGGTCAATACCTCTGTCAGCAGAAGCATTAAATTCATAAAAGTTACCTTTAATCTTATCACCAAATACTTCATTTGCAATAACCTTTGCAAATGTAGTCTTACCTGTTCCTGCTGGACCATATAAAAACAGATGATTAATTTCACCCTGTTTTTCAAGCATATTCTTAACGATAGCAACCTGTTCATCACGTCCAAGAATATCATCAAACTTTCTAGGTCTGTATTTTTCAGTCAATAATTCTGCCATTTTCTTTATTATCCCTTTCTTTAAGTTTAAATTCACATATCAGATAGCACTTTGAAAAATCTATAGTTTCACCGACTTTTGGTGCAAACCTCTTTGGAATAAACCAATACTTACCATTAAACGGCTCACGTGGTTGTAACAATACAACTTCTCTAGGATTCAGATTATTCTTTGTAAGACATTCCAATATTGCTACATCTAACTGATGATTCAAATCATCAACAAATTCTTTTGTAAAACTATCAAAAATGTTTTCCTGTTCCATATCAGCAATCACTTTCGTCATAATATCTATACGTTCTGAAATACTTTTCTATAGCAACTGTATATTCTGCACCACAATGATGACATTTATATACAGCATTTCTGAATGGTTTTCTTTCAGAACCTTTTCTATCGACCTTACCACAGTCAGGACATATCAGATTTGTATCAGAAAGTGTATCATATTCTTCAAATACAACCGTACCTGTCTTTTCATCAACTTTCATCACTTGGAATCACCTTCGTCTTTCTTCTTTGGAAAACGCCATTTAATAAATCTAAGATAGCGTTCAGGCTTGATGTTATATGAAGCATAACAATACAGCATATCAGGATTTACACGATATAAATTCTGGTCTAACCAAGAAATAGCAACAAGATTCGATTTGTTCTTACAGTCTGGACTTGCAGAAATCATAGCCTTAACGACCATAAACATAGGAACCTTGTTTGTTTTCAAAAAACCATAAACATAATCCCTGTCAGTCAAAGTAAGAATCATTTTGGCTACATCGAAAGGATTTGCTTCTTCACAATAACCATCTGAATACTCGATAGTCATTTTCTTGGTTTTACGAACGCCATTCATTGTCTTCTTTGTTTCACAAACAACAATAACATTAGCCGTAGCGTTTTTGGCAATAAATTCAAAATCAGATTTTGTAAGCCCTAAAAATTCAGCATACAAAACGATGTTTTTACCTGAAGAAATCTTTGTTTTACGAACACAATCTGGATTCCAAGTAGATACAATTATGTCATTATCAGAATTGACCTTATAGTCACCGACAATAACACGAACTCCCATATAATGCCTCCTTTAAATGAATTTCTTATACCATATCACAAAATGCAACAAAATGCAACAATTTTCTTATTCAAGTTCTGGTATTTGTTCTCTTAAATATTTACACAGCCTATTCGTGCCTATTCTTTTCATAGAAATAGTCTTGCACATTTTACGTAAATTCTCTGGTGAAAGCAATTCCAATAATTGTTTTCTATACTTATCATTTTTGATATATACATATATTTCAGAAGCATACTGACCGACATATTCTGGGGTCTTTCCAAGACAGCCATTACCCCAAGAAGCAAACGCAATATCCCAATTCGGTGCAATATGTTTATTCTTTCCTGTGTGATAATCACCCAGAACACGTCTATGTTCAATCAGTTCTACATCTTTGCTAAGATGAAAATATGGTTTCGGATTGAGCTTACCGTTCTTAGGTCTACACCATATGTTGAAACAACAATGTAACTCTCTGTCAGAATATTTAACAACACCAATATCAATACTGAATATCAAATCAAACTGATGTAACTGTATCGGATTATTCAACTGAGAAATTGGCTGTATAAATGCTATAAAATCTGAAATCTCACAACACTTGAGATAAAACTTATATGACATCCAGTTCTTAGTTCCAAATGGCGGATTACCTATACACAAACGACCTTTCTTGTATAACAAATTCAAATTAAGAAAATCAGCCTGTGTTATATCATCTGCTTCTGGTGCAATATCATACGCTCTACAGTTTGGTATATTATGACTAAAAGCACCATTACCAGCACTAGGTTCGATTACTTCCGTTATATTCTCTTTCTTCAAAACTCTGTACGTTATAAATATAAGCTTCTTTGCCAAAGATTCTGGAGTATAATATTTATCGTTTGTTAATTTCATCTAGTAACCATTGTCTACCTTTCATAAAAAATTCACGATTCTTTTCTATTCCGATAAAATTCCGATGAGTATGTACACAAGCAACACCTGTTGAACAAGAACCAAAACAATTATCCAGCACAATATCATTCTCATTTGTATAAGTCTTAATTAAATATTCCAATAACTTAACAGGCTTCTGTGTTGGGTGCAAATGTTTTTGGTCTTTTGCAAACTTAATTACATCTCTAGGATAACGGTCACCATTATTAACAGTTATTACCGATTTCATATATTTATATTCATAATTTATAGAAGCACGTCCAGATTTACTTATATATGGTTTACCAGCTTCTTTTTGTGGATTATATATCATCGCTCTTTCACGATTCTTGACACAAGAAGCAGCAGATTTAGCAAATATAAGTATATTCTCATGAGCTTTCAACGGTGCAAAATTACAATTAAGCATACCTGTAGCCAATGTTTTTTCCCATATCCATTCATATTTCAACATCTCAAGATTAGAACAAGCAAGAATACTTGTAAACGGTTGCTGTGAAAACAATGCTATACAACCACGATGTTTTATAATTCGTCTATACTGTTCCCATAATGGTTCCAACGGAATCATAACATCCCATTTATTTCTTGTAGTATTAAATGGTAAATCAGCAAGTATTAAATCTATACTTTCATCTGGAATATACTTCATTATTTCCAGACAGTCACCACATATTAATTTCATATAAGTCTCATTTTCCCATTTTCTTCTACATTCATTCGATTACCAGATTTCATCAATTCGAGTATATCATCAAACTTGTCTTTCACAACTATATCCAAATTTCTTTCACCAAGCTTCAATGATACTATCGAAGAACCACCATACATATTTGATTCTTCTATATATACAATATTATCAGTATTAATAAGAATCTTGTTATTTACGCCATGTTCGTTTTCGCCAACCTGTGTCAGTTTTAAAAATATATTCATATTATTTCTCCATTATCCAAACATTGCCCAAAATCCGATTACAAACGAGTTTAAAAATAAAATTATAATCATAACAGCAATGACTTTTAAAGTAAATTTCGGGTCGTTTGCACGTTGTATATCTGTTTCATCTAGGAATGGACATTTTTCATCTACATAATTATTCAAATCATACGATGGTAATTCACGATTTGTTTTTTTACAAATGACAAACTCTCGATTATCACCAACTCTTTGCATGAAATCACAAGAAGCACAATTAATCGAACCGTTCATTGTTTGGAAAAATTTATCATTTATCTGTTTATCAATTTCGTTCATTTCGCAACCTTTCTTAATCATTTACAAAATTCTTGAACATCTTTATTGTAATCAGCAAAATCTGAATTTGCTTTAAATATCATTTTAACATGAGTATAATCTTTTAACGTAATACCAAAATCACGCTGAACAACATGCTGTAAATACGGCAGAATATAATGGTCGTAATATATAAGACTATAGCCGTCTATATGTCTGCTTATCTGTTCTATGGATAACGGCAGATAGTTTTCATTCACTTCTCTTTTCCAGTTATCTTTATATCTGTATTTCATAAGAAAATGAATAAGATTGTAATTATCAGTTATACTTCCGCTGACTCTCTCGAACTCATCAAGCATAGCCCTGTCATAATGACTCTTGATTTTAAACACATCTTCTTTCAATGATGGTCTGTGTGCAGAATCATCAAGACACATATCACGGATTATAATGTATTTGAAATGATTTTCTGATGTAATAAATTTCCAGAACTGGTCTATATCTTCTTCCTTTGAATAACTGTAGACTTCATGGATTACAGATGACAACAGAATTGCAGTTTTTGTTGGATGGTGATAGTTATTAAGATAATCTCGAAGTTCATTCAGTTGTTTACAAAACTTTATACCAGAACCGTTTCGATTCTGACTTTCTGCAATCTGTATCATATCGCTGTTATTGTCATATCCACAATATGTAATGTCTGGAAATATATTTGCAAGAAATCTTACAAGACTACCATCGGCACAACCATAATCAACGATTGTGTCAATATTTGTATCTATCTTGTCCATAAAAAATATCTTATCTATCAGAGAACAGGACATACTACGGTTATAACCGTTAATATCAGTTATTTCGCAATCATCTTTAGGTTGTTTACAATTTGGTAGTTCTGGTTTAGTGCTTACTATCGGCATCGGATTCTGGTTTACATTTTCCATCTGTATTTTCTTCTTTCTGAACAGGTTTGTTGTTAGATTCTTCATAATGAAAGCCATCTTTGTTAAATTCATCATAAGCACATCTTGGTGTTTCTGTATCAGTCATTTTTATTTTCTTCCTTGTTTTCAGGTTCTTTTGTTTCTATTTTCCAAATATAACTATCTGATGGTCTATCTTTATATGTAATATCAGATTCATATTTAAAATCATACAAACTGAACATTTTGTATAAAAAAATCAGTATTCCTATAAATAAGATTGTTTCTTCAATAGTTCTGCATATTATAGGTATTGAATTAGTATAAACACAATGAAGATATATAGAATTAATACAATCAAAAAGATTCATCGCAAAATTTCCTCTCGCTGTTCTTTTAATTCTTTTGCTCTTTGACTGTTTGAATCCCAGTTTCCAAGCTTTTTATCAAGTATGTGTAAATCATGTCTTATCTTGGTACAATGCTTTCTAAGCAGACTTGCACATGTCTGACAATCAAGTTTATGTAATTCTTCTTTGAGATTCATAGCTTCTAGCCATATCATATCTGCATATTCTTCAATATTCATCTGTAATACCTACACTTTCTAATATATAATTTGGAAATCGTATGAACAGACATATTAAAAACGCAATAAACCTTACCAAAATTGGAACAAAAAATAAAAATAAAAATAAAATTATACCAAAATGTAAAACAATATAATTCTTAATTAAAACACTGATAAATACTAAAAGTAATAGTGAAATAACACCAAATAACATGAGAAAAATTTGATATAATTCTACAAGTTTCACAAAATCGTCAAATATCGTTGCTTTTTGTTTTGATGGAAAACAACCAAATTCATCAACAGCATCCCATCTCTCAAAATATTTATCTATCCTATCTGCAATCAATTTTAATTTATTCATTTTATTCACCTTTCTTCAAACATTTGCAATCTGGATTATGTATAAAATGTTCCGAATTTGTATGCAGAATATATGTATGACCATTATATTCAACCGTTGTGAACAGATTAAAAAGCAGACCAGCTTTGGCTTCATCTGGTCTATATGCACAGACAAATCCCATTATCATTGCAATCACAATAATTAAAAATCCATAAAAATATCTTTTCATATTCGTCTTTCTAAAAAATGAGTGAACCATTTAAGGTTCACTCTACTAGTGAATTATATACCACATAATCCGCTTTGGGGGCAGATTACAACGACATGGCTCGGACTCGAACCGTTAATTACAGACCATCTGTAAAAGCTCACCACCAAAATATATTATCCTAATTTTCTATATTATAAAAAATTTAAATATATCTCATGTCGTGACCAAATTTTAAACATATTTCACCATTTGGTGATATGCCCTTGCCGTTGGCAACCATTGACTCTGACTGGATTTGAACCAGTGACCTGATATAGAATAACGCTTTTACCAGTTAAACTACCCTCACAGCCCTACCTGATTGGGATTGGCTTTGAACCAATATCTTTATTTATTCTACTATATCCACTCTTGACCAACTGAGCTACAGAGTCATGACATGATATACTCAAATCTAGCTGGTTATCCGAATATATCATGAACAACCTAAGATTAAAACTTAACCCAACTACAATGTGTCCGTAACGCTGGACTAGCAACGCAACCGACAGGAATCGAACCTGCATCATCTGTAATCGCTATCAACCGACCAGATTATAAATTGATAGTAGCTTTTCCATTAAGCTACGGTTGCATGGCGGTGTCGTATCATAATATTTGGAGGCTCATTAGACACGACACCTGTATGATTGGAATGAATATGTCAAACACATATTCAAGACGAATGTGCTAGACAGGAATCGAACCTGCATCCTTTTAGCTGTAGCTAACTGTTCCACCGTTTAACTTCTAGCACATCGGGTTTGTTTTAGACCTTGTAAATACATTAAGTAACTCACCCTGCAAGTTTATTTTCATCGTGATGAACTTGCTATGTAAAACCTCACGCCGACCGACTTCCGTATCTCCAACGTAATCATCAGCACCCTGTTATAGCAGAGTTTGTAACGGAATCACACCTAGTATCGTACGCTACTGGAAATTGGTGTGGACACCATTAATCAATGGTATCGTTCGATGGGCAGGGATAGATTTGAACTATCGTAGGCTGTTAGACCAACGGATTTACAGTCCGCTCCGATTAACCACTCCGGCACCTACCCGAAACGGGCGACCCCTAGATTTTACACATTCCCAGATTATGAATTATTACCGCATTTAGTTGACTTACTAGCTGACTTACCCGGACTACCCCCGAACAGAGGTCAGCCGCTCTTGTAACAAGTTAATCCGAGAGCAACGGAATGTGACCAGAGGTCTTAGTCTTGCAAGACATTTGAACCCTTAGTATGTTATAAGTATATCATAATATACTTAAACTGTCAACACTTTTTCTTATTTTTCTTATGTAATTTATTAAAACGTGCGTTCTGAACTTTCCTACGGCATTTTGTACTGCAATAACGCTGGCTTATACTGTTCTGTGTGAATATTTTACCACAACATTCACATTTGACAAATGTAAGAAGTTTCAACATATTGAATTTAACAAGTGTTTCTTCTACACGTTCTTTAAACGTTTCTTCGCTTATATCTCCAGCAATAAGATAATCTGCATTATTTATGCACTCAGCCATAAGTTTAGTGTTAAACGCCATCTGTCTGAATATGTTACGTGTTTCTATACTATATGAATCTTCATCAGATGATTTTATATCTATATCATCTGCAATTTCACTTAACTGTAAATTTCTATAATCCCAAGTTCCACCACTCATAATTAGTCTCCAATTTTATTACGATATCCATCATCACCAATATTTTTCTTAATATCAAATTCATCTAATTTCTGTGGTGTCATATATTTAAAGTTTTTATCAAAATTGTTTGAATTAACAGCAAGTTTAGCAAGAGAATATGCAATCGATTCACAAGCCGTAATCAATTTCTGATTCTGTTTTTCAAGTGTTTCACGATGTTTATCACTCTCTGCTTTATCCGCTTCCTGTGTTTTTAAAATGTTACTTTGTAATTCAAAACCAGCTTTCTGAAGCTTTATCTGTTCTTCAGCAACAGCAGTACGTTTATTATCATTTTTAATATTATTCTTTGTCCATTCTTTCTGCATATCAATAAGTTCAAGATTTGCATTTGCCAAGTCTTGTCTTGTTAAATATTCTGCATAATATTCACCAGCCGCCAGACAATTTCCTTCAAGTTTTGACAAAAGTTCTTTAACAGTGTTAACAAGACAATTGTCTGCATGGTTCAAGTCACAGACAATATTAATTATATTTTCTTTCAAATCATGAATTTCATGCTTTATTGATATATATTCATCACAATTCATAATTAAACGACTCCATTTCTTATATTAGTATATTTTAGTATATCATATAATACTTATTCTTGTAAAGGATTATTTTTGAACAAAATTTCCAATCCTTTTCTATTATCTCGGATATAAATATATATACTGGATTTAGTCTTATACTGGACAAATCTTATTAATTCATCATATGTCTTTATATTATTTTCTTTAATGATTTCATATGTTCTAACAAACCTGTCAAGAATATAAGGGTCAATATTGAGTTTATTATTGACAGTTTTTGTTACTCCCATCTGTTTCGCTTTATTACCACGTTTTCCAAATGCTATAATCGTTCTACCGTATTTATCTCGAACAGAATTAGGATTTTTCTGATTCTGCTTCTGTTCTTCCACCATAGATTTTTCATGATTTTCAAAAATACGTTCACGATATTTTATAAAACATTTAACAGCATTACAGTCATAGCACATACAATAATCATCACGTTCATCACCATCATATAGTTCTGGATTATCCATACGTTTAATCGCACTATTGTGTCGCATCATACAAATTGTTGCATCAAATTTACAGCCATATGGACAAGTCATTATTCATCTGCTCCTTTATCAAGTATATTCATGGCATCGGGAGAAGCTTCATAGCCCCACTCGTTTATTAGATTCATTGCTTTATCCAGAGTTATTGTTCGGTCATCATCAAACTCTGGTTCATCATTATCTGATATATCCAGATTATCTACCATCTGTTGTGTAGCCAAACAATATATAGTGTTTTGTGCTTCTTGATTTCCACTGTCATATTTTTTTAGTTCATCTTCTGTTACAATCAATTGGACAGGAACATTCACTCTTATATAACCTTCCAACGCTTTTAAATGTTTCATTTATTATCCTTTCTACCGAAAACTGACACCACAACCACATAACCATATCGGTACCAGACCAATATCCGTATGTAGTGCTATACATAGTTTTAAAAGTTCATCCATTGTCATTTTATCGTCCTGATGTTTTGTTCCAAACAGATACAATAATCTATCCACGTCAATTTCAGTATAACCAGATAATTCCAGCAGTGACCATTTGTGTGTCCTGCGTTCTTCGTCCAGTTTATCCAGAATCTTGTCATACATGCTTTCGACAGTAGGTTTTGGCTTACCTTCTTTTTCACAGAATTTAATCATTTCTTGTCTTAGCTTTAATTTATCTTCATCAGTCATTTAAAATCCTTTCTATCCATCGTATAGCGTCACCATAAGCGTTAAGCTCATTATCATACATGTTTGTCTTATATATTAAATATTTATCATGACTTTCATCTTCAACAAATTGTTTTCCAGTAGGTGTTTCATCACTAGCCTTATATACACAGATATAATGATTCATATGAGTAAAACCCCAGCGTTCTCTACTATTTACTGGTTTACAAAACGATACGAAATTAAGACCGTTATCCAAGCATAGATTAGTCAGGATTTCATTATAATGTATGAATTGTTCTCGTGTCCTACGTATCTTAGCTCTGATTTTATTCATCTTTAAACTCCCGTATAGCATGACAAATTTTATCTGCAAGTGGAAATATAATATCTTTTTTCTCGTATATATCTAAGTCTAATCCTTCATTTAAAGCATGGTCAAGTATTCTCAATTCTTCAATATTGAACTTTAAAAATACTGTAGGGATTTCAATCTCATACTCATCTGGCAATCCGATTATTTCATTGTCACATATTTCATCACCATTTGAAATATTCATTGATTCAAATATACCATCTTCATACACATAATAATGAAGACTGCTGTAATGTTTTCTACACCATTTCCTGACTTCTTCTGGCATAAACAGAAAGATACGCCCTTCTGTCTTATTATCCTTTAAATATTCAATTATTTCTTGCTCAGTCATTTATATTCCCTCCAGAATCGGATTTTAATAGGGAACAATGGCTTAATACATTTTTCTTGATTGTCTTTAAGTACCTGTGGACTCATAAACCACATATCGGGTTGCTCGTTATATTGCCAACCACCAAATGCTGTAAGATACCAGCTTCGATTTTCATCTTTTTCATAAATCCATAATGGTTTATTCCACTCAGACCAGTGGAATCTCATATCTGTATCAAGTATTCTATAACATCCATTTTCATCTATATCAAATTCAATCCATTCACCAGTTTTCTCTATTTTTTTCAGTTCATAATTATCAGGCAAACAGATAATATCATTATCTCTAATAAAGGGGTTTTCTGATTTTATCCATTCTTTACCGTCAAAAAACCTAAAAATTGATATAGGTGTTATGTAAACCCATGCTCTTACTTCTTCAGGCAAAAAACCAATCGCAATACCTTTATTTTTATTTTCTTTTAAATTGTTTATAATTTCATTTTCTGTCATGATTATTCTCCATTTTCGTATCTAATACAATCAGTTACAACTTCTAATAATGATGATATATCATAAGTTTTAAGAAAATCTCTTATAATATTATATAATTCATTTTTACGCATACCGTGCATATCATCGCCATACATACTCATTTTATTTTACATTTCCACTTATGATTAAAAAACATATTAAGAGAACAGCAATAACAACTTGAATCCAGATTGGGCTTAAAACCCACCACCAAGACCAATCTATGTTATTTGTAAGTTTCAATCCAATAAACAAAACTTGCAACATATTGATGAACATTGCAAATGAGTCTGAGCTATTTGAAGATTTTGAATTAGACATTATATATATTCTCCCATCTTATCATGTTCCATTTCCAAATCAAGAACATCTGGATTCAAATCTGAATATAATGAATCTGGTTGTGGATAAAAAGAAGCTTTAAATGGAACACCTTCTTCATTTGGTTTATTAACTTTCGGTAATTCTGGTTTTGTATTTACATGCGGCATATTATTAGGTTTATATGGCGTAGTATTATCTTTAACTTCTTTCTTAGGAAAAATTGCAAATCGAATCTTACCATCGTTTGGAATTGGTAATACATCTAAACAAACATAATCACATTTGTCTGTTCTATATACTCCACCAATCCTAACCCAATTCTTACGTGTATTTCCATTCTTATCAACATATTCACAAGTTGATATAACACAGTCACCGATATATTTACCCATAAAATTCCTCCTTTTAAGTATATCTTAGTATAGCATATATACTTAAAGTATGTCAATATTATAATATAATAATTTCAATATTTTCTTCTTTTAAAAAGTTATTAGCAACAAGACTTTCTATATAACATTTCTGCAAAGCTGTCATACCGTTATCTGAATGATATACACAAGTCTCATTGTCAAAATTAAGACCAATCTTACAGAAACCGTGTTTAAACAAAGAAGTTTCGGGGTCATCTTGACACTCATCATTTTCAGGGTAGTATTTATAATGATAACCACGACAGAGTTCAATCGCTAACCGATAATGGTCACCAAATTTACAGTTATAGAAATTTCCATATACATCAATCCAACCAAGAATATCATTATTTATCATTTATTCTCCATTTATCAAATCATTTCTACTTTTTTGTACCCACACATTTACATTGAGTGCAGCAATTCTTCTCTGCATTTCTTCTATCTGGGCTTTCTGTGCCTGTGTGCACTGTTTTGCAACTTCTTCATCACTAAGAATCTTCTGTTGCTGTGGTTCATAGAATCTATATCTGTCATAACTAGCGTTAGCATACTTTTTTATACCATCAATAACGACATCCATAATAAACTGCTGTAATGGCTTGCCATCGATTGTAACACTATCAGAATCTATATTTATGTTTTTAACTGTACGTTTAATATCTGTATCAATATCCATTTCAGATTCCCCTTTCAATTTTACGATTCAATGTTTCCATAGCACACTTATCACAGTTATGGTCACAACATTTATACCATTCACAAACATCACTGGAACGACCATAATTATTCATAATAATTTTCAACACTTCATATTCTTTACGATTCAGTATTAAACTAATAGCCATAATATTGTTCTTCCCTCCATTTATTGAAAAATGAGAAATTCTCCCTTGCAAATATCAACGCATCTATTATCCATTGCTTGTCATATTTGTTTATAGCATCTGGATAATCTTTTATATATTCATCTTGTATTGGAACAATTGATTGAATCTGCTGTTCACAATGGAATATATCTTCTACATAACACGGTTCATATTTTTCACTTATATAGGCTGGTTGAACCATGATTTAATTCCCTTTCTGTATCTTCAAAATATTTATTTAATGAAACATACTTATATGTTTCATTTGGTACGAATACATATTTTTTATCAAATTCATCAAGAGGATTCATCAGTTTTGTATAATTTCTATAATGAACTTCCAATAACCTTATTCTTCTTTCTAATATAGCAATCTTCTGTTCTAATTCTTCTATCTTATTCATTTTTATTTTCCTTTCTTATCTTTTTCAAAAAAAAACACTTTAACTTCTGGTCTGTTCTTATTCTTTTCCAATTCACCTTCTAAAAGTTCTGCCTTATTATTTATCTCCAATCATTCGCCATACCTGACTTAGTGTTTCAGCGGCGATTACAC